CCCAAATCAGGAACTCTTGCCATCTGAGCTACTCCCCGATCTTGGTCGGGGTGAGAGGATTCGAACCTCCGACGTCCTGGTCCCGAACCAGGCGCTCTACCGGACTGAGCCACACCCCGATCTTTGGCGGGGACGACGGGTATCGAACCCGCGACCTCCTGATCGACAATCAGGCGTTCTCCCACCTGAACTACGCCCCCGTGCATCTTACGTCCTAACCGAATCTGGACCATCCCAGCCTATGTTCTTGCTGGCCCTCACAGCGGCCCCTTCGGGAAGGGCGTCCCGCTTCTCTGCCATGACCTTAGAGAAGTAAGCCCCCGTATCCCCCTGGAACATTGGGTTTCCAGCCGGGGCATTCCTCCACAGCCGGAGCATCGACTCGTAGTCCATCCCGTCGATTTTCTCCTTCGTTGCCTGATCCATCTCGCATCCTCCGTTAATTTATGGTGGAGCCGAAGGGAGTCGAACCCTCATCCTCTGCTTGCAGGGCAGATGTCCTACCGTTGAACGACGGTCCCACATGGTGCGGCTGGCGGGAATCAAACCCGCGACCTCTGCTTGGAAGGCAGACATGATATCGCTTCACCACAACCGCATGGTACTCCCGAGAGGGATCGAACCTCCAACCTATGGCTCCGGAGGCCATCGCTCTATCCAATTGAGCTACGGGAATATTGGCGCGCCCGAAGGGAGTCGAACCCTTAACCCTCTGCTTAGGACGCAGATGCTCGATCCATTGAGCTACGGGCGCATTGGCGCGCCTGGGGGGAGTCGAACCCTCAACTCTCGGGGTAGAAACCCGATACTCGATCCATTGAGTTACAGGCGCAATTCTGGTACGCCTGAGAGGAGTCGAACCCCTAACATCCAGCTCCGTAGGCTGGCGTTCTATCCATTGAACTACAGGCGCACTGGTGCAGGCAACAGGAATCGAACCTGTGATCGTTCGGATATCAGCCGAATGCTTGACCCCTAAGCTGTGCCTGCTCATCCTGGTGCGGGCGAAAGGACTTGAACCTTCAACACCCTGATTAAGAATCAGGTGCTCTTCCATTGAGCCACGCCCGCATTTTCAAAGAGCATCTTGGTGCAGGTGAGAGGAGTCGAACCTCCAACCCCCCTGGTTAAAAGCCAGGTCTGCTACCATTGCATCACACCTGCGATCTGGAGCGGGTGACGGGTTTCGATCCCGCGACCTCCTGCGTGGCATACAGGCGCTCTACCATCTGAGCTACACCCGCTCGTATTATGGCGGAGCAGGAAGGATTTGAACCTTCGGGGCCCGTGGGCCCAACACCTTAGCAGAGTGCCGCCTTCGTCCACTCGGCCACTGCTCCGAGATCTGGTGCCGGAGGGCGGTATCGCGCCGCCTACGCCAGGCTCTTCAGACCTGCGCTCTACTATTTGAGCTACTCCGGCTAAACTGGTGCCGAGAGAGGGACTTGAACCCTCACGCCAAAGGCACACGCCCCTCGAACGTGCGTGTCTACCAAGTTTCACCATCTCGGCATTAAGCTGAGGGAGAAGGAGTCGAACCTTCATCCCGAGGGTCAAAGCCTCGCGGCCTACCGTTAGCCTATCCCCCACTAGTCTTTCGGTTCCGGTGGATCGGGTTCATTTCTATTTAACCGCACCACCGTCATGATCGTCCAGTTTCTCATTTTTTGCCAGTACCGAATATCCTGGGTCCTACTCGTTCCCCCCTCCGGCACGGCGACTTGCCCTCCGGCGATCCGGTCCACCGGAGACATTTTACCCATGCAGTCAGCACACAAATCCATCTGACCGACAGTCCGGGAACCGTCACTTACGGTAATGCTATACCATTCGCCGGGCCCCCGCCCGATACGGTTCTCATGGGGAGTTAAGACGATCTCCTTCTTGCATCCATCACAGTAAGTCGTCTGCATCGCTTCTCCCTATTTGGTAGCGGGCCAGGGATTCGAACCCTGACGGTTTCCCAGAGGTGTTTGAGACCTCAGCGTATACCAGGTTCCGCCAGCCCGCCGATCATTCATGGCTGAGGGACGGGGATTCGAACCCCAATTTCGAGGGTCAGAGCCTCGTATCCTAACCAATTAGATGATCCCCCAATCTGCGGAGACGACAGGATTCGAACCTGTGGAGCCTTTCAGCTCGACTGCTTTCCGGACAGCCATCTTAAACCTCTCGATCACGTCTCCCATTACAGCGGAGGGCAGGGGACTCGAACCCCCGAGCGCTTTTACACGCCAACGGTTTTCAGGACCGCCTCCTCGTACCAGCCGGATCGCCCTCCATCTATGGCGGAGAGTGAGGGAATCGAACCCTCGACCGCAGTTAACGGTAACGGTTTTCGGAACCGCTTCCTCGACCAACCGGACACTCTCCCTGAAATTGGTGGTGAGGGAAGGATTTGAACCTCCGTGGCTTGTCGGCTCCCGCTCTACAGGCGGGCCCAATCGACCGCTCTGGCACCTCACCCTTTCTTCTTGACCTTCGGGATCCGGACCGTGGACAGAATCCCCCGAACCTCCATGATCCCTTCCACCTTCCCGGCATAGAAGCAGAAGGCTTGAAGGCTCTCCTTCGAGTTTCCCCGCTCGACCATAGCCCTGAATTGACGCTCACCTAACTGCTTATCGGCCCAGGCGACCGTTCCTTTCTTTGGACCCTCAGGCTCCTTCTTCTTGTGTGATCTCACTGGTTTCTTCATGCATCCCTCCTTTGGTTAAAGCTGGCAGGAGGAGTCGAACCCCCAACCTTCTCCTTACGAAGGAGCCGCTCCACCTGTTGAGCTATGCCAGCATTCTGGACGCGGCAGGGGGAGTCGAACCCCCGCATAGCGGTTCTGCAGACCGCCGCCTTTAGCCACTTGGCGATGCCGCGATATCTTGGGGTGACCGGGGAGAATCGAACTCCTCATTCCGTGGGCCACAGCCACGTGTCCTACCGTTGGACGACGGCCACCATAAGCCGACGAGAGGAGTCGAACCTCCATAACCAGTTTACAGGACTGGCACTCTACCGTTGAGTCACATCGGCAACTATTTCTGGCTCTGGCGGGAGGAGTCGAACCTCCAACAACCCGGTTAACAGCCGGGCACTCTACCGTTGAGTCACGCCAGAACATTGGTGGGGGAGAAGGGATTTGAACCCTTACGCTTAAAGCACTGGTGTCTGGAACCAGCGTGTCTACCATAATTTCACCACTCCCCCGTTTCCTCTGGTGGGTCCTCTGGGAATCAAACCCAGGCCTTCGGATTATGAGTCCGGTGCTCTATCATCTGAGCTAAGGACCCTGGTGGGGACGGGAGGACTCGAACCTCCAATCTCCTGCTTGTAGGGCAGGCATTCTCGCCATTGAAATACATCCCCAATTTTGGCAGGAGCGAGAGGATTTGAACCCCTATCAACACGGGTTGGAGCCGTGCGTTCTGATCCATTGAACTACGCTCCTATGGTGGCGGGCCTGGGATTCGGACCCAGACGGCTATGTAAGGCCATGAGGGTTTAAGCCTCACTTGTCTACCACTTCCATCAGCCCGCCTCAGCCCTGATTGTAGAGTGCCGTGGTCTCCAAGCACACCCGGCAGAAGTAAACCGCTACCGCACAGAGATCGTGAAGCCAATAACTTCCCGAACCCTTGTTCTTATGAAGGTTATAGACCCTCTTTCCGCCCTTGTCCCTCGTTCCCTTGAGACCCTCGTGAGCGACAAACCCGATCCGAGCGATTCCCTTGCATCCGAAATGCACACACGGCGTCGTGGCGGGAAAGTTTCTCTGCCACGATTTCGTCAACCCCTCACGACCGATCGTTACCTTCATTGCTCCCTCCTTTTATAAGTTTATAAGTCCTGGTTGCGGGGCTGGGATTCGCACCCAGAATCCGAGGCTTATGGGGCCACTGACTTACTATTGGTCTACCCCGCATGCACATGCAAATCTCCTACTTTTTCGTCGACCTGCCATTCGAGTAAATCACTTCGACCTGGTTGAACAGAGGAGCATCGTCCCGCACCCTCTTCAGGCTCATCTGGATATACTCATCCGAGACGTCTACCCCGATGGCATCCCTCCCGAGCCGCTGGGCCTCGAAGCAGGCCGTCCCCGACCCGACGAAGGGATCCAGGACGACTGCCGGAACGGGCTCCCCGGCATTGCACTTGCACGTCGGTCGCCATCCGAGGTGTTCGATCTCCACGTACCGTTGGGCATTCCCCGTCTCGCCTTTGAGCTCTCCGTATTTCCCCTTGTATCTTGACGGACGGAACCGTGGATCGGTTCGGTTGAGCTCGTGACGCTCGAGGCTCTTTCGGTTCACGACCCGGGCCCACTGGGACCCGCACTTCCTGCAGACGCCCCGGAAGCTCGTAGACACGTTCACCATGACCTCCACGAGGGCCGGAGGGAAGGTGGCGAAGTGGGCGCCTTTGAATCCCGTCGTGTTGATCGTCCAGACCGTCCTGCGGTTTCGGGTCTCCCTGGTTTCCATCGGAACGTATTCCTCAAGCCTGGACCGTGCTGAGATGTGCTTCGGTCCGATCCCAGGCCACTCCGAGGTGACGGCCTCTTCCCGAACGGCATCCCCGTCTCCGAAGTAACGCTCGCCCTTCGTAAACATAAAGACGTACTCGTGAGCCTTCGTCGGCCTCCACGCTCCCCTCCGAAGAACGAGGCCATCGTTCGGGAGGCACTCCGCACATCCGAGGCAGGGCTTATATTCAGCCCAGGGATTGTGGGACAGGCCCGGCCCGGCGTCTCCCGAAGTATTCCCGCTCTTGGTAGCCCACTCGGTAGACGCCTTCCGGAGATTCTTCACTTTCACCCTGTGCTTCTCCCAACGCCATCCGTCGATGCTCTCGGGCATTACGTTCTCCTTCTTCCAGATGCAGTCGGATCGTAACCACCAGCCGCTCATCTGAAAGGCCAGGGCAACCCTCCACGGCACGGCGCACATATCCTTCATCTTGAGGCCGTCCCCCTTCCGGTTGTAGGGTCGGCAGTAGATGTCTCCCCCTTCCCGTCTCGGAAATCTCCCCCTGGACCGCCGCTCCCCATGTAGGAGTCCCCGAGGTTGAGCCAGAATATCCCGTCGTCCCGCAAGACCCTCCGTATACCCTCCCCAATCACGCCCAGGTGCTCCACGTAGAGCTCTAGCGTCGGTTCCATGCCTAGGATACCCCTCCACGCCCCGCAACGCCCACAGAAGCATCCCTGATCCCCCGTCTTCCTGAGCCCGTGCTGTGCGGCCTTCGTCCCGACCGCCACACAGCTCCCCGGGCCGTGCTGGCCAGACTTCCTCATGGGGTGAGGGATCGTAGCCCCCCACTTGTGCTTACAGTCCTTCTTACCTCCCCACACGGATGGGGGACTCTTATACGCCCGCAGTCCGTAGTAGGGCGGGCTGGTGATCACGGCATGGACGCTCTTCTCCGGCAGGGCGGCCAGAACGTCACGAGCATCTCCGATGAAGAGCTTAACCATTGTCGGGGCGATGGGATTTGAACCCATGATCGCCTGCTTGAAGGGCAGGTGTGTTAGGCCGGACTACACCACGCCCCGATCTGCGATATCCGTTCTTCCGAAGCATAAACTCAATGCCGTCCAGAACCCGACCCAACAGCTCTTCCCGACGAGTCTGTTTCGTTCTCCTCCGCATAGACGTGATCACCATCGCCATTATCCGGTCCCACGTCTTCCACGTTCTGAGGATCCCGCCTTGGTGAAGGTTATCTCCGAGAGTTTCCAGCATCTTATCCCTCACCTTACACCCCGGCCTCATCATGTAGAGCACCTGGACCCTGGCGCATACCAGGGAAGTCACCTTAGAAGAAGAACAGTGCCCTGGACTTTTTCGTATGGTCTTCTGCGATCTTAGCATAGCTCGGTTTCAATTCGATGCCCACCGAATGACGGTTGAGCTTGATAGCCGCATCGAGCGTCGTCCCGACCCCCACGAACGGATCCAGCACCCAGTCCCACTCGTCCGTGAACAGCGTGATAAACCACTCCGGAAGCACCTGCGGGAAGGCGGCACTGTGAATCCGGTTCTGCGTCTCGGTCGGTAAGGTCAAGACGTTCGTCGGGTAGACCTTCGTCCGGCCAACCCAGTTTGCGATCTTGGACCCGAAGCCGCTCTGAGTCTTGTTCGTCCTCCGGATGTAGTCATCCCCCCGCATCTTCCGTGCCCGGGTGATCGTCCTCTCGCTGGCCGGAATCATCACCCGATCCTGGAACATTTTGAACTTGGGCGTCTTGTTAAACTGCAGGAGCCGCTCCCAGGCGTCCCGGAATCGGTTCGGCCACTTCCCGGGATAACAGCAGACCTTGTTCCAGATGAACTCCTCAGTCCACAACCATCCCTGATCGACCAACGCCAGAATCAACTCGAGGACGTAGGTAAGCCGCTGGCCGTCCTCCGCACTCTCCTTGATATTTAGGATGAACGTCCCGGTCGGCTTCAGGGTCCGCAAGAACTGCTCACTGCGGGGGAGAAACCATTCCACATACTTCTCTGGGGGAACACCCTGATACGTTTTCTTCCGGCGATCGGCGTAGGGAGGCGACGTCATAATGAGATCGTATTTATCAGCCTCGTGGCTCCGGAGAACCTCGAGGCAATCACCTTCGTAGACATTCGAGGTTAACTCTCTACTCAAATTTGGGCTCCTCGAGGAAACTCCCCTGCGGCTTGGTTCTCAAGAAGCAGGTCTCCCCACGTTCGAGATGATCGAATAGCCCCTCCTGCAAGACCATCCCGTCCCGGACCAGTCTGTTCTTGGTGACCTCGCAGTATTTCCCGTCCTTGTCGTAGCCGATCCCTATCCGGCGATCGAGAGCACAGGCCACCAGGGTTGTTCCCGAACCGACGAAAGGATCCAGCACGGTGTCCCCGACGTAGCTCAGAAGGCGCATACACCTTCGGGGAAGCTCGACCGGGAAAGGCGCCGGGTGTCCGGCCACTGCGGGATCCTCCCCTCCGATGTTCCAGATTCCGATTGTCCATTCGATGAACTCCTCCCGGGTGATATTGGACTCCCCCGACTTGTCCTTCGCCCAGTTCTTCTTGTAGAGGACGACGATGGCCTCCGCAGGTTGAAGGATGTGCGGGGCGCTCGCGGACATCCACGATCCCCAGGCCGTCCGGCTAGGAACCGCCTGCTTGTTCCACACGACGGTCGAGTGATACAGCCAACCGACCTTCTGGGCGAGCCAAGTGAAGTCGGCCAGCGTTCCCCGATGACCCCACTTGTGCGTGTTGAACGGCACGTTCAAACAGAATCGGCAATCGTCCTTCCCGAGCTTAAAACATTTCGCCATCCAGGTCTCACTGAACTTGAGGAACTCATCGTAAGGGAGGTTGTCCTCGTGGCCGGAATAGTTTATCCCGACGTTGTAGGGCGGGCTCGTGACTATCAGATCGACCGACCCTGCGGGAACGTCCTTCGCCTTAAGGAAGTCCCCATGATAAACCTTCTGATCCCTGGCTGTGAAATAAAGGCTCATGAGGGAAGTATTATAACTGATTCCAAAGTATAAGTCAAGGGGTTTAACCGATCCCCCATGCTTTTGGCTTCCCGGTATCCCCGATTACCCAAGAGTGCTCCCGGTAATACTGAGACCTTCGGATGGCGTCTTTCCGGAAAACGGGCAGGCGCCAGTCGACGAAATCCACCACGATCGGATGGTGGTGGTCATCCAAAACCTTCTCCGGCATCTCCCGAAGGATACGCCCGATGCTCTGGTCGATCCCAACCTTCGGCGTGGCGAAGAAGAGGGTATCAAGCCGGGGGACATCCCCTCCAACGGAAAAGTATTGGAACGTAGCTATGATTATCCGGCAATGGGCGGACTTCCTTATATCCTCGAGTTTCATCTGCCCGATCATAACGCCGATCTCGGAAGTATTCTCGCCCTTAGCAATGAGAGCCGCCTTCAGGATGATCCTCAAAGTGGTAATCTGCTCGAGGCGTTCGGTCAAGACCAGGATATTCCTGCCCTTGTCGTAAGCCTCCATAACTTTCCGGACGATCAAATTATTCCTCTCCCGGTTCCGGACGAGCGGCTTCAATAGGGTCTCCCTGGACATGCGATCGGGGTCGAAACCGGACGACTTGAAAAGCTCGAAGTCCGTGAAGACCCGCAGGATTTTCGGTTGCAAGGCCTCGGCATCCTGCACCTCTGACGTCCCGGCCATGACCTGTCCGATGTGATAAAGAAAGACCTTCTCGCAGTGATCAAAGCGATCGAGCGTCGCCGTGAGCCCGATCCGGTACTTACACTTGAACATCGGGGCTACTCTGGACCACTCCGGAGCCCCCAGGCGGTTCACCTCGTCGGTGATGACTGTCCCGAACTCCCAGAAGAAAAGCGGGGTGAACTTTTTCTGCATGAGAGTCTGAAGCATGGCGACCGTGTAGTCCTTCTTATCGTAGTCCACGGTCTTTCCCTGGATCCTGCCGATCCTCGCCCCGGGATAAAAATCCTTGATCGCCTGCTCCCACTGTTCGGCCAGGAGGTCCGTCTGGACGATTATCAGCGTCCTCATCCCGAGACGATAAGCCACCTCCAAACCGAGAAGGGTCTTCCCGAAACCCTTCCGGCAACGGATGATCCCCCCAGTCGTAAATGAAACGTCTCCCTTCCCTTGAAGCCTGTCGAGAGCCGCCTGCACCACCGGCCTCTGCTCCTCCCTCATTTTTGGAGCGAACTTATTTACGATCCTCCGAGACATATCCCTCCCCTCAGAGACTTTCCATTCGATATCATAGAGGGTCTTAGCCCTCTGCAGAAAGTAGGCCCGGGGAACTCCCAAGAAACCCCTGTCCTCTTTCCACAAGATGATCGGCTGGTAGTCCCTGGTCGTAGGCTTGAACCGGGGAGAGACATGCGGGTAGATCGTCAGCTCGGTCTTAAGCCGATGGATAAGCAGTGGGTCGAGCGTCTTGAGCTCGAGCCAAGCCATATCACTGATGATGACCTTACGACTCATGCGGCCCTCGACAGACCCTCGGGTTGGTTAAAACCTAACCGGCTCGTCCGTCCCTGGCGTGTCCCCAGCGGGCGTCTCCGTCTCCGGGGGATGGGCTTCGGCTTCGAGCCGGGGCCCTCCGACCCGTGCGGCTACCCGGATAAGGGTATCCAGGGGAAGCGGTCTGAACAGATCTTCGTAGAGGTATGGCGCGGGCATGTTACGCCTGTTGTCGGCGTAGGGCGCCAGATCGGTTACCGCTCCGACGTAGTCAAACGAGCTCCCGACCACTGACGACTTGCCGGTGCCCGTGTCCACCCTCGTGACGTTGTAGAGGCAGTTCTTCAGGCCGTGGCTCCCCTTCTTGAGCCTCAAGAGCTCGAGAGGCTCCACAGAGGCCACGAAGAGCATCCGGACGTTCCGGACCATCTCCCCCGTGTCCCTGCTCTTCCAAGCCTCGAGATCCACGATCGAGAAGACCCCCTTATACCAGGGGCTGATCTTCAGGACTGGACTGCAGAGCGGGCACTGTCCGTAAGTGTCTGCCCCGCAGGTGAAGTGTTGCCAGTCCGGGGTGGCCGGAGAGGCGCCCAGGTTGACGGAATGCTCGTAGAAGCAGAACGGCTCGTCATCCAAGTAGAGAATCTTCTTGGTCACGCTCTGCGGACGTCCGGCCTGAACGAGACCCCGGTCCAGCCGGATCCCGAACCGCAACACACGGGTCCTTCTTGATTCGTCGAGGCCTCCGAAGCCTCGTTTAAACCACTCGCTCATTTCTTCTCCTCTGTTGGTGTTAAGGTTTGTTGCTCGCCCACTGGTGCCGCTTCCTGTGCTTTCGGCGCCGGTGGGTCTGACTCCCAGCCTCGGAATTCTGCGTCGGCGATCAGCTTCTCAATCTCCTCCTTCGTGAATTGGTCTGGATCCCTCCCTTCTGGTGTCTTAATGGTGTAGACGGGAAAGTGCGGCTCACACAACCGGGCAAGCTTCTCCGTAGCCTGGGCGTTTGTTTCTGCCTTATCCCCGTCCATAAAGATATAGGGGTTGAAGAACAGTCCCCTACCGAACACTCTCATCTCATCGAGCTTCGCTAACTGCACCTTCGTGCATTCCTTTCCGAGAAGACCGAGGGAATTGTAGCCTATGCTCCTGAGATACATGACATCGAAAGGCCCCTCCACGAGGAACACGATGTTGAAAGGATCCCGTTCTATTGGACCCGACGTGAACTCCCTCTCCCCGTAAAACGCCCCCTTCTTGAACCCCATGTTGAACCCGAACTCCTTGTGATCGACCCCCCGGCGTTGGATCCCGACAAGGTTTCCTCCCCAATCGTAGATCGGGAATACGGTCTTTCTATCCTTCGCATCGTAGCCGAGGTTGTAGAGCTTCATGATCTCCTTCGGGATCCCCCGGGCGATCACGGACTTATGGGCCAGCCCCGCACAGGACGCCACGTATTCCTCCGCTGACTTCCCGAGAGGCTTCGGCATCTCAAGCCCCTCCATTGAAACGGGACTGAAGACGCCTCGCATAGGATCGAACTTTTCATCACCGTCCGGAACCCATCCCATTTTGTTCTCCTCCGTTGGAGTCGCTTCCTTATCGTGAACGAACTTACGGAGATCATACTTGGTCTTGTCGAATATCGAGATATCTCGGGCGAGGAGAAACAGCGACCCCATCCTCCCGCAACAGTGGCATTTAAACAAAGAGTAGGTATCATCCCTAACCCGGATCCCGAAAGAGGGGTGAGTATCCTTCCCTCTGGCATGCGAGTACGGGGCGAACGGACAGGTCGCCGTAACCCAACCCCTGTTGATCGGCATGATCGATCGGCAGTCCAACAACCTGAGAAGCTCCATTACATTTTCATACTTCATAGCTGTTCGAATTCCACCTCCCCATCGATTCGGACCTCTGAGAAGTCCATGTGTTGAAAGTCCCAGTTAATAACGATCTCCTTAGCCCCCTCGCTCTCACGGGTCTTGAGAGGAAGAAGGGCCATCTTATGACCGTCCTTCAGGTCGTCGTCCTGGAAGGCGGCAAACACCCAGTCGGAGTCGAAGTTTACGACGTCGGACATGGCCATCGATGTAAGGTCCGCCCTGCGGGCGTTCTGCTGGACGGTCCGGTTGAACTGCGTGGACACGATGATCGGTATCTTCCAGTGATGGGCCATCCGCTTAAACTCGTCTGCCGCATTGGAAACCTTATCGAACCGATCCTTGCCCGTTGCCTTCACCAGATAGAGCCCGTCCACAAACAGGATATCCGGCCTTACCCTTTCGATGGCGGCATCGACCGTAGAGATGTCGACGTTGAAGACGTCTCCGAGAATGTGGAACGGGCGCTCGCTTCTTAGACGTTCAAGCCCCTGCCATAACAGGGGCTCTCCGAATTCTCCGAGTCGTCCTCTACGGAGCTTCCCGTAGGGTATCCGGAGATAGAGAGACACAAAGCGGAGGGCGATCTTGGGCCGGGCCATCTCGGTCGTCACGAACAGAACGTTCTTCCCTTCGGCCCAGGCATGGTGCGCCATAACCAGGAGGAGCCACGTCTTCCCGATGCTCGTCCTTGCCACGAAGGTCGCTAGGTCGGCCTCCTGAAAGCCCATCGTGATCTGGTTGATCGTCTCCCACGGAGTGCAGACTCCCAGGACCCCGTTCTTGGCCTTCTCGTAGTCCTCCCGAACCTTGTCCCCGTAGTTCATGAGGTTATCCACGAGGCCCCGGGCACTCCCCGACCGCCTGATCTCCGTGATGACCTCTTCGAGCCGGGCGAACGCTTCCCTCGGCTTAAAGGTGTCGAGATCCCTGGCGACGGATCGGAGCCTGTCCTTGAGGAGGTTCTGCAGAAGCCGCTTCCAAACTTCCTCAACGAAGTAGGAGAGGTCTTTATCCTCTCCTACACGTTGAACGGCAAACGCCGTTTCGACTCTTACGATCTCTCTCGAAGGGGTCGTCCCATATTGGGCGTAGTGCCTTTCGATGAACGCCCAGACATTCTTAGCATCCCCCGTCAAGAGATCATCGTTAATCCCTTTCTCTCGAGCCTCGAGGAAGCCTGCCTTTCCTGCAAGGATAAGACTGCTCAGAAACAGAGTGTCAAGCTTGGGGATAGCTATCGCCATCGTTCCCTGTGAAGCTAATAAACGGTTGGTGGATTAGGAAGCGGGAATGGGCTCTGTTCCGTTAGCGGTTTCTACAGTCTTGACCCCCTCCTCAATTAAGGCATCCATCTTCTTCTCGCGTTCCTCCCCCGCGATCTTCCCGTAATCGACTGCATTCACCTCCACCATTTTCATCTTCTCCTCAATTATCTTTCGGTCGGTATCGGATATTTTATTGGGCGTACCCTGGATGATCAGGATCGTAGACTTCTTCCACGCATCCCGATATCGCAGGATATCCCGCAGAATGTCTAATTGAGGCCCGGGGAGCTCCTTCTCGTCGATGATCACGTCATCCAAAAGAAGGATATCGACTTGGCGGGATCGCTCGTGAACGGTGTAGGCATCGTTGAAGGGCTTCTTTTGATTCTCGGTCAAGTCCCTCAAGGAAATGCTATAGGCGGTCTTGCCCTTATCAATGGCCTCCTTCAGAATGAGGCATCCGAGATAAGTCCGCCCGTGCTTGGCTGGGCCATAAAGCATCAGCCCCCAGCCATTAGAGATCATCTCCAAGATCGATCCGATGTATCCTTCAATGATTGGGCGATAAGGAACCACGCCTCCCTCGGCGACCTTATCGATCTCCGCTCCCCAGAACTTGATCGGGATGTTAGCCCTCAAATAGCTATTCTTTTTATCTTCGGTAATCGTCATGATTTCTTCTCCGTAAGCCCCATCCGTCTCCGGGCGTCTGCCTCCCACTTGGCCTTCAATTCCGGAGAGACACCAGGCTTCTCTTGTTTGGGAATGAGTTCGGTTATGAGACTAACTCCGAATCCCAGAATAATTCCCATCGTCGGGACGCCCCCCACCTTCCACTTCGCAGAGAGGGTACGACGCCAGTTCTTAAAAACATATTCCACGAGAAGGCGGGCCCGATCCGGACCGATGTTGGTAACCAACATCTTGGCCTGATTCCATTCCCTCGGAGACCACTGGATAGGCTCGACATCCGGAATCTCCTTCCATCCTTCCCGATAGGCGTTCAGGATCGGCAGGATCGGTTTCCGTTCCTCTTCTTTCTTATCTTGGCGCCTCTCATGAGCCTGCAGGCGCCGAGACTCTTTCCTTAGATTGACCTCTCGACGAGCTTCATCGCCCTTCGCGATAGCCCCCTGCTCTACGGTTCTGAGCGCATCCACAGGTTTCATCTCATCGTTCATCGCATGCCCCTTCCCATTTCCGTTTCCGATCTTCGCCATCCTACGGTAGAAGGCCGACCGGGAGAGCCCCGTAGACACACAGATATAATCGGCATCTACGGGATCCCCCATCCTCTTGCGAATCTCAATGTAGGCCAACAACGCCCTATTCGAGAAGCTCGAGACCGACCTGTCATCATAAATCTTCCGAAGCCGGACATAGGGCGATTCAGACACCTAAGCCTACGATACTCTGGCAAGTCGTGAACGTCCGCCGATTATCGTAACTGACCGAAGGAACTCTTCCGGATCGGCCACAATCTTCGTGGTCGGTATCCCGTCGTCGACCGACCGCATGGCCACGATCCGAAGCGGGTAGCCGTCCCGCTTCTTGAGCCCCTCCACTTTATAGGCTCTACCTCGTAGTAAAATTGTGCGTCCCACGAGGTCGCTTAAAACCTCCATGTTTACCATCGCTCCTTTGCTAATGCGAAACCATTATATCATAAACGAAATTGCGTGTCAAGAGGTTGGACGATTATATTCCCCCCACCACGTGAGGGTTCTCGTCGGGGTCGACAAGATCGGTTCCTGGACCAAGGATATCATCCGTATCAAGTCTCTCCGGCATAGGCCCTAACCCAGGGGGGTCCTCCCCTGGTGGCTGGGGCCCACCGATCGGGGGATCATCTACCCCCAGAATATCCCTCATCGCCCGATCGAATCCCTCCATGTGCTCCCCTCTGCGGGGTCCGATCCCTCCGGTTACCATTCCAGCTCCGGTCGGTGGTCTCCTCTCCTGCATTAAGCCCTCGAGCCTCCTTAGAATGGTCCGGTACTGCCCGAATAGATTATCAAACCGTTCGACCGTATGGCTACGAAACCTCTCGAAGTCGGCCTGAAACTCCATGACGTTGAATTCCGGACCGCCGCTTGCACTCCGACCATAAAACTCCCCGGCATGGTAGATCTCCTTCAAAACGGCGACAATCCTTGTTCTTATCAAACCGTCCTCATCCCGTATTATCAATTCGGGAGAAGCGGCTCTGAGAACCTGAAAAATCCTCCGCATGGCGTTCCCGACGATCGCCTGTTTCCTTGCCAGGGATTGCGTCCACGCACGATCCGGTGGAGTAGCCCCCAACGCGAACCTCGTGCTACCCTCCGGAAACTCCATCGGGTCTATTGCCGCCCGGATTCGTTCGGGATCCCTCCTATTCGGAGCCTCTCTTTCTCGGGGAATGTCCAACCCGGGCATCTCCCTTCCCGGACCCGTCGGGCCCATCGTCGTATCTCCCCCCAATGTCTCGCTCATTTCAGCCCTCCTTAGCCCCTTAAATGCCCCAGGTGCGATCTTCTCGCCCCGGCTATAGATAACCCCTCACATAGAACTTTGCCGTGCTCTCGTCCGCAAGGAAGAGGACGGAATTGGGGAACCAGTGGCAGTGGCCCTTAGCGGAATGCCACAACTGCTTTCTCTCCCGGGAATCGTCATTGCAGGGGCACTGCCCGTCGATCTCGACCCAGGCGTACCCGGCCCGGATGATATGCTTAATGTAACCGCTCGTCTTATTGAAAATAAACTTCTTGTTGTGGGACACCAAGGGGAAAACACTATCCACCACGACGAAGTCCCCGATCGACAGCCCGTAGAGGGTCGTCGGATGCTCTGGACCATCCACGACCACCTGTCCAGTCGACTCATCGACCCGAGCTATTCTTTCCCCGGGCTTGTAACCCTCTGCAGGTTTGGCTTCCGGCCAACCCTCGGGAAGCCCAGGCACTCCCTCCCAGCCCGGGACGCCGAAATAACCCCGCTGGCCTGAGAACCTTACCCCGGTCGCTGGATCCGCCATGCCCCACGTTCCCCCGGGCGCCCAGCTCGACCCCGAAAGACCAGAAGCGAAAGAGAAGCCAGAGAATCCGGACATACCTCCATACGCTTCCCCGTGAGCTCGCATTGCCCTCGCGAGATCTTCATTCATTATTCTCTCAACCAAGTCCACCTGCGTCCCCCCGGAAGGCATGGTCGACATCACTATCGGCGGCGACTCTCGCCTCCTCTGCAGTCCGATGCCCCGGATTACCCGTTCAAACAGGGACTCATTACCAGAATCGGACATCAGATTGCTCCTATCAGACGGAAGGGCTCACGCTTCTTACTCTCAAAGTCGAGGTCGGCCTCATCGAGAATCCACAGCCCCGCACACCTTTCCAGTCGGACGGAGTAAAGCCGGGGCCCTCCGTTACGCTTTCTCTTTGTAACCACGCCCATGATCATCCCCTTCTTGCCCCTGAGCTTGCAACCCTTCTCGGTGAGATTCCGAACGATCTTGATCCGGTCTCCCACCTCGAACTTCATCAGATCGATCCCACAACGTGCGGGGTGTCATCCGGAAGCTCGGGCTCTTGTTCTGGCCGATCAGGAACCTCATCTGGGTCGTCGATATACCTTCTCGCCTCCTCCATTATAAAATTTCTCAGCCTGTCCATATTCGGACCGTTGAAGTCGATGTCATGCGGATCGACCGGAGGCCGCTCTCCTTGAATTCCTCTCTGAACCCCCAAAACGTCATCGATAACATCATCGGCATCGACTGCCATCCCCCGGTGGGGTTCGGTGGTCCCGCCGGTTCTCATGCGAAGCTCTCTCCGGAGCTCTTCCATATCGACATGAAGGTCTTCTATTCTGCGCTCAAGCCGTTGAAGAGTATCAAGAACTCTAGATAGGTAACTACCGGTGGCAAAGTCCGGGCGATCTATATCTCTTTCCCTAAAAGGAGCGGCCATCAGATGCCCTCCCTGACCCCGAACTTCTCTGGGGCAAGAACGAGCTCGTTCTCTTTGAAAGTAAGGGTGATGTCCGCCTTACACGGGATTTTAATAACATACTCGTCATGATCGATCTTCACCTTCATGTCGACGTGGAGCGTCCCATCGGTCGGATCTAGGTTCGCCCCGGTCACCTCGGCTTCTTTAACAATATGAACAATGTTAACTACCTCACCCTCCAACCCAATGTATTCTTCCGGAGTGAGGGCTCCCGGAAGGGGGCTCGTAACCTTCACCTGATCGCCAAGATCAAACTTGGTTTTATGTCCGGGCAGATGCATCGCGCCAGGATAATTAACTAATTTATTTAGTCCCGAGATCATAACCCACCTACGATCCCGAACTCACCCTCCGTCGCCTCGAGCTCGGCCTCCGTAAACCACCAGCCGTGACCTCCCGGAAGAACCCCGTCACAGTCGCCGAGGAAGGGCGACTCGGCATTAAACTGGACGGCATACTCCTCATGGCATTCCGCACAGATAGCCCCGACGACCCCGACCCGACCGATCATGAACTCCCTGAACGCCTTGTCGTCCGGGTCCAGGGCGTCGCTCACGGATATCACCTTGACGGGATCGCCAATGCTGAACGGCATCAGAGCGACCCGATCACAAAGATCTGTTTGGACTCGTGCAGAACATCCTCGAGCCGGGCAGGTACGAGCCCATCCTCCCGCATCCAGATCCCGCTGTAGGGAGAAAGCCTCTTGCCGCAATCCGTCAGCTCGGGATGTTCTATCCCGAACCCGATAGCATACTGGTAGAACGGGCCGTAAAATCCTTCCGTCTGATCGACCTCACAAATTATTCCCGCAGTCATCCTAAATAAATCCCCGAGCCCAGGCTTCCTACTCAGCCATTCCCCCATGACTTCATCTTCGGGAGAGACTATAATCCTCACGGCATCCCCCACCTTGAACTTAGGCTCCGGCTTCGGCTCGGGGGCGGCAGAGGTATTGACTTCCTCGCCCCAGTCCACGCCTATCACTTCCAAACGCCGGAACTCATCGAGATGCGGTATCGAAGAGAGATCATATTCCACGGACATCATATCCCCCCGATCACGATAGCCTTCTCCCCGACCTTCGACACGAGCTCGAGCTCATCCCCCAGGAACGGGGCATACCCGTCAAAGGACTTATCCTGGACCCCGGAACCGGACTTAAAGAAGGCCACGACGTAAGCCGTGACCTTCAATTTTTCACCCCGCTGAATTCTAACGTCCTCAATGACTCCCAGCTTCAGGAGAAGACTGCTTCGATCAGCTAGCTCTCCCCCCATAGTAATCGCCTTAACAGGCTCCCCGTCATTTCGAAAGGGTAGTCCCCCGGGAAAGAGAAAGGAGTTATTGGCATCCACAAGCATCGTAACCTTCACCACATCTCCGATCTTGAATCTCCTCTTGCCTCTCAAATCGGCTCCCTCAAGAATATCCTCTCCTCGGAGGTTATGAATTCGACGTTACACCGGTGGGAAAACAAAGCCAGGCACTCGTCCGATGGAATGTCCACGCCCCGGGGAGGGAACGACCTCTTCCTGTCCTTCCGCTTCCGGTCAAGGCAGATGAACATGGTATCGTAGTGGAGAGCCCCCTCCGCAGGCTTGAGGGCAACGACGACGCCCATGTCGTTCTTGAACTCGAACCGATGCATCGTGCAACGGCAGGCGACCTTGACGGTGTCGCCCACATGGAAATCCTGGAGCTTGAACGGCATTATCCCCACTCAAAGAGCTGGCCCTGAAGCTGGAAGCTCACGTCGGCTACGGTCTCGAACGGGATGGCCTGTCCGGTGAAGTGCCTCCGGACCAGCCGGGTGATGTAAGCGGCCATGACAAATCCCACATCGATGATCGCCCTGGCCGTGCAGGGCAGGTCGGGGACCGTCTCGTCCGGAACGATCGTCTGCTCGTAGCGTTCGATTTGATCCGTCGAAACGGTATCCTTGACGGACAGGATTCGTAACTGCTCGCCCCCTAGCCGCCCGTCGATGAACAGCTTCACCCCGGGGTTACGCCGGATCCCGGACGCCCAGATTTCCTTCCGGGCCTGCATCGTGTCCACCCCGCAGACCACGAGGTCGGTCGTGATCAGCTCTTTCGGGTACGGGTTATCCTTCGGAGGAAACCTCATGACCCAGGTCTTGATCTCCTCAATGCCCGTGAGCTCCCTGATCAGATGAGCGGCGGCAACGACCTTCGCCTCCCCCACGTCGCGCACCCTGAAGAGCTGATTGGGGACGTTGTGAGCCTCCACCAGGTCCGGATCGACGAGGACGAGCTCCTTGATCCCCAGCTTCCCGAGAGCGAGCGCAGTGAACGACCCGATCCCTCCGACGCCTATGACCGTAGCAGTCACAGGCGTCTTCATGGGATCGAAAAAGTCCGTCTGCCGCCAGAAGTCCCGGTTCATGGTAGACGGAGTGGTCATGGACCCTCCAAAACCTGCTGGACCCCGGTCTTCGATGCTTCGATCAGCCCTTCCACCGCAGGAGCCTCAGAAGCCTCTTCACCCTTACCCGGATGGCGAAAAAGTTTCTCCTGCATCTCCTGCTTCACCCCGGCGATCAAACTCTTGTCGAACTCGTCGAAGAGAACGTCGAGCTTGGCCTCTGCGAAGTGCCGGATCGGGGAGTAGACGGTAACCATCGCCGAATAGTCCCCGCTCTTGTTGACCACGATCCACAGAAACCACTCCGAGAGATCGGCAAGGCTATTCATGCAGGCCCTGTCCGTCCCGCTGAAGGACGCTTCCATATTCACATGGCTATGCCAGCACAGACGGTACTTCCCGGTGTCCTGCTTCGCCTCCACCAGCCGGGAGAACTCATCGGCGATATCCTGCGGGTCGAGATCCGCCGCCGCCGCACTGCGGTTCTCGTGCTTGAAAACCATCACGTCGTCGATGACGGGCTTGTTGCCTCGCATCTGGACCGTCCCGAGCCCGGCCACCTCCACGTTCGTCTCCTGCGCGAAGAGCAGGATTTTACGCCACGCCTTGAGGGTGATCTTAATCGACGGCGTATCGGAGCCGTCGTCCGACTTCCTAGATTTCATCTCGCATCCTCCGTTTTTGATTTAGGAACCTTGCCGAAAATCTTAATGTACCTGCTCTGCACTGCACTGTCCTGCCACTCCCTGACCGACGACCCCCATCCGTCCGAGGGCGTCACGGACTGCACGATGCAAACCAGCAGATCCGTCAACTCGAAGAACCTCAACCCCGACAGAAGCTCCTGGACCGTCGACCCGGAATTACCCCAGCAGACGTTGTCCGGCGTCTTGATGTGCGGGTGAGGCCGTCCCGATGGCGGGGGATAGAGATTGGTCACGATGACCTGATGGGCGCCCTCCGTCAGGGGGATTGTAAACTGATACTGCCCAAGCCACCAGTCCTTCCATGCGATCGGCTTGGTTACGATCTCCAAACGCATCACGCTGTCCCTGCCATCGGCCGCGAAGAACCTGATCCGGTCGATCTTGGGATGGCCCCTCAAAGCTTCGATCTGATCCTTGAACATCTGATCGACCTTCCCGGCAAGGGCCTTGTGAATCTCGAGCGTGATCTCGAGGGTATGCCGTTCGTCGTATTGCGTCCGGAGGGTCCGGGCCGAAAGGTCGATCTTACCCTTCAAATCCTTCAGGGCCTCGCCAACCTTCTTAATCTCCGTCTGATGCCGCTCCTTCAGGGCATCCAGCAGAATCGGCCCGACCACAAAGTCCTTTGAGAACCTGGACTTGACTTCATCGACCCACTTCTTGAGGGGCTCGGGATCCTTAACGTCCGACAGCCACAGCAAGACGATATATTTCGAGAGGTTGACCTTGTCCTCGAGATCGACCCCGCTGAGGTCCTTCCTGTGGGCGATATCCCACAGGAAGAAGAGGTTCCGATCCTTCCAGATCGCCAGGGGTATTCCGTTGTCATCGGTCATGAGCTTCCAACCCCGATCCGTGAAGGCTTTGGGATTGGACAGCTCGAGGCAATCATCCTCTCCGGACTCCATCGCGAAGCTCCGGCCTAAGACGGTGAACCGTTCCCGAGTTCCCTTCTTGACTACGCTCCCGGCTTCGATATCCGGGAAGGCGATCACGTAAATCCTGAACCTCTCGTCGACGTTCTGATCCACGTCGACCCGGACGTTCTTCGGTGGCGTCTCGGCGTGGGGGATGATCACTTCGGCCTTGAGTCCAGCGAACTTGTTGAGCCACGAGAACATGGCCTCGGCATTCTCAAGGCTTGGGATAATAAACCGGGGACCCGGCGCCGGAGCGGGTTTCTTGGGCGCCTCTACGGCGTCCCTGTGATCCCTCCGACCCGTGATCGGGGGAAAGGCTATATCATTTCCGGTGCTCATACCATTGCTCCTCACGGCTCCGGAGAGAAGCTCGTCTACCTGAAAGGCGACGTCCTCCGAAACCTGAATCTCCGAGGAATTGATACGGGCATAGGTGATGCGGGATCCTCTCAGGAGTTCCTCCTGCTCCCTCGAGCACGTAAATGCCCTCCATCTTGCCATATCCTTTCTCGTTCTCCACGTTAGTTAAATTCCCCTCGGCGGCTGTGGGGACTCCACAAGCCGCCGAGTCTGCAGACTTAGAGCTTGGACCCCCGAGGGGAATCAGTCACCAAGTCTAAGGGACTTCAGAACCACGACGTTCGAGCCGGGCATGATCACGTCGTTCAGACCGACCGACCGACCGTCGACGTTGACCGTGTAGCCTTCGGCCTCCTTCCCCTTCGCGCCGACCTGCTGTTCCAGCATCTCTCCTACAGTGAGCCTCTGGCCTCCATCCGGAAGCTGAGGGCGCGAAGGTGTCGCGCCGAGCTTGGTCAGGTTGAAGTAGCTTTCGTTCTCCACTTACGTCACCTCCCTTCATTGAAATGGGTTAACGACTGCGATCAACCCGTCCTCAAAGACGGATTGGTCAAAACACGAACCTGCTCTGGGTTTGCCCTGATGATGTCGGCGAGGGTATCCTTAGTCCCGGCCTCGTTCGGCGGGGGAACCCACACGACCTTCCAAACGTCAACGGGCTGTTGCCTTCCGTCCTTCTCGGTATTCACCCGGAGGCCGAGCTGTGTCTTGTCCCACTGCTTGAACTTCTCCCGGATATCCCGGTAGAACATCTGCATAGCGACGTTCTCCATCGTCTCGAAGCGGAAGTACTCGACCGCCAGTTTGGAAACATGCTCAAAGTCCTTCACGCTCATGTGGAAGTCGATTTCGTTCTTCACCCGCAGACGGTGGAACCGCCAGAAGAATACCTCCCGATACCGCTCCTGCCACTCCGCAGAGAGATTGTCGACGACCACGACGTCCCGCTTCTCGTCGAGCGGGTCCAGAGTAGTCACATACGCCCACACCTGCATGAGCTGTGGATCGACGAACTCCGGGGGATTTCCGCTATAAACCACTTCCTGTGCCACGATTCACCTCCTCTCTTAAGGACTCTGTCCTTACTGGGATTGCTTGAGATCGAGCATTTTATTGAACCATTCCTTAAACTGCTCAATGGTCATAACCTTCAGGGAATCCATCATCCACGATGGAAGCGACCCGTCCGACCTTCGAGATCCCCGCTCGACGGCGGTCTTGCTCAGGTGATCCCTCCATCCTTCGGTCGGGCTATCTCCCCATCCTCTGGATAAGAGAACGTAACCCTTCCGGAGCTCCTCCGGAACGTAAGCCCCGTAAAGAGCCTCATCCCAGTACCAGCGGCCGCACATAAAGTCCAGGATGTGCTTATAAACCTTCTCCCCCACCTGGAAGGGCCCAAGCCTCCCCTCAAACAACAGGATGTTCTTGAGCTCGACGTCCGCAGGGAACGTCGGAAGGGCAGACTTCTTCTCCGGCGCCTTGACCTCCGGAGCCGCTGGAGCCGCTGGAGCCTTGGGCTCCTCGGGTGTCTTGACCTCCGGGGTCTCGGCCTTCGCCGGGGCCTTCTTCACGGCCTTCTTCGGCAAAGGCTTCTTGGGTTTAGATTTCTTCTTCATCGTCCTCCTCCATGTTGAGAACACGCTCGGCCTAACTCCTCCAAGAGCCTTCCATGCTCCTCCCGGTTTGTATTTATCCGGCCCACAATTCCGATTATACGCTCGGCCCGATCGAGAGTCGCCCGGTCAGCAGGAGCAAGATCGAGAAGGGTCGGGGGAGCAGGTGGTACTGGACAGGGAGGCGCCTGAACGGGAGCCGACCCACCTCCTCCATGAGCGTCCGGCAGATGACGGCTATTCTTCGGAGGGTGAGCTCCTTCCGCAATTCGCCCTTCTCTTTTTAGGATGCCAACCCGCTGAGCGATTGCCTTTTGGGGGCGGTGGAAAATCTTTATCAGCGTAGGCCAGCACCGATACTTATATAACTTAACGAGCCTGGTCAGATCTTCGGAGGTCCACCTTCTCCGCACCCGAGACATCCCGCCCGAATTGGACGTCAGTCTCCGGGGCCTTCTCGGTGTTCCGGCTCCTGATCCTATAGCATCTGTCATCTCTCGCATCCTCCGTTGTATTTAGTGAAGGTCTCTCTCTGACGGAAACCTAAAGTCCATTCCGAGCGCCTTAAAAACGTCCTCCTCCGTAGGCGTAACGACCCTCGAGCCGTCCGGCTTGAACAGGCCGTATTGGGACAGCTTGAATCCCTGCTTCTTAGCGAGGCCCCGCATCTGGACGTTGAACAGCATGCTTCCCGTTGCGTAGCAGACCATCGTAGCCCACTCGTCCGGCAGGCCGACGTTCAGATCGACCATGACGTAGTCGATCGGTCCGGAGTGGACCCGGTTGCCCTGGACGTGGAAGCGGGGGAACGACGGATCCAGAAGCTCCCCGAAGGCTTCCAGGATTACATCCCTGTCCGACTCCTGAGATGCGATCGCCACAAGGTCGACGTCCCTCACGAGAGGACAGCCCCGGCGATGCGACCCGCAGACCGTAAAGTTTAACGCCACGCCCTGCAGTCTCTTGTAGACCTTGTCAATGACCGGATCGACGGTCTCTCTCGGGATTTGCTTACCCTTCGCCATCGAATCTTTCCTTCATGGGCTTTATTATAACGGTTCTCAAAGTAATTGTCAAGGGCTTGCCGGAAAATTCTTTGAGGGCTCCTGAAGGCCGATCGCCCGAGCCTTCGTTACGCACGTCGGGCACGGCCTTTGCTTCTGGACCTTCATGAGCAGGGCGTTGCCCTGTGGGTCTCCGGAAACCTCAAACGTCTCCGTGTGACCACAGGCATGCCGGACGGTCACGAACTTGACTCTTCCCATTTCATCCTTTCGAGGTTAGACTTTCAAGAGTAGCCGGATCGACTCCCATCCGTATTAGCTGACGCTTCAGGCGTCCCTTCTTCTCCCAAAGCCTCCGACGCTTCCTGAAGTTCTTATCGAGAGACAAACGCACAGCATTATAATCCCGATGATACTTCTTGTAGGCTTCCCACTTCTTCGGATTCCGGCGTCTCCTGAGATGCTTCCTCCGGTTCATCTCCTTCGCCTTCTCCGGGTGAGCCTTCAACCAGAGCCGATCCCTCTCGTTGTTGGCATCCATCACACAGCGGGTACTACAATACGCCTGAGCATGGGCCCGGGGCTCAAACTTCTTCCGGCACTTCTTCCACCTACAAACCTTCACTCGGCCACCTTCTCTAAGATGCGATCGACTTTATAACCCAGGACGGACCGGCAGACCTCAATGGCCTGAGCGAATACCTTCTTGGCATTCTCATCCTTCTGCGTCTGGATCTCCATATTCTCCCCCAGGTAGAAACGGGCGATCAGAAGGAAGCTCTCCACGGCGAGCTGGTAGGCGTCATCGTCGGTCGCCACGAACTCCATGCTCTGATGCTCCCGGGAAGGCTCACAGTCGACCGGAAGGATCGTCCGGGGAAAGCAGAACGCTTCCCAGGGATCGACGCCGACCTTCTTCTGCTCGGCTACAGCGACTCCTCCGTCCGCCCCTCCGTCCCATCCCCCGACCATAACCTTCCGGGGCTTGCTCGTGAACTCACACTGCCTCGAGAAGCAGACTCCGTCCATCCCGATCTTGGCGTTTCCCACGCCATGCTCTCCGGCGAGCTTCACGCCCTCCCCCGCAAGCCGGGGCATGAGCTTCCGGAAGTCGCCCGTGATACTGCCATAGGCTTTCATCCCGATCACCATAGGCCTTGTCCACTGGGTAAGGTATTTCATTTTTCGATCCCACTTTTCGAGAGTTCTGGAACGTAATGAACCTTCATTTCTACCTCCGAATTGTCTTTCAAATTCATTACCACGACAGCCAGCACCGATGCTTTAACTCTTCCAGAATATCGATGCGTACCGTCACTATTCACGCACCCCGTTCGAACTTCAATAGTTAATGTCTTCCCGTCCTTGAGGACTATCAAATCACAACTACTCGATGGACTTACTGATCTAAAAACTTCATACCCCTTTTTGAGAAGGTCGGCGCAAACAACCAGCTCCGAAACCGCTCCTGTATTTCCCCTCGAGAGATATCTAAGGGGACTTCGCAATTCCCCAAAACAAATCCTCGAACAGAATCTCTGATTCCAATATTTACGTTTAAATTCTACCTTGCATACTTCACACTTTGCCATACCGAGGTCTTTTATAGGACGAGGATGCACTCGGGAATATGTTTTCTGTTGACACTCATTCGAACAAAACTTTTTCTGTCCCGTTCTCGTCTTGAATATTTTCTGGCATTCAGCACACCTTACCGTTCTTAAGTAATACGCTCGAACATTCTCGCTCATGGTGCCTCGCTAAAATATAGGCCCGCGCCATTCGAAACTTACCGTCTGAGGAGACAGGCAAGGATACCTCCGAATAAACGCAGGCCATTATTTAACAAAACCTCCATGCCCGTTAAATCGTCTCCTCAGACAATAACCATTTAGCCTTAAATCGCCACAAGAAGTCAAGACCCTATCCAAATCCCCATCCCCTTGGGTCAACCCCTCCCCAGAGGCCTTTCTGCCCTCCTGGGAGGCATCTATGGGGGTATCCAGGCTTAACCGACCCACTAAACAAGTAAACATTTCGTCCCTCCTATGATTCCATGCGTGGGGAGTGCTTCAGCTGATACGGAACCGTCGCCGGGCACGGCAGTCCCTTCTCGGCAGTCGTCAGCTCCCCACGATATCATCGAGCGCGACGTCCGGGGCTCACTCCCCACTTGCCAGTAGAGATAATCCCGACTTGATCGCACCGCCCGCAAGACGGCGCCGCGCCCTTTATAATTCCAGGCAGGGAAGGAATTTTGGGAATCCCATTCGTTAATTTTAGACTCCCCATAGCAATGTTACCTGCTCGCCCGAAGTGACTGCGGAGTTAAACCGCAACGGGGTCGCCACAGGCCCTTCCCCACCTAACTTCAAATTGGGTCCGATCCCGGCAACCGAACCGGCATCAAGATGCACAGGGCATCGATGCTGTCGTTCTTCCTCACTCCGGACGGGAGCAAGGTCACCTGAGTAAGGGGTCCCGCCGACGATCGGTCTACGCAGAGCTTAATGTCGTCGGCACCGATGTGCTGGCACATCTCCATCAGATACTTGGCGTTGAAGCAGACGGAGACGGGAATGGTCTTGGCCTTCGCCGTGATATCGTCGACGCTCGGATAGGCAGGCTCATAGGCCAGGGGAACCTGCAGGGATCGTCCGTTCATCGAGATGCTAAGGCTCGGCTTCCGCTCCTTCAGGTCCACATCGGGATCCCCCAGGTTGAAGGTGATATCCGCAGACTCCAACCCGACGACGGAACGCTCGAGGAAGTCCACGATCCGGATGGCGTCCCGGTAGTTCAAAAGAACCTCCGGCATCTCTTCGCCCTCCACGCCGACCTTGACGAGGTCGAGCTCTAAGGAAACGAACTGGTGGCCGTTGGTCGCCACGAAGCCGATCTTGTCCTTCGCTCCCCTGATCCGGATGCTCTTCAGGTTGTCCCGGCCCGTGTCGGGATCCCGTATCGTGGCGTAGGTCGTCATCCCGAGAACGTCCTTCAGGATGCCCTTCCACATCGACATCTTAACTAACCTGTCTGGCATTGCTCCTCTCCCTTCTGTGATTACACTTTAAGTGGACCGGCGCACTCCGGGCATTTCAGGACCGTGAGCCCGGCCTTCGACAGATCTCCGATCACGGTCTGATACCCGCAGTGGCCACACTCTATGATCCGGTTAGGCACGAGACTATGCATGACCGGAGCCATCGGCATTGAAAGAGGGCCTATCCAAGAAGAACACCCTCGAGCTCCCATGTTCGAACTGCTCGATCCCAACCAGTAGTCCCCGGCCCTCCACTCATTTCCTTCCATCATAGCCCTCCCCTGACCCCAAACTCTTCTTCTTTTGTCTCCCCGGCGATATCCTTCCATGCGAACCGATCGATCTTCAGGCAGGAGTCGAACACGCCCTTCTCGAAGTCCGCAGATAACTGCATCACGTTCCTGAACTGGTAGCCAGCCACGGACTCGTCGAACCCGAACTCCCACAGGAAAGCCTGTTGCTCCTCCGTGGAGAAGCCGTCGTAGTGCCCGTTCGCGAAGATGAACGAGAGGCCAGGATGCTCCGCACCGATGTTATACTCTTCGTAGGCCACGCCCCGGGTCCCCGCAGGATTGCCGAGCATCCCTTCGACCTTCAAGGTTACTACAGACCCGACTCTCATGGCTCTCCTAAAGGTTTGCCCCGCAGACGGGGCACGCGAGAACGTTCTTGAGGTTCTCGCTGATCACCCCGGCCTTGCAGTAAGAGCAGACCTTGATACCGGACTCCACGGTTTGGGTCTCCATCTTCCATTCAATAGTTAATCCCTCATCCCAACCGGTCCACCGCGACCTAAAACCAGCCCTATCGAGAAGAGATAGTATTAAAGGTATTTCCGATGGAGTCGGTAATGGCTTTCTTAATTCAATGAAGCAATTAAAATTCCCCTTCCTACTCGCTTCATCGATCGCCTTGTTGATCCGGTCTATCCATCCCGGAAAGCACTCAGTCCTCACCGATGCCTTCGTCTTGCTGATAGCCTCTGCCGCCGTTAAAACTTCCATTACATCCTCTCTTTTAATAGTGCTGGCTCGACCCGGTTCAATTCGATAAAGGTATTCAGATCGGCTATATCGAACATCGTCCTCCGGCCCGCCTTGACGTAGGCGATCTTCTTCGAGCAGACCCACTTGTAGAGGGTCTGCTTCTTGAGGCCGAGATATTCAGCGGCCTCCGAAACGTTCAGCAGTCGCTTCATATCAGCGTGGCGCGGTGGGTTGGGCGATCAGCCCCAAGCCTTCGTTCATCCAACCCGCTTAGGCAGGAGGGGAGAAACGGGTCCCTCCACGCCAGATCGCGCTCGCCACGCATTCGATCACACTTTCTTCCCGTTCGGGGGAATGACTTCCACCTTCATGGTCTTGGGAACGCTGTTCGTCCATCCCCCCTGGTAGTCGATAAATATTCTGGTGGTGGTCTCGAACTGTTGCTTGACCACGATCTTCGTCCCCCACTCCGTCCGGCAGACCGTCTCCGGCTCGAGCGTCCCGATCTCCGGGCCTTCGAAGGGAGGCTTGACCGCCTTGAGCGGAGCTTGAGGAGACTTGACTTGCACCTGAACGTCATCTGCCGGGGCAGTTCCAGGGCAGACCTCTGCGGCTGGAACTTCAGCCTCCTGCGCCTCTCCATGCGTCTGCGGGGCAACGGACTTCAGCGGGGCATCTCCATCGGGGGGCTCCGCAGACTCCGGCCCTGCATCACGACGGGAGCTTTCGGATTTACCCCCGCCGCTGGATCCCCCCTTTAGAACTCTCCACACCTTCCCTCTCGAGACCCCGAGCTCGTTGGCAATCTGCAAGTGGGTCTTCCCGTCGTCCCTGAGCTGAATGATCCGGGCTGAGACTCCCTCAATGGGAACGGTCGCCCTGGGCTCCGAGACCGGCTCGACTGCAGGGACAGACTTCTTCCCCGCACTCACATGCGGACTCTGGACCGCCGTAGCGACCTTCGGCTTGTCGTCGACGAACATGTCGAGAGGATGAACCTCTTCGATTCCCTTCCAAACCCGGGCTCCCCTGCCCGTCCCCTTCAGAAACCTGACCTGATAGGGCTTGGACATCTTCGGCATGACCTTCACGATCCTGGCCTTCTTCTTGTTGACCAGGACGAGGTCACCCTCACTGAACAGTTTCCGTTCCACTCTCCGCTCCTCTCTCTTGGGGTAGTCCTTCGTGAGCCTTGAACCGGGCGGCCTTCTTCTCCCAAGCCGCCTCCCGTCTCTTCGCGTCATCCTCTAACTGCACTCCAATCTGCAGGATGAGCTCGTCGATCTCCTTCCGGTCGTTCTGGATCCGCTCGAGGGTCTCATCAACCCGGGACACGGCCCGCCTCTCCTCAACCCGGTACTTCCAGATCGTCCTTCGTTGGTGTCCGGGGCGAGCTCGACTGAACTCCTCCCCTACCTGATGTCCCCGGATGTGATCGAACTCATGGAGCATCGTCTTGAACATGACCTCAGCCGACTGCAGAGAGTCGGCTCCCTGATACTCCTTCACCTTCAGCTCGACCCAGCCCCCGTTCGTCGGGATCCACGTGATCGGGTAGCTCGGGGTCGGCCTTCCCTGCTTGTCCTTCTTCGTCCTCGGATCGAGGTGGTGAAGGTTGACGCTGATCGCTTCATACACACAGCTCTTGGCGAAGAGACCCCCTCGGGTTGCCTTCACCACAACCGATCCGTGACATCCCATGAGCTTCCCCGCAGACACCAGAAGGCTCCGCAGAGGCTCGTCGGGGATGCCGGATCGGTTGAAAAGTTTGATGGTCATGACGCTCTCCTTTACTTGGGGTTAAAAGAGATACCGCATCCTTACTACACACCCATTATACCTTAACTGAAAGTAACAGTCAAGGGCTTTGAGGAAAAATCTTAAAAATCTTTCAAGCCCCCGGCTTGGCCTTGTGCTCGACCACCTCTTCAGCCCCGCAGACATCCTTGAGCCACTGCGAAGCCTCTTCCTGCGTGGCAAACTTCCCCCAGCCCACTTCCTCTCCCGCCTCCCCGATCTGGCTCCCATCCCAGGGCTTGTCTCCCCGCATGAGATGCACCCGGCCAACGCAACGCCCTTCGAGAAAGCCTTCCAATAGAATGACCTGCCGATCGTCCATCTTATCCTCCCTTCGCCTTCTTGCATCCTGGCCAGTGAAAACTTTCCTCACCAACCGCCATGTCCGTAAAATACCACGTCCCGTTTTTCCCCCTGCAGAAGTCAAAGCTCCAGTAGCCCTTCTCCATCGCCACCCCGAGACGCCGAGCATATTCCTTGAGCTTCTTCAGCTCTTTCAATCCGATTTTCTGCATCTCATCGAGAATCTTCTTCCAGAGTTCGGGGGGACGGTCCGGATGGAGATCAAACTGATCTTCCGGAAGGACTGGCCGTTCAATAGACTCCGAAGGCCAGTAGGGATGCTCGCACACTACCCTCGTCCCGTTCACGAACAGTCTCCGCTCCACGGCGATCGGCATCTCCCCCCAGAAGGCCGTGAACCTGGCATCGAGATCCAAGAGCTTCCTGATAGCCACGCCCTCAAAGGAGACGTCGACCGAAAGGCTGAAGTCGAGAAGTTTAAAGATACGAGCGGGGATCTGTTCGATGCTCTCCACATAACAGCTCTTCTTCCACTCGTGCTTGTTGCTAACCTTATCGCTCCGCAGGAAGAGCGGAAACCCTATCTCCGGAGCCCTCTTCTGGACCTCCCGGCTAAGAGCATCGAAGGTCTCATTCCTTCCTCCGTCCAGGGCGTTGATAATATCCCTCGGGTCCCGGCACGGAATTAAAATCGTCTTGGGCGTGGGGATCGATAGCTCCTTGACCCGGGGCCACCAGTAGAGCATGCTGTTTGGATTTCTGCTCACTGCTTCGCTTTCGCCATCCCCTCGTCCTGCTCGCAGGACACGCACTTCGTCCCCTGACCCCCGGGGATGCACTCCTCCACGCACCCGGGCTGGTGGCAGACGTAGCATTCCACGATCTTCTCGGTCGGCCCGCCACATTGCGGACACTTCTGTTTCTCGGTTGCCATTGCTCCCTCCTCCCTTCCGAAAATGTTCTCCGTTAAAAGCTTGGCGCCTTCCCTTCGATAATTGTCGATATCGACCACCTCCACCTTCCGACCTGCGATCGACCTCTTCATCGTCTCCTCATCACCCCACCAGCACTCGCATCCGTAGACGACCTTCCCGTTGTCGAGCTTGATCTTGGGGTTCGTGTTCCCAGGACAAAGATCGATGTAACGACGCCCCAGCATGATCACATCCGGGGTCGGGATCTCCTCCCCTTCATAAACCCCGTACCCGAAAATGAAGGCCGTCGTCTCGTCCGCCGAGGCCATAGCTCCAACCCGCTCTCCGATCTTATGCATTACTCATCCTCATCTGAGCTGGATCCCCAGGCTTGAGATTGTGGTTCGGACACGTAGGCTCGGGACAGGGATACCTGCCATCCCACAGGATCGTATGGCAGTAAGCACAGGCATACAATGCGACCGGAAGCCTTCCCGTCAGCATGTTGTTCCTAAAATAGCCACACTTTGCTGACTCATCCTTCAGATCGACTCCCTGCTCCCGGAAAAACTGATCCACAGTCATCACCTTCGGAAGTGCGGCCACATCCTGGGTGTTAAAGTTAATCACTTCTCCTCCTTCGTAAAGTATAACTCTTTGTTCTCGGGTAAAGGCTCTACAACAACCATGTTCCTTCCGAGATAATGCATTACACCTTCCTGATGCCCGCACCCCGGCTCCTGGCATTTTAACCAACCGCTATAAGCCCCACCGAGCAGAGAACGAAACAATAGAACATTCTCCGATCCACACTTACCGCACTTCGTCCCGGGCGGGGGCTTGCGGGGCTGGGGGATAAGCGGAGTCGTTATTGCCCGGGCCATGATCCTCTTCCCCTCCTCCGTATCTAGGAGCTTCGCGAGCTCCGACTTCTGTTGGGCCGTAATAATGGGAACCCTGAACAGCCTTGCAATGCACCTCTGAACTTTTATCTTGAGCTCCACCAGCAAGTATTTCATCCAAGCCTCCCTCTTCTTCTGTCGTTCTTCCCGAACACCACCACGCAGGACGGGAACGGAGCCCGCTTCCTCTTGTTGTCGTTGAAGCACAGCCTGCCCTTGATAAACCTGATCTCCTGAGCCTTCATGACGTAGCTGTGCCACCATTGGGTATCCGTCCTCGAGGGCAGAAGCATCACTACGAGTTTCCCGGCCCGGGACTCCTGGTACGCCCGCACGATCCACTTGCCGATCTCCTTCCCGTAGGGAGGGTTGACGTAAGTCCGGGATCCCCACGGTCGATCCAAGCCTCCCGTCCCGTGCAGAGGGCAGGGATCGTCGTTGAAGGCGAACCGAGCGTCGAGCTCGTGATAGATCAACGCAGGCGTAGCCCAGTGCGTGGTTGTTGTGCGGGATGTGTGCATGGCCTTCATGATCATTTGGGAAATTCCCTCACCCTGAATTCCTCCGGCCACTCATCGGGGTTGCCTCCCTTCCGATCCTTGCATCCCCACGCTTTAGCCAGAGCCTCTCCGGCCTGCTTCATAAAGAACGGGACCCCAGCCGCCTTGCACTGGTCGAGGATCGACCTTATCCACGAAGGATTTGTCATCCGGGCTCCCGGACCAGACTCCCCCCCCACGATCACCCAATCGAGAGTTAAAAGTCGAGTGCCGAACGTCCTCTTAAAATAGGGCTCACAAGGAATCCCATCTAGGGTAGTCCGTCGCTCGCACGACAGATATTCCGTTAAGTCCATCTCACCAAGCATGGGCTCTATGCTCACCCCGTGGACGGCCGCTGGGATCTGCAGGAGTACCGGGATCCGTTCATACGCCCGCTTCTGATTCTCCGCAGTCACGATCATCTGGACGTTCGGAAGCGGCCAGTCCATCACCTCACAGGAAACGCTGAAGCCAACGTGATGGCTTACAACTCGCGCATTGTAAAACTCGAGGGCCCTCTCCGGCCTCTTGGTTAAAACCTGGAAGGTATGTTGCTTTGCAATGCCCATCCGGACGAAGCAGTCACAGATAAACCTGAACGGCACCTGCGGGTGAAAAAGATCGCCCATGCTACAAGTAAACACTCGTCTTGGTCTCTTCCACTTCAATGGGATGTCCAATCTCTCGGGATGAACAACCACATTCATAGACGCATTCTCGGCTGTCCACGGCTTATGGGTATATCCGAAACGAAGAGAATCTCGTTCCGCATAACATCTTTCACAAGCCTCGCTTATTTTTGAACACCCGGAAACTACATTCCAAGTAGCGTCTGTCCACTCAATCTTCGTTCTGTCTCCCATGCCTCCTCCTATAAAGACCCGATCACCCCAAAGGCTTCCTCCCGGTAAACCTCGACCTGATTATACCAGAAGAGCTCTTCCGAGGGAAAGTTATCGAGCTTGACTCTAATAAGCCCGGCCTCTGCCTGATCGACAACATATCCTAACTCCCCCAGGAACTTCAAGTCGGGATCCCTATTAACGCTCACGACCCGGACCCGAGGACACAAGTCGAAATGATTTCCGAATATCACTGTCTATCTCCTTATAATTCCAGGGAAGGGCGAGAATAATACTTAGGTGGGATTCATTTAGCCTCTGAACCCGCCCTTCTCGTCCGGTCGGATCGGACAACTTACCAGTGGAATTCACCCATTTGATGGTTTAATCCTCACCGACCGTATCCATAAGAAGCAAGCTCATTACAGGCGTGGAATTCTATTTAAACCTGGGCTTTGCTTCTCGATCTACCCTATAGTCGGCTTAGAACAATCGTTTAATGGGATTCAAAGGTGCTATGGTTCTTCGCCGACTGCATATCTGATCGGGCGGGTTACAAGTGGGGCTTAGGTTTCATCCGGAAGATGGTTTTCACCGCCTGAATTAAACTACAGGGCGAGATCAGTCGGTAGGTGGGTTTCACTATAAACTTGGTCCACGCCCTTCATCGGGACACTACTAAAATGGGTTTCATTCTTTATATGGTCCCTTATTCTCTCGGTCGGATCGAAACATCAAGTCTATGGAATTCAGGCACCCACTGGATTATATTCTCACCGACCATATTTGTAAGGGGCAAGTTCACCCTGGCACTGGAATCCGATAGGGAAAATGGGCTTTGCCCCCTACGACACCTTCTCGAAAGCCTTGCGAGGGCAAGTTCACTCCAACGATAGAATTCAGCATTTAACTGGGCTTTACCCTCAAGCGGCTTCGGCTTTCTCGAACGGCTTACTCGGAGCAACCTTACCGTCGGCCTTCCAGGATTCCAACCAGAAGTCCTTTAGGAACTCCTTCATCATGACCCTGCGAGCGTCCCGATCGGCATGCTTCGGGTGCATGTTCTTCTCGCCCTCCTCCCGGATGCCATGCCACTCCGGATGGGTGACCCGGGTGTGCTCCTTCCTCTGATCGTAGATCGTCCTGTAGGGTTCAGTGCCCTGCTTGATAAAGGACTCGGCCATGATATACATCAGGGAACGGCCCTTCGGGCTGTGATGTAACTGGGTCCCGTGGACACGCTTCTCCTTGCTGGCATCCCCCACCCCGAAATAAGCCCACAGGCTGGACGGCCGCTTGAACCTTTGGTAGTCCTTCACGATGCAGAGGAGCTTGGCTCCGAGCTTCGTCCCGATCCCCTTGACATCCCGAAGCCACCCCGGATTGGTCTTTGTCCCCCAGATCGGGAGAGTCTCCATGTAGGCATCGCACTGCTTGAGAAGATCTCCCATCACCCACACCATCGCGTTGTAGGCGGGATGCCTAGTAGACTCCACTTCTTCCTTGGCCATGTTGTAAACATGAGCCTGGGCTTCCTCTTCCGTCATTCCAAGAACTTCGGCCAGAACCTCCTTGACTAGCTTGGCCGATTCCTTCTTAGCCCTCTCCATCTCTGCCTTGTCATCGCAGTTTTCCTTCCGGCGCGACTCAAGAACCTCCGGATAGCGTGGAGACCTAACCAGGAAGCTGTTCTCGACGTGCGATCTGGTCTGGTTGAACATAAAGGTCTTGGTCTTGTCGACGTACCAGAGCTGTCCGGTGTCCATCCGGAACACTTCATCCGAAGTCATCCCGCTCTTCACCCCAGGATGCTTGTTGGCGAACTCCTCCTTGAGCCGCTTCCTCAGCTCTGCCTTCTCTTTCGTGGACTGCTTCTTAACCATGACATCTCCCTTCTTTGGGTTTCATATCTCGCCCTCCACTCCGAAGGGCTTCTCCTCTTCCCTCTCTAGCTGGACCTCCTCGAGGTATCTTCCCGTCCCCTCCTTGGCCTTCCCCGAGCAGTCGTGCAGGCCGAGAGACTCCTTGTCCATCTGGACCCCGTAGAGAAAATCGCTGGCCTTAACTTCCACGATCGTCCCGGCCTCATTGAGCAACCCTTCTTCTTCCTGCGTATGCTCCCAAGTCACCCTGACCCGCTGGCCGACCTTGAACTTCGGCTTCGAACTCACAGCTCCCCGATCACTCCGAAGCCCTCCTCGTTCAGGGACGGTTTCCGAGAACGCCTTTGCTTTTCCTTCCGGGTGACCATCTGGACGGCGGCCATCGCTAGAGTCCTTACCGTGTTCCGATAATGCGCCCGGGCCTGGCTGACGGGATCCGTTCCGACCCGTCCACGCCTCCCCAGAGCCTCCCGCTCGTCGGCGTTGTGAACACGACGCCGGGGAACTGCCTGAGCCGCATTACGCCGGGACCTTCTCACCTGATCGGATGGGTAGTAAACGGGATGATCGGACACGAGCTTGAGCTGAGACCTCCCAAGCCACAGACCACGATCCGGAAGGCAACACCCATCACAGGTATTCAGATCCCGATGTCTCTTGCAGAACTGGACGGCGTAAGCCCCGGCATGTCCGGCCCCCTTAACGACCCCCCGAGTCCCGACCAGGAAACTATAATCGGACTGGGAATGGATCTGAAGGACTTCGACGTGGTCGCCAACCCTTAATTTCTTTCGCTGATAAATCCTAGCCATAATAAATCTTCCTCATGAGGTTATGGGGTGAATTCCCTATCGAGAGGGACATCCACCCCATCACACCACAACCGACTCCTTTGTAAAGAACATCCATCAGAGGTTAACATTATAGCGGATTCCAAAGTAATTGTCAAGAGGGTTCATTAAAAAGTTACCCTGGCGAATCCCGCTGGACCCGCCAGGGCTTCCTTCATAGAACTATTCTGTTCTCGTTGCCCCGGGTCGGGGGAGGCCGCCTGCACTTCCCGTTGGACCGATCCGGGGGACTGACCATCACGAAGGGCATGGCCACTTCAATCAGGATGACCACCACGATCATTAGGCCCCAAGCCCACAGACCGCCCCCGATCACGGAAGCCACGCCCCCCAGGCTCAGCAGGATCAGCCTCCCCCAGTCCCACGCTCTGAGCACCCGCTGGGTAGAGGCGTTTACCCCCCTTTTTAGCCTCCTGTAAGCCCACAGGCGGGCGATCACCAGGAGTAGGAGGGAAACCCCCACCAGAACGAGCGTAAGCACCTACAGCCTCCTTTAGCCCTCTACGGGCTCCCCAGATTGTTTCCGAGCGACCTCCCGGGCGGCCTCCACGGACTTGGCCACCCCGGAGAAGAGATTGCCTTTGCTGTCCCGGTAGTCCCACTGCACCATCCTCCGGCCTGTGAACTTCGATGTGAATTCATCGTAGGCGAACTGACCGGGGGTCTTGGTTGTCGAGCATCCCTGAGAATCATTCAGCCCCATCACATCCTCCTATAAGTCTTTCACGTCGAGTGATTCCCACGCCATACTTACTTTATTTTCCGCATCTCTCAAGGCGACCCCGGCGTGTTTGAGGTGCTTACGCCAGTCCTTCTCGTGCTCGACGTAAGCCTTCCACGCCTCACCAACTCTCCGAGAAGCTTCTCCGGATAGCCGGGAAACTTCTTCGTCAAGCCGCCAGAGGGCGTCCTTCACTTCCTGTCGTTTTTGTTCTCTCGCCATCGCATCTCCTTCAGACCGGGTATTGGGGTTAGATCCAGGGCAGGACTTTGGACCTGCCTTGTGCCTTAAGTGCGGGGATGACCCCGCACCCCATCGGCTATAGACCTTTGGCTGTGACCTTGGCGCCTCTCAGCTTGGCCTCCGCCCGAGCCTTGTCGGCGTCCACGACCTGAGCCTTCGGATCGGCCTTTGCGGATTCCGCTTTCGGGGCCTCCGGTTTTGCCTCCGGCTTCTTGGCCTCGGCCTTCGCTTTCGGTTGGGCCTTCGGAGCGGCCTTCTTGGATCCCGGCTTGGCCACGTGCCCGCCCTTCTTGAAAGCCTTCATGATTCTCCACACCATGCCTCTCGAGATCTTCAGATCCCGAACGATCTGGGAATCCTTCTTGCCCTCCTTGTGCAAGGCGATCACCCGATCACGATATGCGTCTGCGGACTTCTTATTGGACATTATGATTCACCTCCTATCCTTCAAAATTTTAATTATCACTGCACTCTTATCACCCGGAGATTATCCGGCTTGCCGAGATCCTCACCCTCAGCATATTCGTCCATCACATCGAGATCCGACACCGCCAGCCGTGGAACGCCGAGCTTCAACGCCTTCCTCATCGTCACGGAACGGCGCCATCTCCTGATGAAGCCCTGCCTAATCATTACGTCGAATCGCTTCACCATAATCTATTCCTCCCTCAGTCCTGATATTCTCGTTCACAATCCACGAGCTCCCGGACCGCCTCTTCGAACTCTCTCAAATCCTCTTCCTTGAATCCGGCATCGATCAACCTCTCGCAGATCTTCTGAAGTCGGACGTCCTCCCAGGTATTATCTCCGAACCACTCCTGGCCGTCCCACCCCCGATAAGTAACCCTGAAAAGGTTGCGACTGCGGACATTCTCATCGAACTCCGGGGTTATTTTAATGATCCGGGCTTTCCGCATCACGCCTCCCCGCTGATCCTCTTGAGTGTTTCCTCCTCGTCCCGATCCCAGGGATACCCGGCGTACCGATCGAACTTCTTGACCTCGTGCAGGGTGAGCGGCTGGACCCCATTGATCTCCCTCTGGAGCTTCGCCCAATCCTCGTCGTCGTCTGCGAAGGCGAAGGGCAGGGGCTGGCATCGGTAGTTCACCTTCTTGCTGTCGCAGTCGTTGTAGTCGACCGTCCCTCCGAAGAAGTCCGCCAGGCGCCGGAAGATGGCGATGTTCGTCGCCGTCGACCCGCCCATAATCAGCCGACCCCCGTCGTAGCCTTCGAAGTGATACAGAAAGCTGTGGGCGTAGCCCCTGCCGTTGTCGACATCGATATAGCAACAGGTTACTTCGTTGGACGGCCTCACCTTCGCGCCCTGAACGTCGACGTAGATGTGATACTCTCCCCCGCCCCCAGGAAGGGGTTGGATCGAGCTCTCACAGCCCAGGATTTTCCCGAGTACTTCCGAAACCTTCCGCACTTCGGTTCTCGGGTCTAAGTTCACCTTCGCATCCACTCCCATTGTCGTCTCTCCTCTCTTGGGGTTATCGTTACGCGCCGATCGAAAGAGCCATCGTCCGAAGGTATGCCTCGCTCTGGGGCATGAGCACCGGCTTGATTTCAAGCGCAGGCTTTAGCTCGACCCAGATGCGCCCGTCACGGGTTCCGTCCCACTCCACCTTCAGCCCTGCGTCCTCAAGAGCTTTCTTAATTTCGTTTCCGTCACCGCTCCAAGCCATGTAGAGGCCGGGCTCCTGATCGTTGTAGCCTTCGGTGTCCTGCCTGTGCCAGAAGACCGCTCTCTCGCCCTCAGTCGAGAGAGCCGCCCAGCCGCATGACTGACAGCACATGAAATTCATCCGGCACTGATAGCCCTGCTTCCTCAGCGCCACGAAGGCATCCTTCACCTTCGTTTTGAACTCTCCGTATGAATCTCTGAACTTCATCTCCGTCTCTCCTTTTACTTGGGGTTAACTTCGCCTGCAGGTTACTTGGGATATCCTGCGTGGCCTTAGTGCGGGGGTGGACTCTGCGTCATGGTGTCGGATACGCACACCGTCTTGCGAGGTCGCCCCCGCACCCCTCGGCTCTCAGGCTACCTGAACCGTTCCCACGATGGCCTTGACCTTGAGCTTCTTCCCGGCTTTGACCTTGAGCTCCGGCCACTCGCTGTGACCCATCGTCGAGGCCAGGGCGTCGGCTATGATGGCCTGCGTCGCCTCATTGACCTTCGTGAGGGCGAGCTCGAAGGCATCCTTATACTTGGGCGAGTCCCTGTGGGCGATCGACGCCACGATCGTGCTATCTCCAACCGCCACCTGCTGGTTGGGGAAGGTCATGATCTCGGGAGCGAGCGCCCTCCGGATACCCTCTTCGATCTCCTCGAGCCGCTCGACTTCCTTCCGCATGTCGCTGAGGTTGGCCTTCACGGTCAGCCACCTCTTGAGATCGTCCCTGAGCGACCCCACCGCCTGCTCGGGCGGCTGGATGTTGATTCCGACGTCGTTCTGCTTCATGGCTTCATACTCCTTTCGGTGACCCGAATTCTTCGTGCATGGCCTGGACCGCCCGCTGGGATCCCGGCAGGTATCCGAACTGACCGTAGAACGCATCTCTGAACAGGGACATCGCCAGGGCACTCGAGATCCGCCCCCGATCCGTCCCGTCGAACATAAGATGGCCGCCCTTCACTGCGATGACTCCGTTGTAGGGCTCCTGCCCCCCGAACTCCTTGTGAGCGCCAGGGGAAGTCATGAACAGCCTGATCTCTTCGCCCTCGAGCGTCTCGAGAAGCCTCGGGGCCATCCACCTTGTGAAGTCCTTCGCTGTCTTCGGGGTCATGGCTAGCTCCTCTCTTCGCCGACGTGGATTTTGAAAGCCTTGCGGGATTTTCTGGGAGGCTTGATGCTGTCGAGAATGGCCGGATACAGCCTCTTAGTAATGTCCGCCATTTCCTCTGGGGCGTTCTTCGGAAGGATGATGGCCACGCTCAGGTGGGCCTTCTTTCCGTCCTTCCGGGCTTCCCAGGTAAAGACCACCGGAGCTTTGCCTTCGTCGAGCATCTCTCCCCGGCCTCTGAAAATGTCTAGGCCGGAATCGATGCCGCTCCGAAAGTCATAACCCACGATGGTCTGCGTCCTGCTGATCTTCACGTCTGACATCTTGCTCTCCTCCTACTTGGGGTTAGGGGATTACCTTCTGACTACGGTTATATTATAACATACCTCAGATTGACAGTCAAGGGCTTTGACGAGAATTCTTAAAAATCTTTTCCAAGTAGGGCATCTTCGTGCACTATCCACCCAGGGTTTACAGTATCCCCGTAGGGGATACTGTAAACCCCAAGACCTGCAGATCGTGGCCTCACAAGCCCCCCACAACGCCGAACGGTGCGTCATCATCGGTAGGGACGGGCGATTGGGCATCCCGCCCCCGAGCTCGCACCGTAGGCCGGGGTGCAGGCCGACGCTCCGTCCTCTCCATCTCCCTCCGTAGGGACGTGCAGGGACGGATATCCCCGACCACGTGCCAGAAGCCCCGGGCATCATGCTTGAGATCGTCGACCTCAAACAGAGCCCCCTCCCTGCGAAGGCCCTTCGGAAACTGGACCCAGCCGTTCCTGTCCTGCGGGCGGACCCGCAGTTTGTGCTTCACGTCATCATAGACGCATTCCAGAATGACGCTCATGATAGGATGCACTCCTCTGCTCTCTTGTCCGTGCGGATACGCCTGAACGCCGGATGCCGGAGGGCTCCGGACTCGAACCGCTCCCAGCCGTGGATTTCCACCACGAGCTTCCCGACGTTAGCCTTCCAGTTCTTGGTGAACCAGCGGCGATCTTCCACGGTCATCGCCCCGACATCGTTGACGTGAACGAGCTCTCCGTCCCTGAACATCCCGACCCGGATGCACTTGATCAGGCCCTCGCCGACATAGGATTTCGCATCCGAGAAGGTCACGCCCATCAGAACCATGTCGGACTCCACTTCCTTCTTGCACTTGATCCAGTCCGGCGAGTCGATCCCGGATCGGTAGATCGAATTCTTGAGCTTGAGGACAAGCCCCTCCCCGCCCCGGGCGATGATCTTGTCGTATTGGGTCTTGAACTTGCCGTCCCACCACTCCACGTTCCGAAGCATCCCCTCCGGCAGATGGGCCTGAAGTTTCCGAACGATCTCCTCCTGCTGGCGCCTCCGATCCATCAGGAAGGCGTCGCAGAGGTTCTTTCCCTGGACCCCGATCACATCGAATACGATGTTTGGGGCAAACCCGAACTCCTCCTGAGCCTTGACCCCGATCTGCGTCCCAATCATGTTCTCCACGATCAGAATCGTGTCGTGCAGTCTGCACTTCAAGGCCGAGGCCTCCAATCGCTCCACGCACTCCCGGATACCCTTCCGGTTGGTGGCATCCATGCCCGATCGGGAAGTCACCCGCAACCTGCATTGGTGATCAAACCGGAACTCACCCCAGTTCCCGTCGAGCTTCAGATCGGCGATGTAGCCCTCATCGTAGTCCCCGAGCAGATCGCTCGGCGTCTGTCCCTTGCATCCCATGTAGGTGCTCCGGGCGACCTGATCGACGCTCCGGGCTTCGACCACCTTAGCCGCCTTCACGAGGTGTGGCGTCGTGGCCTCTAAGGTGACGGGTCGAGAGGTGCAAGGCCGGATCGACCCGACCACACGGTAGAAACCTGTGGGATCGGCCTTGAGATCGTCCACCTCGTAACGAGCGCCTTCCGTCCGGAGGCCGTTCGGGAACTGAACCCAGCCATCCCTGCCCTGCGGTCGCACCCGCAGTTTCCGCTTCGACGGATCGTAGACGACTTCTAAGATTACGCTCATGGCATTACCGTAGATGAACGACCTTCGTCCGGGATCCGTCACGACCGACCACGAAGTAGATCCCGCAGTGCTCCATCTGATCGACCCGGCGGCCCAGGAGATCGTAAATCCCCGGCCTCAAGCCGCTGACGTGGACCGTAGCCTTCGGCTCCGCTGGACCCTCCTCCACTCCGTTGAGCGTGAACGTCCCCGTAAGGTAAGCATCGTCCACGCAGGAGCTGTCTCCGACAGACAGCCTCGCAATGGTAATCTGGCTCAATGTATCCCTCACCCGGAGAGAGTCCCCCGTCTTCAGGACAATGGTCATCAAGTCCTCGTCCAGGATATGCCAAAGCGTGTCGTATGGCAGGGTGTCCGTTCGCCACGCCTCCCACATCGTAGGCCCACCAGGGTTGCTGTCCCTGCAGAACCCCCTTATCCCCGTGTAGGAAACCCAGGTTGAATCATTCGTTCGCCCGATATTCACTAACTTCACTTTCACGTTAAGATGCACCTGGTAGGTTCCAGGCCCGTGAATGGACGGAACCTTCAGGAAGTTCTTTGCTACATCTGTATTACTCCCCGGAAACCGTAGGCTGTGACTCGGCGAGACAAAGTGAACTGAATCCGCCCGAAACAGATAACCTCCGTAAGGAGTTTGCCAACCCCAGATGTACCTCACGTTGTAAGCGACGTAGGTGCTCTCCATGTTGGCGAACGTCGTGAGGGTGTCCGCCGCATAAGCGGTTGCGCTCATCACGAGCACTGCGATTACTAACAGGAACTTCTTCATGACTGAACCTCCTCTTTTAGAATTTGATCTTTCTCCATCAGGCACTTCAGACATCGTCTTGCGTTCGCGTTCGTCCGGCCTATCATGTCCCGAGGCGGGTAAATCTCATGCCCGCATTCAAGACGCTCCATGCCGCCGACGAGCTCCATCACGACCTTCCGAAGAGGGGCCCGGCGTCTGCGAGATGCGGCATAGCCCTTCCCGCCAGCCTTCGCCCGATTGTGTTTGAATTCACTATTTCTCATTCGCCGTCCTTCCGGATCCAGGCGAAGGGCAGGCTGTAGGACGGGCCCCACTGCACCTGGACCCACACCTTCGTTCCCTTCTTAAAATTCGCACTGAGTCCGTGGATGCTCCCGTCGATGAAATCATACGTCCGACCGTAGCGGTCACGAACGATCTTGTGGCCGGGGTAGAAGTAGGACTTCATCTCGAAGGGCCCAGCCTTGCAGTTTCTGGCCTTCACGACCTTGATGACCTCGCCCCGGACTTTCCGATGCGACCCGCAGGCTGGCCGGGATAATGGTAGGTGTTTCATCTCTACCATCCTCTCATCTTGAGGCGCTGAACGTCCGTCTCACACCAGAAGCCATGCCACTTCTTCTTCCGGCAGTAAATCCTCCGGAGCTTCGTGAACTCGGCGATGTTGTCCGTGCAGAGGTTGTCCCAGATGTCGCTCCAGATGGTCTCGTAGACCACACCCTTCGGGGGACGCCACACGAAGGCGTCGGCCTGGATGATGGTAAGACACCGACCCTGCGGATATTGGTGACGGCCATCTGAGGCTGAGTATTTCCCTGTAAGATAGGGCTCCACAAGCTTGAGCACGTCCTCCGACCGCTCGATCACGGTGACGGACTTGACCGCAGGATGCTGTAGGCAGATCTCCGTGGCCAACCCGAGGCCGAGGCCGTGGATGAGGACGTTGCCCTCCGCACGATTAACCAGGGATCGCATGTCCTCCATCTCCGCAGTGGTGTCTGACATGATGCACTCACCGTTCCTTGTGAGCTTCGTATAGTTCCCGGGATCCGGAGCCCGGAACCCCCGACCCTGCATAGCCTGGACCGTGTGGCGCATCCTTTCAAACTTCGCTTCGGCCTCCGTGATCGTGAACTTCTCCACCTCCCACGATCCGGACTTCCCGGCAGGGACGCCGGACTTGATCTTCAGTAACTTCTCGGTAAGGTCGTAGCCGCTCATGTTATTCTCCTGAATGGGTTAGGGGAGGGGCGGCGAACCGTCCCTCCCCATTCCTCCTCAGATCGATTACGCGCCCTTGTAGGCGTTCTTCAGGATGGCGTCGAGGGCATCCGGCCCGTCGTCCACGATCTTCGTGGCCATCGCGAAACCCCTCGCTTTGAGGTCCGAGCCCGTCCCGAACAAGATGCGCTCGAGGCGTCCCTCTCCCCCGCCCCTGCGGGTGTCCTGGTAGTCCACGAACTCCGTCACGCCGTTCAGGGCGCCCCACAGCGACCCCCTGACACCAGGGATGTTCGATCCCCGGCCTTCGTTCGCCAGCCTCATCATCTCGTTCCGGATGAAGGCGTTGCGATCGTTGCGCCGGATTTCGTCCGGGCTCACAGCCTTCGGATCGTCGAGAACAACGGCCTTGAAGTAGTTCACGGCCCGCTCGTTGTTCATGGGAACCTTGGCGGTCTCCCTAATGAGCTCTTCGATCTGATCGTAGGACTTCCGCACGATGCCCATCAGATCGGCCACCTTGTCGAGGTTGACGGCCACGTCCGGGAAGTGCCGAACCTTGTAAGCCTTCTTCCCGTCCCCCGTCGCCATCTGCAGAGTGTTCTGACAGACGACCCGGATCGGGGTGAACTTCACACCGACCGAGCTGGACCCATCGTGGGTGTTGTAAAGGAGGAGGTACTTGTCGACCACGTCCCCCTTGAGAACCCGGATGCTGTCCGGAAGCTTGACCAGGACCCAGATGCGTTCGCCCTGGCCCAGGGCCCCGGCTGTGTGGTAGATCGCCTGACCCTCCCCCACGATGTTGTCGAAGAAGCCGAAGGCTTCCGTATTCTGCAGTGGGGTATACTGCTTCCCCACCACGCCCAGGACAACCCGCTTGTCCCCGTCCTCACGAACGGTAGCGAACTTGTCCGGGACCCGCAGACAGGGTTGCAAGGACGGATCGCCTTCCCCTTCCTCTTGGGCGAACAGCTCATACTTCTTAACTGGCCAGTCAAGCCCTGCGGCTGTGATGGCCTCTTTGGACGTGGCCGGGCCGTTCAGCTGAGTCCCCAAACCGTGCCAGGGCGACTCCCCAAACCAGAACATGCTGTGCCCTTTTCCGTCCGCTCTCTCCATCAGATTGTGTGACATTTCCGCTTCTCCTTTTGAATTGGGGTTAACGTCGATACATCAATGAGTAAAACCTCAGACCGCACTCGGTAACTTCACCTTCAATGTTCTCGCCCAGGCGTAAATCCAGGCCAGCACCTTGGGGTAGTCGACCTCCTCGTTCATGACCTTCACGCAGTAATCTTGCGCCGGGCAGTTCTGACATCGCTTGCCCTCCGGGTAAACCCTCTGAACCTCCGCACAGAAACTGGCGGGCAGGGTCTCCTCGACGGATCGGGGAATCCAGATTTGGAATCCCTCCCTCGACAACGCCGTCACCCAGTTTTCCTTCTTCCAACCTTCCGGCCACACCTGACTCATGCTCTCCTCCTTAAACCTTTGGTTCCCAGGCGGCCAGAACTTCCTTCGCCCTGGCTACCTCACCCCGGTCGCACTCCTTTTTCTGTCCCGCCAGATCGAGGAGCAACTTGTCGAGGTGCTCCATGCAGGCCACGCTCTGCTTCAATGACTCAACGAATTCCGGGAAGGCATTCCACCTCCGCACGACCTCATTCTTATTGGTGTCGGCGATGTGGCGATCGTCCGTGGGTTCGTTTGGAGGAACCCGAACTCCGCTCATCAAGAAGATCCCGCCGTCCCCGGCGTCGAACACCGTCCCGTCCGTCCTCACGATCAACGTCCGCTTGTCCATCTCTGCTCTCCTCCTCACTTGGGGTTAAGGGCTCGAATACCTGCTCGCTACGACAAGAGTATAGCATAATCCAAAGTGCAAGTCAAGGGGGTTGCGGGAAAATCTTAGGAAATCTTTCTCGGAGGGGTATGTTCGTGCACTAAGCCCTTCCCAGGGCGGGTCGGGTTGCGGGACAGGGCATCTAGGTCAGTCCAGGCCTTAGATGCACCGTAGGGGCATCAGGTGGCTGTCTGGGAGGCCTTCCTAAAGGGGGATGAGAGGGGCTAAAGCGTCGAAAACGGCAGAGACAGTAATTGAGCTCATGCAGGGCCTCGAGGGGCAATTAAACCCGTCCAGGTAATATCCCTCTGGCCGACAGCAGAATAAGTTATCGCAGGAGCCCGGGATCCACAGGTTCGTATTCATGGCGTGGCCGGAGATGTGGGGGTTGCTTCTTCCGAAGAGAACGACCCCCGGTTTCCCGACGGCGGGGCCCGCATGGCCGATAAAGGATTCGACCGTGACGTAGGAGGAGCAGAACGTGAGAATAGACAGGGTCTGACGGATCGAGAGGCCCCCGCAGAGGTTGGCGTTTACTCCGGGGATACAGGTCTCCCCGTTGCCTCCGATTTGGAGGACGGAGACACCCGCTTCCCGGAGCCGCTTTACGAGGGCTACCCAGCGATCGTGGAACCAGTCTTTGTTCGGCGTCCCCTTCTTCCCGGTGAGAGGGATGTTAGCGGCCGCACTGTTGATCAGGACAACCTTCTCGCCAAAGTTCTTGATAAACTCCATGCCCCAAATAAGCTCGGACGGGCGGAGGAAAACCTCGAGCTCGTCGTTGTCCCAGGGAAGCCCGCAGATCTCCGACCAAGCCTTAGATTGGAGCCCGTCGTAAACGTGATTCCAGCGCCGGGTGTAGAGGTCCGCCCGGATGGTTTTCTTGGGGTCTTTCTGGGGGATGACCCAGTCCTCGTAGAACTCCCGAGCATCCTCCGCAGAGATGTGGAAGAGCTTGTCGATGTTCGGATTCCCGTCCAGGACGTCCCAGTAGCATGCCGAGACGATGATGTGGTGGTCCGGGTAGGCCTTCTTGGTCGCCCGGAGCATCGGGGTGACACAGATATGATCCCCGATGCCCCCGTCGATTACGAGGGTGTACCAGTTAGATGGCCGGGGGGTTTGTTCCATCGAGCTCCCTTTTCTCGAACTCGGAAAGTATAGCACGACATTTCGGACACAACTCCAAACTCATATTTGAGGAGTCTGCGTCACAGAGATTACAGAGCCGGGGGGTTCGTTCCATCGAGCTCCGACATTCTGCGGTCGAATAACTGTTGGTCTGCAATCCAGTAGCTCTCGGGGTTAGGGACGCCCTTCGTCACCCGGATGCCGCCCTCAAGGGAGGCATAATGCCATGCGATCGCCCGGGGCTGGACCAGGAGGATGTAGCCCTTCTTGAACATGTGGTAGGTGAGATCGCTCTCCCAGCGGTGGCCTGCGGGGGAATAATCGAGGCAGATCCCTCCGGAGGCGTCCACGGCGGAGCCCGAAACGAGGAAGCAGGAGTTAATGTGCTCGGCCTCCTTGAGATTGACGTCCGGGGAGAGGGTCTGGTGCAGGAGGGGGGTCATCGGCTTCATCTTCCCCCCGAACATGGTGACGGACGCCCAGTTACTCGGGGCAACCTGGCTCTCGAGGGTCATCCGGGGCAGGAGGTAGACACTACCCACGCCTCCCAGCATCTTCCCCGGGCCCAGGATTTGCTCGCACTGCACAAAGGGGACGACCATCCACTGAAGGTAATTCGGGAAGAGCACGAAGTCGTCATCGATATTGGCCACAAGCTCGTGGCGACGGTTAACGAACCCCGCATAGAAGGCGGCATGGGGCCCACACTTCGGCCCCCAGATCACCCGCCAGTTATGCCCCTGGTGGTTGAGCTGATCGAGAATGTTGCACGTCGGGAAGACCTCGCTGATCGGCCTTGCCCCTTCGTTGTCGTCCACGACGGTCAAATCCCAGTTCCCGTAGTTCTGAGCGAGCAGGGAGGACAGGAGCATGCACAGGTTGGTGTACCGCTCCTTCGTGGTGACCACGACTTCGATCCGGTAGCGGGGATCTTGGGTATCAAACAGCGGATTGAACTCGGTTATCAGATAATCAGGTATCATGGTGATGTCCTAAAAGGATTTTGGCTACGGCCTTCGATACAGACCCGTTCTCGTATTCGGGGGGAACCTTCCACCAACCATCCTGATCCCCCTCTGTTCCAGAAAAGACGGTCTCCACGGCCCCCAGGATGGCTTCCGGATCGGCCTCCGAGAGAATGTTGCTCCCGCACTCGAGGGTCTCCGGCCTCTCGGTCGTATCCCGGACCGTGACGGTCGGAACCTTGAAAATACAAGCCTCCTCCTGGACCGTCCCGCTGTCGGTCAAGATACAGCAGGCGTTCTGCTCGAGCCTCACGAAGTCGAAGAAACCGAAGGGATCCCGGAAGGCAACCCACTTGCTAAGATCGATCTCATCGAGAAGTATGAGTTGATTTATTCTATCCTTCGTCCGGGGATGCAGGCTAACGACCACAGGCATCGAATAATGATCCCCCACGAGGGACAGCCCCTGGATGATGTGCGTCAGCCGGTTCGGGATGTCCACGTTCTCCTGCCGATGGAAGGTCGCCAGAAAATACCGCCCGGACAGCAGGGGGTGTTCCTGAACAGAAAATAAAGCGTTAGACTGCCTTATCTGTTCTCCCCAACGGCAGATGACCTCGTAGATCGGATTCCCCGTAACGTAAATGCGGTTTGGCGGGATCCCCTCCCGCAGAAGGTTTTCCTTGCTCCGCTGGGTGTAGGGCATCAAGATGTCGCTGGCGTGGTCGATCACTCTCCGGTTAACCTCCTCCGGCACCCGATTGTCGTAGCATCTGTTCCCGGCCTCCATGTGGTAGACCGGAATTCCCATTCTCTTGGCCACGATCGCCGCCAGACCGCTGTCGGTATCCCCCAGAATAAGAACCCGGTCTGGCCTCTCCTTCCGAAAGAGATCTCCAACCTTGTTGAAAATGTCGGCAACCCGATTCTCGAAGGTCTCCCCCGTGATCATGAGGCGCCGGAGAATGTTCTTGATTTCGAGTTCCTCAAAGAACACCTCGGAGAGGCAGGGATCGCTGTTCTGCCCGGTGTGGACGACGATCTGTTCGCAGAGAAGGTCAAGCCGTTCAATCACGAGAGAAAGCCGAATGATCTCCGGGCGGGTCCCGAAGAGGGTCGCGATCTTCATCGCAAGGACTCCATCGACTCGGGCTTGTAGTCCTCGACCATCAGCCCCTTCCCCCTCAAGAACGCTTCGACATCGTCGAATTTCATGAAGGCATCATCGGAACTGTATTCCTTCTCGAGAGGATGCTTGAGCTCGCCGTCACCCCGGATTTCCCGAAGCATCGGAAGGATAACGTAATAGCATTCCCTCCGAACTGTTCGGTAAGCCTCCTCTTCGCTGACCAGGATCTCGTGAGTCTTTTCGCCCGGCCTGATCCCCATAACCTGCACGTCGATCGGCCTGTCACCCTTCAAGGCTACGGCGATATCAATAACTCGCGCCGAGGGAACGATCGGCACGTAGGTCTCCCCAGGCTCCCCTTCTTTGAGAGCGGTAAAAACAGCAGTCACGGCATCGTCGAGGGTAAGCAGGAACCTCGTCATGTCCCTCGTGGTGATCGTGAGAGGACCGCCGTGCTTGATCTGATCGTGGAAGAGGGGAATCACAGATCCCCGAGAAGCCAGCACGTTACCGTAACGGACGACGATGAAGCAGGCCGGGCAGTGAATGTTCGCTTCGATAAAGACACGCTCCTGGATGGCTTTGGTCATCCCCATGACGTTCACGGGCTTCACGGCCTTGTCGGTAGATATCCCCACGACCGTCTTCACTCGGGGGTGCGCCTCGACCGCACGAACGATGTTCCCCGCCCCGAGAATGTTGGTCTTCACGGCCTCGAGGGGAAAGTATTCGCAGGTCGGGACTTGTTTTAAAGCGGCGGCATTGAACACAACGTCCACGTCCTCCAACACCCGAAAGACGCTGTCGTAGTCCCGCACATCCCCGATCACGAACTTTAGCTTGTTCCGGAAGTCCTCATAAATCCTCTCGTCGGTGACCGCCCCAGTCGCTCGTTGCCACTCCATCCTCATAAAGTGTTGCTTGGCCTCATCCCGGGAGAATATGATCACCTCGTCGGGGAGGCCAATCTCCCCGGAAAAAATCCTCCGGACCAGCACCTTCCCTAAAGAGCCGGTCCCTCCGGTCACCAGCACCCGGGCGCCCTCCAACGGTTTAGATCGCATCATGGCTTTATCACCACTCCGATAAGGTTGATCGGGGGATGCTTGGTCGGCATCCGGTCGTAGATCAAACCATCCTCGGTCTGATAGAAGAACTTCGTTCCCTCCGGTATCATCGTCTCCTTCGGGATATAAGTCTCCGAGAAGATGAACACCCTCTTCGCCATCTCCGCAAGGACGGGGAAAAGGAAGAACTTGAACTTGTCGCTCCCGAAGGCATCGAAGGCGACCACAGCGTCGACCTTGAACTTTATATCTTCGATGGTGGACGGCAAAAAGATAGATCGACCCGAGTCCCCGAAGTGATCGTTGGCATACTGGACGGAATTGTCGATCCCCACGACGTGGAAGCCTGACTTAGCCAAAGCGTCTGATCCCAGACCATCCCCGCACCCGACGTCCATGACAAAACCCTGGACCCCACACTCTTCCAGAATTTCGGCGGCGAAGTAGTAGCGGACTAATTTCCTGAAAATCGCGGACAGGTGAATGTTACTCATCGCCTAAAATCCTCATTCCCGGTCGGTTAGATTCCAGAATACGCTTATTCACATCGGCACAATCCCACCACTCCGTCCGTTCTTCAATGGGCTTGTCCTTCCAACAGGCCCGGCCCATAGACCTGCCGAGAAGGTGCAGGTCGTCCATTGGGGTTCTGAGATACTCCTCCTGATCAGAGCCGGGCACGAGATCCTCCGGAAACCGCTCATCCGGAACCCGCTCTAACATCAGGTTGGACTCGTCGATGATCCGGGCATACATCCCTATGCGTTTCCCGTCGAGATTGGCGTAGTGCAGGAAGCGTTTCCTTAATCCGTAAAGGTCGGCATAGGCGTAATGCAGGAACGTGATATCCGTGTGAGGCACGATCGTCCAGTACCGAAAAACCTGCGGAGGAGCTGGGGGGGCATGCATTTGTTTCTCTTCAATCACATCGAACTTCAGGCCCTCGTTCTTCCACAGCCGATAGAACTGATCCTCACATGCCCACATCGAGTCGACCCGACGCCAGCGGGGTTTCCGCCATAGATTGTAGGACGTAAAGACCAGGGAGCTGAAGTTCCGATCATCCATCATAGGAAGCCAGTATTCCCGCAGACGCTGTCCGGCCCCCCGGCTAAGGATATCATCGCAGTCCATGAAAAGGATATACTCGGCTCCAACATCGTTCACCCGGTCCAGAAGGAATACCGTATTCTCCTTCTCCCTGTTCCTGCCGAACCTGTTCTCCCGCACCCAGACGTGAGGCGTGAACTTCCGGGCATACTCCGCTGTCCCGTCGTCGGAGTGATCGTCGAGGACAAAGAGCTCGTCCGCTCCCCAGTCCTTCCAGTGGGCAAAGAACCGTTGGGCATGCCCCGTGATCATCTCGTTGTAAACACGAACGATAGCGGCCATCTTCATCATGGCTTAATTCTCCTCACCGCATTGCGTGATACGCATTCCCGCTGTCCATTCTCAAACTCAATCAGAATGCTATTCATTTTCCCCCTCGCTACGATTCGACACTTACGCCCATAGAGTTCCCTCCTCTTGGGATTATTTTTCCATGCGTAGTAATGGGTCACGGCTTGATCCCCTCCACGTGGAAACTCTCGCAGTCGTATGGCGGTCCGATCTCATCCTTCAGGCCCCGGCGTTTCCGCTCAAGGCAGAAGTCAGGATTGGTCCCCTCCCCAACCCCGAATACCTCAACCTCAAAGCCGGACTCCCGAAGGGCATCGGTAATGAGCGGGACGGTCCAAACGAACTTATGGCCATGCTCCCGAACTATCTCGTTCACCAGAAAGACGTAAAACGTGTCGCGGTCCTGAAGGCTCTCGGGGATAGAATACTTATCGACCAACGTCTTGATATACTCCTTGTCTCGACTTTCGATCTCACCCCTTCGCATAAACCAACCTAGCTTATCGAGATCCGGGGATACGATCCGGAGAACGCCTCCCGGCTTCAAGACCCGGTAAGCCTCCCCGAAGAACTTGAGGGCGTCCACGAAGTCCACATGCTCGAGGACATGCTCCATAAACAGGCACTCCACACTCCCGGCCTGAAACTGCAGGGGCTTCGTAATATCCTGATCGGCATGCGTTAAAATCTTCCATCCGGGCGCCTGGGCCCAGTGATACCCCAGGATGACACGGAGAGGCCCCTCCTTCTGCTCCTTAACTATGAGCCCTATGAGATAGGAGGCCGGAAGGAAGTGCGTATCCCGATCATAAATAAATCCTTCGGACGTCTGGTAGAAAAGGGTTGTCTCCGGGGGCAGAACTCCCCGATCGAACTCATCGGTCTTAACGGAAAACATTAAAACCTTCGTGGCACACCCTACTAACTGCTTCCCATATTCAAAGTTCGTCCAGTCGGACGTCTTATTGAACGTATCGAGGCAAACGAATGCATCGGGGGGTGACCCCTTTAGGTCGACCACCTTAAATCCCATGTCCGACAGTATCCGCTTCTCCTCTGCGCTTTCTTCTCCGGCCACGCAGACGGTCTGGATGCTGTAGTCTCTTAAAGCGTACCCGCAAAAGTAATATCGGGCAAGCCTGCCAATTTTATCTGCTGGGTTTCCTGATATACTGTCTGCAGAAAATCGGCTTCCACCAACGGCCTCATTGTCCATCCGCACCTCCCAATGACCTCTGCGATGCGATCGAGATCCTTCTCCGTCCATCTCGGAAACATATCGTCCTCCGGCCCCGGCTCCAGCCCCGCAGGGAAAATCGAATTCGGCAACGCCTGCAGGACCAGGTTCGTCTCGTCCAGAATTCTTGTGTAGAGGAAGAGGCGACGGGAATCAAGCCTCGTATACTCTTCCCACTTGGCATCGATGTTCTCCTTCGATGCGTAGCCGTAGTGCAGGACGGCAACCTCCTCCGTCCGGAACGAGTTCCTGTCGAGGCATCGGGGCCACAGCTGAAGGTGGGCTCCAACGTTCGCGGCCTGATCGTAGAACATAACTCCGTCGTTCCTCCACAGCCTCGCCCAACCCGTGCTACACGACCAACCCATGTCCCGACGACGCCAGCGGGGCGTCTTCCAGAGATTGTATTCGGGAAAGTAGACCGACGACCAGTCCTGCTTGTCACCTTCCTCCATCAGCCGCTTCATGATCTCCCCGGCGCGATTGGTCAAGACCTCGTCGATGTCCATCCAAAGCATCCACTGGGCCCCGACCTCTTTGCACCGGTCGACCAGGAACATCATATTTTGGATCTCGTAGTGCTTCCCGTGATTATGGTCTCGAACCCAGACATACTTCGTGTGCTTCCGGACGGCCGCTACCGTCCCATCCGTGGAGCAGTCGTCGAGAACGAAGAGTGCATCGAGACCCCAGGTCTTGGCCTGATCGAAGAACTGATCGAAGTAGTCCCGCCCGACCTCGTTATACGTCCGAACGAATCCCACGAGGCGTTTCGCGGGCTTCAGGATGTTGAACCGGGGTAGTTTGCGATCCGCAACAGGGGTGCAGTGCCACTCGTCCACGATCACGTCGGGATCCCCCCAAACCCGACCGACGTTGGCGACGGTCTTGAACTCTCTCAGGTGGCGAACCTGGTTCTTGAGGCAGTAGGGGTCTTCCCGGAGATCGACCCGGGGATGCCACTGGTGGAGCCCGATCATATCGTCGGCATGGTAGAGCTCCGCTCCCGTAGCCAGCATCCGCTGTCCAGCGTCCGTATCCTCCCATGCCAGACCCATCATGTAGTCCTCATCGAGCGCCCCGATCTTCTCGAGCAGGGCCTTCGGGACGACCCCGATGAAGTAAAGTCCGGCCATGTCCGGTCGCTCGGTGGAACTGGTGAGGTTGATCATCCCCGAGGAACTGAAGGTGTGGAGCTCGTCGATCAAATCCTGGGTCCAGGGAGGGACGTCCACGACCCGAGCACGGACGACCCGACCCTCCTTGCCGACCTCATCGGCTTGCCATAAGGTCTCGGTAACGTGGATGACCTCCGGGCTGGTCAGCATGATCAGATTGCCCCGGGCCCTTCGGATCCCGACGTTCCAGGCCAGAGCGGGGTTGCATGTCCCGGTGGGACCGTGATAGACGGGGATCTTGGCCTTCGAGTCGTCGATCCGAAGGTAGGTGAGATTCAGAACGCCGGAAAGGGCCTGCAGGTATTCCTTGAGGCCATCCGTGGACCCGTAGTCGACGAAGATGACCTCGTAATTCTCTCGAGGATAGTCCTGGGTGTAGATCGATGGGAGTCCCCTCTTGAGGAGAGAAACCCGGTTCAGAATGGGCATCACAACCGAGATCATGCGGGGCTCTTCATTCCGGTTAAGGTGTTTTCGTCGAGCTGTCGTCCACGATCATCAAAGTAGATATCGGCGTGGAGCTTCCCACAGACGAGGACAGCATCCTTCAGGCCGTTCTTCTCCATCCAAGACCGGATGACTTCGTATTCCCACCAGCCCCGGGCGGTAAAGATAAAGACCAGGTTCCCTTCCCGCATCCACTTCATCGCCAGATCGATATTCGGGAATATAGGCTCTCCGATCTCTCCTCCCTCTTTTCCTGGGGTCTCCCTCGCAAGCGTCCCGTCAAGGTCGAACGCTATCTTCACTTTTCTTCACCTCCTCTTGATCCCGATTGTGAATGCGGGGTTCTTCTATACTTGAAGTTTTCCCCACCTTCAGGACCGACATCAGGGCGTCGTAGACTTGCTCAACGGAAACCCCGTCGAGGCATGCCCTGTGGTTGCAAATCTTGTCCTCCATATAGCAGGGCTGGCACTTGACGCCCTGGAAGATATTTACATTCTGATCGTAGCCGGAGCTCTTCGGGCACGTGCTTCCGAAAATCACGACCGCGCGGGTCTTCATGGCCTGCGAGAGATGATTGGTCACGGAGTCCCCGCAGATCAACGCCTGAGCCCGGCCTATGAGGGCGGCCAGACCCTTCAGGTTCGTCATCCCAGCGGCACAAGTAAAATTGTAGCTCTCCTTCAGGACGGGCTCTTCCCCACGATCTCCGACCTGAATGATCCTGTAGCCCTCTACCATCAGACGCTGGCAAAGCCGGGCCCACAGCCGGGGCGGCCAGGCCTTGTTGATCGTGAAGCCGGGGTAAGGGTGAACGACGATATAGGGCATGCCGACCTTGCCGACGATCTCCCCCATAGTCTTCCAGACGTTCGGGTCGACGGGGTAGTAGATATCTCGGCTCGGCGGGACCCTGGCCTGCTCACAGAACCACTCCGTGAGATGCTTCGTGTCCTGGACCTTCCGATCGGGATACCGGAAGTAGATATCCGTGTCCGGCCACTGGGCGAAGCCCTTCTCCCCGGGAGGCGTCCCGGGCGGGTTAGAGAAGCGGATAACGTCGATGTCCGGATGGTCTGCAATCAAGGGGAGCCACTTGGGATCGGTGAGGTAAATGAGGACGTCGTGCTTCTTCTTGAGCTGGGACACGGCGGGGAGGGTCATGAGCATGTCCCCGAGCATCCCGAGCCTCTGAACCTGGATGGAGTCGACCTTCGTCCGCAAGTCCTTCAGCTGAGCCAGAAGCACGGGATCCTCCGGCAGGTAGTTCAAATTCTTCACGGTCGTGATCAGCCGATCCCTGTCGGACTGGAAGTCGACCTTCCGGGCTACGAGGTCAAAGGCATACTCGTCGTTCTCGTTGTGGGATTCGACGTGAAGGAACTCCATGCCGTCCAGAAGAGCTAAAAGCCGAAGGATATCCTCCGGCAAGAAGTCGTAGCGGTGGTTCGGATTAGATCCCGGCATTCCGATATTGGGATAGAAGTTCTTGTGCGGAACGTAGAGAACAAGATAGCCCCCCGGCCTCACAAGCCGACACCACTCCCGAAGGGTCGCCATCGTGTCGACCTGATCTTCGAGGGCGTGGGAGGAGAATACGTAATCGAAGGCGTCGTCCGAGAAAATAGGAAGGGAAGTGATGTCTCCGGCGACATTCACTTCCTTGCCAGCACGATCCACTCCGATAGCTGTGGGAACGACCTTCTCATCACCACATCCGAGATCAACGCCGGTTCCTTTACAGAACCCTTCGAGACGAGCACGACACTTACGGGACTCGAAGCCTTTAGATGTTTCCGCAGACCACATGAATTAGAGGTTCTTCTCCTGCATCATAGATTGGCAAATAGTATAACTGATTCCAATTTGATTGTCAAGACCCTATCTAAAAAAGTTATACGAGTCCCAATAATGGGACTACACGCTATTATCTAAACAGCTTAAATACTACAAACGGCTTTAAGAAACAACAAAGGACCTTAAGTAATAAGACGGAAATGTCGTAGTCCCAATAATGGGATTACGAGGCAGGTGAAAATAGCCAAGCAGGGGTTTTACCGAAAATGGGACTACATTCCGGTAGCGACCATCCTTCTCTCGGATGCGGTGAGCCCGTAAAGGTCGGAAACCAAGTCCTCCACCTCCTGGTAGGCGGTCTTAATCCGCCAGCGGGCCGACGCCTTCTCGTGATGGCCCTGGATGGAAGGGAGGGTCTTGTGGAGGGTTAGGAGCTCGCTCACGAGGGCTACGATCTGGTCATGGGTAGCCTGCTCTGCCGGACCTATAGCCGGGACGGGGAGCTCAAGGATCTGGTAGATGTGTATCTCGCAGAGAATCCTCCTGCGGGTCTGAACGAAGTATCTCCGCACAAAGTAATTGAGGAGCTGGGTATTTAGGACGCCCAGCAGATAGCGGTTATCCATCTTGCCGTTGTTCTCGCACCCGTAGACGGCGTCCACGAAGAGGCAACGGTCGGTATCCAGGGAGGCGATAAGCTGGTTGGTGAAACCCCGGATGACTATCTTCTCTGGAACGTCCTTGAAACGGTCGACCAGCCGGGCGGTCTCTTTGCTCTTGGCGGGATCCACCCAGTGCTCCCGCAGGTCGAGCTTGTAGCGTTCGATTTCCGCCCCAAGGAGGGACCTGACCCCGCCCTGTTCTGGACCGGCGACGTTGTGAGCCTCGTCCCAACGGAACCCGCTGTGGAGGGCAAGGAAGTCCCCGATCGTTGGCCTGCCGGGCACGGTTATCTTCGAGAACATCTCTATGTCCTTATCGGAGCAGAATACGTTGAGGAGGGCTCTTGGAAAACCCTTGAACCTCTCCTGCTTGACGGGATTAGTCCTCTCGAACGTCCCCGTCTTGTTGACGATCCGGGCGGTGATCACGTTCTGCCCGGGGAGAACCTTCTGCATGGCGAACACAGTGCATTCGATGGCGATCCCATCGAAGGCTGGTCCGACGTCGTTGACCTCGAGGATCTTCCAGTCGAGGAGGGCCCTGCGGGCGGGCTCCCCGTCCTGGGTGAAGAGCAGGGATATCGGAACGATGAACGAGAAGTAGCCGCCCGGCTTCAGGAGGGAGATGGACTTTAGGATGAACAGGATGTAGAGGTTGGACTTCACCTTCGGGGTGGCATACTTGTCCTTAAAGTAGGCAGACTGCAGAGGGTCATGCATGGATCCCGTCGTAACGTATGGCGGATTTCCGATGATGACGTCGAAGCCCCCATCGGACATGGCTTCCGGGAAGTTTTTATTCCAGTCGAATGGGTTGATCTTCTGCCGCTCTGCCTCGGGGAGATTAAAGAACTCTGGCTTCTCTGCGATATCCGGGCCCACAAGCGTATTCCCGCACTGGATGTTTAGGGTTAGATTCAGGTTAACCTCACCCGGAGAAACATCGACTTCTTGCCCCTCATAGAGCTTCAGGAGCAGGGAGAGCCGGGCCAGTCGCACCGCATTAGCGTCCAGGTCGACGCCGAAGATCTGGGTGACAAGAATAGTCGCCCGGTCCTTGAACTCGAGCTTGCTCCCCTTCTTGCTCTCGAAGTAGGCCAGCAGATACTCGTAGGCCGCGACGAGGAAGTTACCGGAGCCACAGGCAGGGTCGATGATCCGGAGGCCCTTCGCCTCGTCTAAGGAAACATCCCGCATGCACAATCGGACTGTCTGGTCGATGATGTGATCCACGATGTGCTTCGGGGTATAGTAAACTCCGCCGACCTTCCGCTCCTCCGAATTGAAGGAGTACTCGACATCGTGCATCGTCTTACCTCTCTCGGATTCCCCCTCGCCGACGGACGTCCACTTCACTATCTTAATAGAGCATCCGAAGTAGGCCTCGTGCATGGTGCCGAGAATATCCAGGGAGATCTGGTCGAACTGGTGGGATTCATAGGCATCGGCAAGGATCGACCGCAGGACGTCCGGGGTGATAAAGACCCAGGACTCCCACTCCTGGGCTTCAAATAAGTCTCCCCCGAAAATACCGTGGTAGTGCTGGAACTCCTGCCGGAGAACGTCGAGGGCGTTGCCTGTGGTGCCTTCGGGGAAGAGGGTATTCAGGTGGGGTCTGGCAAGGGCCTTGCGATCCTCACAGAACCGGATGAACACGATCCGGTCGAGAATCCTGCGGGTGATCTCCTTCAGCCGGAGGGCATCCCCCTCGGGATCCTCCGAGTCGAACTTGTCTTTCTTGTTCCGGAATACGTCCTTCGCTAAAACACCCCACCACTTGCGGAGGTGGATTAGCAGATCCCGCTCACGCCGTTGGAACCGGTCCGTCTTGATGAGAGACATTGCTCCTCCTCGCATTTTCACATGAACGACATAGTAAATCCGAGCTATCTGCCCGGGCCATCTTCCGGATGGAATCCCGGTCTAGGCTATCCCAGCTCTGCTTCAGGAGATTTCCGATCCTGTGCTTCAGGCCGTAGTCCATGCAACACAGGTAGACGTTCCCGTTCGGCAGAACTTCGTTGCGGTTGAAGTGATCCCCGCATGCCCCGCAGTGAAGGGGGCCCTCCACCGCCGTGACGGTGGGATACAGATTTCCGGCCCGGGAGACGGGGGAATGCACCCGATCCTCGAGGTTCTTGATCTTCGCGTCCACGGCTCCGGCCAGGGCATCCCGCTTCTTCTTGAACCACTCGTCCGTGAGCTCCGGGGAAGCCGTCCTGTGGATGACTAGGGTGTCGAAGGCGATCCCCTGGATGGTGGCCACATCCTTCTCCGTCATGCCGACCATCGTCGTGTAGAGGGCTACGGGATGCCCCTTATCAGCGGCCGCCCGTATCATCCGTGAACCCTCCGGATTCAGGAAGGGCTCCGAGAAGCCGGAGAAGTCGATCCGGACGGGCTTGGGAACCGTAGAGATGATAGTCTCAAAGTCGGCCAATGCCATTTCCTTCGGTTGCTTCGCCTGCAGGTGGTAATTATAGACCAGCTTCTTCTGCGGGCAGTATTTGCACCGGTTGACACAGCCGATCACGGTCGTTATTTCGAGGGCTCCGGAGGTATTCATTTCGTCTCCTCCACGGGTTGATAGGTTGTTTCGAAGATCTCCTTCTTGCAGGGATACAGCTCGCCCAGGACCCCGATCAGCAGATAGTCTCCTGCATTCCCCGTCATCGTTCCCTCGAGAGTCTGAACCTCGAAGGGCTCGTCAATTCGCGCCGCCTGGATGGGGATGGGTTTCTTCATGAACGTCCCGAACGTTTCCCCCGGCACCAGAACTCCTTGCCTAAAATACTTCATGCATCCTCCTTTTTACAGGTACTCCACCAAGACCGTAGCAACCCACTCCTGGTTACGAGAATCACTGACCGCATCAACATTATCAGACCACCCTGTCGCCAGAGCACCATTCTTCCAAACTTCCACAAAAGTTCCTCCAACCATAGTATACCATATTCGGACAGATATATCATCACCCTCAGCAAAGTAGACGGGAGCTACATTCCTAAGTGCTGTCCTCAATCCTATGGTCGCACCACGACACCGTAACCCTATAATTCTTCCGGGAGACATCATCAGTGTTGAATATCTTGTTCCAGTCGCTTCGTTCCCAACGCTGAAATAGCGGTCGCCTGCTCCAGCCAAAGTTCCGAAAGACAGGTGGTCTATGTTCTTAAGACCATACGCCCCGACAACACCAATCCAATCGAAACTAATACCAACAGAAGTGTCGCCAGAAAAAATATGGACAGGCAACCAAACGTTCGTCGGAATGTGTGTCGTATGTTCTGCAACGACCTGACCGTTTAATAACATCCTACACTTATTAGGGTCCCACGTAATCTCTATAAGATGCCATGCCTTGGCTGGAACCGCGACCGTCGTCTGAGTTACTGTCCCATCGTAGGTCTCAAACTTACCGTCATTAAAGCGAACATAATAAGTACCTGCCGCATTCCAGAAACCAACGGCGTTTCGGAACACACCCGACCTATCGAAATCATCCTTCACCCGCATGGAAAGTCTACCGTATAGCCACGTCCTCTTTGTATACATTTCACCATAGGTGCCCCCGGCGTTCAGGATACCTATTATACTTTGATTCACCGAATAAGTAGCAGAGGCTCCCACCTTAGTCCAAGAATTTGTGTCGAGAGAGGTCCCGTCGAAGTGGTCGTAGAAACCCGGATAACCTTCGTAGCTGATCTTCGGGGCCATAACCGACCCAAGTTCATCGACGATAAAGTCGGGGTGAACCCTGACCGCCGTGGCATCCAACCAGACCCCATAGTAACCCGTATAAGCGGCGAAAGCAGAGAAGTCGGAAGTCGTCATCCGATAGTAGAAAATACCATCGCAATAGCAATCGACTACATTGACAGCACTTCCAACGTTGGGATATATATAGAGTTCTATATTATGCCACTGTCCCGTAGCCAATGTGACCGTAAAAGCACCGCCAGACACACTAGACCAGCTTCCGGCATTATCAACAGACATATTTAGTGTAGTTCCGGCACCAGTATAGTAAAAGACCAACCCCGTAGCAGATGCCGGGTTTACTCCATTCCATCCAAAACATATTCCGTAGGTATCTGTCGAGGCATTGGGCTTAAACGCCGCTCTGATGCGGAACCCAACATTATTCTGAGTCTGCGGAGTCTGGCAGAGATAAACTCTTTCGTTTCCAGTTCTCGCCACGGGAGCGTACCATCCCGCTGTATCGCTGGCCAGATATTCTGCGTTGGTATAGTTTCTAAACAGAGAAGGAGAGAGATAGCCACTATACCCCGATGCCCCGCTGGCACCTGAGGCCCCAGAAGCTCCTGAAGCCCCTGAAGTTCCGGACAAGCCACTAGCCCCGGTAAAACCAGAGAATCCAGAATAACCAGAAAGTCCAGACGCTCCGCTCGCTCCCGAAGCACCAGAGGCTCCGCTCGCTCCGCTGAGGCCGGAGAGACCAGAAAAGCCTGAGAAGCCGGAATATCCACTTAGCCCCGAGGCGCCGCTGGCCCCAGATGCCCCAGAAAGACCAGAGGCTCCTGTGAATCCACTAAAACCAGAATACCCGGAGAGGCCAGAAGCTCCGGATGCTCCGCTTGCTCCCGAGGCACCGCTAAGACCCGTAAATCCACTAAATCCGGAATACCCGCTCTGACCGGAAGCCCCGGAAGCACCTGAGGCTCCTGACGCTCCACTTAAACCACTGAAGCCTGAGAAGCCTGAGTAGCCCGAGAGGCCGGAAGCTCCCGAGGCGCCTGATGCACCCGATGCTCCCGAAGCCCCACTGAGGCCCGAGGCCCCGGTGAATCCGCTGAAGCCGGAGTAGCCCGATAGACCACTGGCACCAGAGGCCCCGCTAAGTCCAGACGCGCCTGAGATCCCGGAAAAGCCACTGAAGCCACTATATCCGCTGAGACCGGAGGCTCCAGAAGCACCACTTGCTCCACTGAGGCCGGAGGCGCCGGTGAACCCAGAGAACCCGGAATAGCCCGACTGGCCGGAAGCTCCGCTTGCCCCGCTCGCTCCTGAAGCCCCACTAGCTCCGGAGAGACCGGACAACCCGCTGAATCCGCTGAAACCACTATACCCACTCTGGCCGGACGCTCCACTAGCCCCGCTGGCACCCGAAAGACCTGATGCACCGGATAACCCCGTGAACCCCGAGAATCCACTGTAACCCGATTGGCCTGAAGCCCCCGACGCGCCAGAGGCGCCACTAGCTCCGGATAATCCGGAAAGCCCGCTGGCGCCCGTAAATCCGCTGAACCCGGAATAACCGCTTAGACCGGAAGCACCGGAGGCGCCTGACGCTCCGCTGAGACCCGAAGCACCAGTGAAGCCGCTGAAACCAGAGTACCCGCTTTGTCCAGATGCCCCGCTGGCCCCCGAGGCTCCTGAAGCTCCACTGAGGCCAGAGAAACCGCTGAGACCAGAGTAACCTGATTGGCCCGAAGCTCCGGAAGTTCCGCTGGCCCCGCTCGCTCCGCTGAGACCGGATGCACCGGACAGTCCCGAGAACCCGCTGAATCCGGAATAGCCGCTGGCCCCGGAGGCCCCGCTGGCCCCGGAAAGACCAGACAGACCACTCGCCCCGGTAAAGCCGCTGAAGCCCGAATATCCACTTTGTCCGGATGCACCAGAGGCCCCGCTAAGACCCGATGCGCCGGAAGCACCCGTGAACCCACTGAAGCCTGAGTAGCCGCTTAGACCGCTGGCCCCGGATGCTCCCGAGAGCCCTGATGCTCCCGAGGCTCCGGAGGCCCCAGAGAGTCCAGAAAACCCAGAGAGTCCGCTATATCCCGACTGTCCAGAAGCCCCAGATGCTCCACTCGCTCCCGAGGCACCCGAGAGTCCACTGAATCCGCTGAAGCCCGAGTAGCCGGACTGTCCGCTGGCGCCTGAGGCGCCGGAGGCTCCAGAGAGACCACTAGCCCCAGTGAATCCCGAAAAGCCTGAGTATCCACTGAGGCCGGAAGCTCCGGAAGCGCCGGATGCCCCAGAAAGTCCCGAGGCTCCCGTGAAGCCCGAGAAGCCCGAGTAGCCACTCGCTCCGCTGGCTCCGGATGCTCCACTAGCACCACTGGCACCCGAGGCTCCTGAAAGGCCGGAAGCACCGCTGAGGCCGCTGAATCCGCTGAATCCGGAATACCCAGACTGACCGGAGGCTCCACTCGCTCCTGAAGCTCCGCTGAGCCCAGAGGCTCCGGTGAAGCCTGAGAAGCCGGAATATCCGGACTGCCCACTTGCTCCACTCGCTCCCGAGGCCCCACTAAGGCCAGAGGCTCCCGTGAATCCGCTAAATCCGGAGTAGCCGCTGAGGCCACTGGCTCCGGAAGCACCTGAAAGTCCTGATGCGCCGGAAGCTCCGGACGCGCCACTCGCACCAGAAAGTCCTGAAAACCCGGAGAAGCCGCTGTAACCGCTTTGGCCGCTGGCCCCGGAAGCTCCACTTGCCCCGGAAGCTCCACTAAGCCCAGTGAATCCCGAGAATCCGGAATACCCACTGAGGCCGGAGGCCCCGGACGCGCCAGACGCGCCAGACGATCCGCTGAGTCCGCTAAGACCGCTGTAGCCGGAGAGTCCGGAAGCACCAGAAGCTCCACTCGCACCTGAGGCTCCGGAAGCCCCGGTGAACCCACTGAATCCCGAATAGCCGCTCTGGCCGCTGGCCCCGGATGCCCCACTCGCACCAGAAAGACCTGATGCCCCGCTCGCACCGCTGAACCCACTAAATCCTGAATAACCAGACGCGCCCGAAAGTCCCACCGCTCCAGAAAGACCACTGAGACCTGAGTATCCACTTTGTCCGCTCGCTCCCGAGGCCCCCGATGCTCCGCTTAGTCCCGATGCCCCCGTGAATCCACTGAATCCCGAGTAGCCGGATTGTCCTGATGCTCCCGAGGCGCCGGAGGCCCCCGATGCGCCGGAAGAACCTGACAGACCACTGAATCCAGAAAACCCGCTGTAACCGCTTTGCCCCGATGCTCCCGAGGCCCCGGAAGCTCCGCTGGCTCCCGAGATCCCACTGAAGCCGGAGAATCCAGAATAACCAGATTGGCCGGACGCACCACTAAGGCCGGACGCTCCCGATGCCCCTGTGAAACCTGAAAATCCAGAATACCCGCTCTGACCCGAGGCCCCCGAGTCTCCGCTGGCCCCGGAGAGACCGGAAGCACCAGTGAACCCCGAGAAACCAGAATATCCGGACTGACCTGAAGCACCAGACGCACCGCTCGCGCCTGACGCTCCGGACAATCCGGACAAACCGGAAAATCCCGAGAAGCCCGAATACCCTGATTGGCCTGAAGCTCCCGACGCGCCGGATGCTCCGGAAGTTCCGCTGAGGCCCGAGAAACCACTGAACCCACTATATCCCGATTGACCACTAGCCCCAGAAGCACCGGACGCCCCACCTGGACCCGAGAAACCACTGAGGCCGGAGTACCCGGACTGGCCGCTGGCACCTGATGCCCCGCTGGCACCGCTGAGACCAGAGGCCCCGCTGAGTCCTGTAAATCCCGAGAACCCTGAGTAACCCGATTGACCGCTGGCGCCACTTGCGCCGCTGGCTCCCGACGCTCCGCTTAAACCGGATGCCCCGGTGAACCCCGAGAACCCGGAGTACCCGGACTGCCCGGATGCTCCACTGGCCCCAGACGCACCTGACGGGCCAGAAAATCCAGAAAGTCCCGAGTAGCCCGACTGTCCAGACGCACCTGAAAGACCACTAGCTCCCGAGGCTCCGGAGATCCCAGAGAACCCGCTGAACCCGCTGTATCCAGAAGCACCTGAAGCTCCAGACGCCCCAGAGGCTCCGGAAGCACCACTCGTACCCGAGAGGCCGGATGCCCCGCTGAATCCAGAGAACCCAGAATACCCAGACTGACCGCTGGCCCCTGATGCACCAGATGCTCCTGAAGTTCCCGATAGGCCACTGAAACCCGAGAAACCACTGTAGCCTGATTGTCCTGATGCACCTGAAGCTCCACTGGCACCTGACGCTCCTGATGCTCCTGTGAATCCGCTGAACCCGCTATATCCTGATGCTCCTGATGCACCGCTCGCTCCACTCTGCCCGGATGCCCCGGAAGGTCCACTAAACCCGGAGAAGCCGCTGTAGCCGGAAAGACCACTTGCCCCACTGGCTCCGGACGCTCCACTGGCCCCCGACAGACCAGACGCCCCGCTGGATCCAGAGAACCCCGAGAACCCCGAGTATCCCGAGTTCCCCGAGGCACCAGACGATCCACTGGCTCCTGATGCCCCGCTGGCTCCCGTGAACCCGGAGAACCCCGAGTATCCGGATTGCCCGGAGGCGCCCGAGGCTCCTGAAGCCCCGGACCCCCCAGATAGGCCGGAAAAGCCCGAAAGGCCGGAGTACCCGCTCTGGCCGGAGGCGCCTGACGTTCCTGTAGCCCCAGAAGCCCCGGAAAGGCCGGACCAGCCCGATTGTCCCGAGTAACCCGATGATCCGCTCGACCCGGAGGCTCCGGACGCCCCAGAAGCCCCCGTTTGGCCTGAAAACCCGGAAAACCCGCTATACCCGCTCTGACCGCTAGCTCCCGAGGTCCCGGATGCCCCAGAAGCCCCGGAAAGGCCACTCTGGCCTGAGAACCCCGACTGACCCGAGTATCCGGACGTCCCGGACGTCCCAGAGGCTCCTGAAGCCCCTGAAGCCCCGCTGGCCCCCGAATAACCGCTCTCCCCGGACACGCCTGAAGCCCCGGACAGGCCCGAGGCCCCAGAAGCTCCTGAAGCCCCGGATGGCCCGCTGTATCCACTGAACCCCGAATACCCGCTGGCCCCCGATGTCCCCGATCCACCGGACGCCCCACTGATGGCGATCGTCTGGCCGCTCTGGACAACGTCGATCCCGCTGTAACCCTGGAAGCGAACGTCTCCGTGCAGGGCAGGAGGCGCGACGGGCGAGATGATCCCGATCGAGTGAACGCCCTCGTGAACGTGATCCCTCGGGCTGATGTGCTTGTCGGTTCCGGAATAGCCGGATGCCCCGACAGGCGCCGGGAGTCCCTGGCCGTAGATCTCGTTATTTAAATGCCAGGAGAAGATGGAAGACGGAAGAGATTTGGATACGCCATCCGGACTCTTCCGTTCTCCACGAATGTCACCAGGATTAGTCGGACTCACTTATGCCCGTTGCCATTCCCATTCTTTGGAGTGTAGATTCGCATCCCTCTGCAGGATACGCACTTGAGCTTGCCGCGCCGCTTCAGCTCCGTCAGAATTGTGGAGGCTTTGGGAACCGTGATCCCCAGGTGAAGAGCAAACTGGGTTGGTGTAAGTCCCCCTCGCCCCGCCATCTTCAAGGCCGCTATGTGGACGAAAAACTCCTTCACCCGAGAGGAGCTTTTGAGCCTCGCCCGAAGAGCACGATCGATCATGTCATCGTCGACGGGCAGGATCTCGCTCCAGATCGTCTCGTGATAGCCCTTGAGGAAGTCCTTCGCTTCGCCATCATCATATCTCCCAGCTGAAATCAGAGCATTAGAAACAAGCTCATAGGACAACGCCTTGACGCCGTTTCGCATATCGCATCCCCTTTCTTTATCGGTTTGTAAACTTTTCCCTTCCCAACCAAAGAACTGTTCCGGAATACTGCGAAATCTCCGTAAAGGTTAGCTCCACGGACGCCAGCCTCGGCGTTCCGTCCTCGAACCACGCCTTGTAGCCAATCGAGCAGTTCGTCATCACGCACGGCAGGATATCCGCCCCCTGCTTCGGGAGAATCCGGAGATGGGTCTTGGGGAAGTAAAGAAGCAGGAGAGGTGGAGCCTGCAAAGGTTGGTTACTTGAACTGGTGTCGTAACGCCCCGTTTTCATCGACCGGAGAACCTTGATGTGTTCGTTGATGTCGACGTTATACTTACTCTCTTTCATCGGAGAGAGATCGGTATTCTCACGGTAGACTTCACGGTAGAGAACCGCCGTAAAGGAAACCGTCCGCTCGCCTCCTCCCGTCCACTGGTAGATCGGAACGGGGGCAAAGGGAACGTCGATGTTCGCCCAGGTTACTCCACCGCCGTCGTCGGTCAAGGTCTCCGGGAAAAACTGCAATTTAAGGGTTAGGAGACTGCTGTTGTAGAACTTCCTGTTGAGTTCCCGAGTGGACGACAGAGTGGCCCCGCCAGGGTCTTTGGCAAGAATGAAAACCGAAGCCAGCTTCCTTCTTCGCTTAAGGAAGTAACCCTGGAAGGCAGAGGAAGCGATGCTTCCGAGATCAGGCATTAGGCATCACCTCGTCAATGCAGACCCGGAAGCCGACATCCAGACCCGGGGCATCGGCGAACCCCTTTGTAAACGACAGGTAGTAGGGCGATCGCCCGGCGCCGTCGCTCCACTTGATCCCCCGGATGGCCACACGGGATCCTGCCGGGGCGATAAAGATATCCTTCTCCGTGGATGAGGCCATAGTCGGGATGAGAAGCCCCTGAAGGAAAACGTCGGTCATGAAGGATGCGATCGTCCCGCCGACATAGGGAGGGCTCGTGAGCGGATGGTTGGTCATTTGCGGACAGATGGCCACGACGGGCGTACCGATCGCATGAGTAGTTCCGGTCGTCCCGTTGTAGGCTCGCTCGACGTAGAGCAACCAAGTTCCGCCTCCCGTTCCGGATGGCGCAGTCACCAGCATCTCTTCGTTTCCGATCTGCAGGATATCTCCCGTGAGGAACTCCTGCCCGGCTGGCCTATTCGAGATGACGTTATTCACCCGGATGACGTCCCCGTCGACGGGCTCGTGCATGTCGTCCTGGTAGAGAAGCCCCCGGGATCCGCTTGGCATGCACAGGAAGGTCTCGGCAATGAGCGCGAAGTCTCCTGCGGCATAGTTCAGGGTCAGGGGAGGAGTCGTAAACCGGAAGACCTTGCTCCCCAGGTTCTCGGTGTCGGAGAAGGCAACGTTCTCCGTGGCTCCAGCGGCATTCGTGAGGGTGATGCTCCCAGTATCCTGCAGGCCGTCGATGTAATCGATCCGCACCGAAACCGCCGTGCCTCCTGCGGATGCCGGAGCGACGAACCGACCGTGACGATAGACCGTCAGAAGGGAAGAGCTAATCGTGAGATCGAGAAGCTCCCGCACATTTCCGAAGAAGTCGGAGACTCCCGGGATCCGGTTGTTGTGCATCCACCTGTTCGGGCCGGACCCGGTAAGAAGCCGGTTCATCCGGTAACTCCCCCCGGAGAACTCGAGGCCGAGATTCGACCCGTAGGTCGGGTCGGGGATCCCGTAACTGTCCGGCACGGCCGCATCCCCAAAATCCCTGCCGTAGTAATTCGACCCCTTCTGGTCGGCCCCAAAGATAAGATTGAGCCACAGGATCGTCGCCCACTCGTAGCCGTTCATGAGGTGGCCGAACCGCCCGTTGATGTTTCTTCTTGCGGCAGTTTGCAGGGCGGCATCGTAACTGACATTGCACCACGGCGGGACACCCTGCTGTGAGGCGGGAACGGCGATGTTGGACAGGGCAGGAGAACTCCACAGAGAAGCATTCGGCATGCTTGCTTCGAAGGCGTCCATCCAGAACCCGCCCAAGTTCAGGTCTTGAGACGGGTAGCACGGCGACCCGCTGATCAATGACCCCGAAGGAATGGTGAACGGAGGGATATAGACCATCGCGCTCTCTACGATCGGGCCGGACTCGACCCTGGATCCCGAGGGGATTATGGCCTCGTAACCACTCACCCACAGCGTCGTGGGATGACCATCGACGGGAAGAGGATTGTAAGACCCCGTCCCCCAGATATGTTCGATCCGGCAGATCTTGCCGTTGATGGCGATCGCCTCTCCAAATCCATATTCTGCTCTCAGGTCTTGAGCGTTGATCCGAACAGACGACCACTTCATGGAGATATTATACGATCCATTTGCATCGGTCTTAACGCACTTCGAGTAGTGCGGGAAAACCTTGACCTGCATCTCCGACAACAGCCTCTGCCGGAGCCAGCGGGAATTGTCGCTGATATGGCGCCCGACCCGATTCAAGACGTCTGCTTCGACCCCCTCCACAGTGCCGTCCCACGCCACAAGAGGCTCCCCGTTCATCATCCAGTAGAGAGCCATAAGAGCAGAATCGAAGAAGTCTAAACTCCCCTTCTCGAGAACCGATTTATCAGACATAGTGATCTCCTATAGCGTGAGAGTCCAGATGTATTCGAGCGTGATGGCCCCCGACTTGGCGGGAGGAGGAACGAACACGGCGCGGGCAAACAATCTCTGCCCCGACAACCCAAAGTCGGGATCCGCAACGACGGTATCGCTGAAGAGCCCGGCCTCTCCGATAGACTTTCCGTTCAGAACGTCCACGAGAGGGATGGTGTAAGTAAGCTGAATCTGCGTCCCGCTCGGATACGTCGGCGCGTTCACGGCCCGGTTCACCCCGTAGTCTCCGGCGAGAGCAACATTGCCAACCCCCAAGCCGCTGGTATCGCTTCCAAACCGGATATACTTGATCACAGGCAACACCCCGAGGGTTCCGTCCCCGAGACGCCTGCGGACGAGCGTCCGGAGCACGTCCACGATCGTATTCTCAAAGATACGTCGCCACACTTCATCGCCGTTACTCTCCCGGGCAACGACCTCCACAGTCCCCCGCATATTCAAATAATCTTCCATGATGCCTTCTCCTTATGATGGAATTGCGCTGACGGTATCGGACGCCGAAAGACGGTCGTTAATCTCGTAGGTTACCCGGACCCGGGGGATCGATACGTGGGCAGGATGAATCCATCCGACCAAACGTCTCAGCATCTTGAAATCTCCCGCACTCCACTCTGCTCTCTTCCGAGAATTGCTCTCCGTAATGTTGACCTGAACCTTGCTTAAGGGAACGCCTTCACGGTCGATGGGAATCTCCTCTTTCGGAACCCAGTTTCCAGATCCCGCAAAGTAGATGATCCACTCATCGAACCCCTCATTCACTCCGGCCACCGCCTCGTAGCCCGCCCGCAGAAGGTAGTAGGACGCCGGATCGCCCCGCTGGACCTGAATCTCGTAAAGGTCTTTGACTGTGATGTCCATCCCGGTCATCCGCAGAACGAAGTCGTAGCACCATATCTCTCCCTTGCGGAGAGTCCAGTAGCCGTAGGAGTCCAGAAACGCCCGGAGAAAATCGTCTGACCAGCGGACGTCTACGTCGATGGCGAACATCTCGGCTAAGTAGTGGAGGAGATCAGGTCGGACAGACATGGGGTCGCGAAGGCTCATGAAACCATCGGCGGCCACCTTGAGACGCTCGAGGGGGGTTGCGGCTACATCGAAAAAGTCCTTGAGAACACCTCCCCGATCGTCGTCTTTGTCCCTATAGATTCCGGGTACTCCGCCCCACAGGGCCGGAAAGCCAAAGGCCGCCCGACCGAACGGGTCCTCCCCAAATCTATCCTGACCAAACCCAGGCATCGACCTGATCTCCTCCTAGTGAAAGTTACTTCTTGCCGTTGTTCGAGTTTGCCTTCGCCAACAGATCACTGATCGTCTTGTAACCTCCGGACGCCAGGAACCCGCCGATCAAACCGACCGCCACGATGAGCCACATCTTCGGCGGCACCCCGTAGAACGGGTCCATGAAGTAATAGGCTCTGACTGCGGCGGCCCCGACCCCCACAACGACATCGGCTATCACGGCCACCTGGCCGGTGATAAACTTTCCGATGTAGGGAAGGTTCTTCAGGATCGGAAGAACCCCTAAGCAAACCCCCGTGATCAGCAACAGCTGTGCATCCCATCCGTTCATTCTCTCTCACCTCCTATCGTAGTGGAATAGAAACCCCGCCAAAGGCGCATGGCGGCCCCTTGTAGAGCCAGCCAACACCAAAAGTAGCTTCAACGTTGGGAGTCAAGTGGTAGGCCGGGGCAATTCCGGAATAACTCTGAGTCCCGACCACTCCCCAGTTCCACTTCCGGTTGAACATGAACTTAAGACGCCCACCGATCCGGTACTTTGCCCTCGTGTCGAAACCTCCATAGACCTCCGGGATAAGACACCATCCCCTCTGTTGAATCTGGATGTCCGGGGGCTTCTGGATGACCACCATAGTCGTCCCCTTGGTGGTCGAATTGTAGACCCAAGTCGTCTCCGGCTTCCCGGGGATGATCGTAACGTGCGCCTCGGGCGGCTTCTGGATGATCACCTGTGTCCCATTGTTCGAAAGGGCGATTACCCTATCGCTTAAAATCTGGATGGTCTTAGTGAGGCTGTCGATCTTCCCCGCCGATGTCGAATCCGGACCGACGGTCACGACCTGCGGGCCGTTGCCTCCCCTTGCAAGCAACAGGACGATTATCGTCAAGACCAGGGCGATAACGGCATGATTCGATGTCAGCTTAAAGTTCTTCAGGTCTATCATGTGGCCATCGTAAGGGCAACGCTTCCCGGAAGCGTGATAATGGTTGATCCTCCGCTAAAGGCGAAGAGCCCATCGTAGTAATTGGTCTTCTCGAACACACACTGAGTTACCCTCACCCACTGCGTGGCGGCCCCCAGATTCCTGAATGGGTAGGACGGCCCGTAAGCCCCCGGGGGATAGCACCGAATCTTACTCCGGTAGAACCATTGTTTCTCGTAGGCATTCGCTCCAAGATCGATGTCCGTGAGGGCGTCCCACACGATCCCGTCCCAGGACCCGGTATCCGAGAGAAGCACCGGATCGAACTCGCAGTTATACCACCAGAACTTGTTGGGAGCCGTGGCGTCCGGGAAGTAGATGATCCGCAGGGGGTTGTTGTTGTAGGGATACAGCCTCAGATACCCGGCATCGATGTCCGCGAGAATTTCCGGTATGCCAGCCGTCCCGCCCGAGCAGTAGACCAGCATGGCTTCGTAGACGGAATCCGTCTGGTAGACGTCGACGTTCCGGATATACAGGCTCTGCTTCGTTGGGTAGATCGACCCCTCCTGGTAGCTTACCTCGTAGTCGAGTCCATAAGACGAGTTGATGTTGTAGACTTGCAGGTTCATGAGGCCGACCTCCGGCGTGTAGACCTGGCCGGATGGCAGACAGGCGGTCCGGAGAACGGTGATGTCCCCCTTAATGACCGTCGTCTTGGGATCGAGACCCACGACGTAAATTCCATCGAGGTTCTCGAGAAGAAGGTTGGTCTGGTAGATGCCGGGATACACGATGACGACATAGGGGTTATCCCTAGAGGCTGGGATCCCGGCAGACTTGATGTCGTTGATCGCCGCTTGCGGGTCGGAGAACTGGGCTCCTTCCTTCGCCACGATCCTCGTAAACCCCGGGGCAAACCCGCCCTGAGCGGCGGCGGCAGACAGGCGTTCCCCGATCGAGGAGAACGTCCCCCGGGCGCTCACAACCTCAGCGGCCGCCACCTGCGTTGTCTCAAGTGATGCGACCACCTCAGCCTTCAGCTTCGTATAAATCGCACCATCGGCAACGTGATCCATCGTGAGGGGATCGGCCTGCAGGGTAATGACGGCTGTTGCGTCCCCGGCCTGCCCTCCGGTATCGAAAGCCCTGATTATCGCCTTGAACGTTGGCGGGATGGGCGACACCCCAGAGATCTGTGCGAGATCGGCCCCCAACCAAACCCTCGTGCCGATCGTATGCAGGATGAACGAGTTGGCCGAGTTGTAATCCGGCGTTGACCCGTCCTTCGTCCACGCTATCTCGTAGCCCTTCGCATTCACCACGCCGTTCCAGCTCAGGTCTACGCCTCCAACCCTCTTGATCATGTAGCCGCCTGTTGGGGCGGGCAGTCTAGTTCTGGCTCCGGCGATGATAGGAAACCACGAAGACCAGGCGCTCTTCTGTGCCGGGGAAGGCCCATTGGATGATCGGACACGAGCTCGGTACTTAACTCCTACGGTCAGCCCGTGCTTGGTATAATACATCGGCGTCCACTTGGCCGCATCCGCAGGATCGCCAGCCGGATCTATCCGGAAGAGCTCTTCCTCTTCGTCCACCCCGGAAACGCCCCCCGAACTCATAGGTTGGAGCTGAACCTCATAGCCGAGGGCCCCGGGACCCACGGCATAAGACCCATCCGCTCCCGTTGATCCAGACGGGACAACTAGGGTGGAAACTCCACTGTCGACTAAAGATTGTCTTTTCCCGATGGAATCGGTTATCAGCTGACCAATCCAGTAGCCCGACAGCCACGACTTTCCCACATCTGTTAAAACATTGAGAGCCCACGAACCGCTTCCGGTATCTCCCCACTTGAGCTTAATCCAGGCCGTCTTCGGGATCTGCCTAGACTGGGAGCACATCGGAAATTCGATTTCCGGCTGTTTCTGGTCCTCGTCGATCCCGGTCGTGATGACAAGACCCTTCGGGAGAGGGGGGCCGTCGCTGGCCGTGGTCTTGTCAACGACGGTTGAAATATCGCTCGAGACGTTGAACTTCGTGGCGATGACGTAGACCCGATACTTGGTTCCGGTCAAAAGCCCCCGAATATAACGCTCGTTGGCAACGATAACCGTCTGCGACGGGGGGTAACCGTTGACAGGCATCTCCGGGGAAGGAACCGAAACGAAGGACGGGTTTTCAAAAACCTCTGTAAGCTCGTCAACCGTAACCACTCCAAGACGTGTGTAGGGAGTGACGTAGACCTTCATCTGGCAGTCCTTCGGCAAAATCAGAAAGGGTCCCGACCCGGTCCCGCCAGTCCCTTCGACGGTCACCGCCGATGCACCGTTGGAAATGATTTTGAAGTAGGTTTTTGCGGATATGTCGTAGAGATACCAAGCATCGGCCTGTCCAGAGGCCGCCCACTCGTTAGAGTTATAGCTTCCGCATCGGCTCGTGGTAACCGTGAACGTATTTCCAGACCAGTTTCCAACGCCCTTGTCACCCCACACCACACGAAGGTAAGCATGGGGCCCCACGTTCCGGTTCGTTCCCGGCTGATCAAGTTTGTCCGGAGGAAGATCTCGGTCAAGCCCAGTCTCCGGAACGGATACATGGAGAGGCTTTGGTGGCTTAAATAATCCTCGAGCCGTCCCCTCCTTGAAAACGAGAACATTCCGATAGCGAACATCCGTCAGCGCATCAGGTACTCCACCTGTGACATGAACTTCGGCAAGCTGGATGACATCGGTATCGGACGGGCCGAACGATGCGGCCACGACAATCTCATAACTGTTGTGATTGTAGGTGTGGCCATCCGGGCTGTAGGTCTCGTCGTAGGTTACATCCTCGGCAGGGTTATTGTAGACCTTGTAACGCAGTGCGATGATCCACGTCCCGTCCACCACAGGATAAGAATTTCCGGGGATCCCGCCAGAGGGAACGCAGATCACGTTCCCATTCTGGGTGAGGGCGTAACCGGGCCTGAGCGTGTAGGACGACCACGGTCCGACATCGACCACCTGCAGGTCGGAATAGGGGGCCCCCGAAGTATCATACGACGTGATCGCCACGCCGTAGGTCTTGATGGATGCGCCGAGAAGGGCGCTGAGGTTCGCTACCTCGGCTTGCTCAATGAGAGCTACAACATCCTGGATGCTCTCAATAAAGCCAGTTTTATAAGTCGCCTTCTCCATAACACACCCCCATGATTTGTTCGATGTTCGGTTGCATAGCCTTCAGATCGGCCCTGAACTTGTCCATATCCCAGTTTGCCCCCGGGCATTGCTTCTCGACGGGCTTATGTAACATCACATAAGTCTCCCTGTGGCCGAGGACGTTCGAGATGTGGATCCCGGAAAGGAAACAGGTGGCGAAAACCATCTTGAGCATTCCCTGCCACACGGGATCCGGGACGGGGTTGTGATCGTAATCCCCGATCGCCACGAAGCCCAGGCTCCGGTCGTTGAACCCAAGAGCATGGCTTCCACCGGTCCAGAAGATTCTCCCCCGTCGCCAGCTGAGTTTGCCGTCGACGAACTCCAAGCCGCCGTGATAGCCGATATCCGACCAGGGACCCTCGACATGCTTCCCCTGCGCCTGGAGCTGTTTCCCGATCTCCGGAGTAACGATCTTTCCATCGAACCGCCAGCTCTTGTGGTATTTTCTGATCCCCTCCCAGTCGGACGTGACATTGTTATCCGGGGAGAACGAGTGATGAAGGACGATATACTCGGCAATGTTTAACATGGTTCCTCCTCCTATTATGGCGCCGGAAGATTTGTGACGGCCAGACGACCCGGAATAACAAGGAAGGCATTCCCCCATCGAACACCCAGCACGTAGATCGTGCTCTCGACGGGAACGACGGACCCCGCATACAAGACGAGGGAAGTGTCGTAGACTTTGAAGTAGAGACACTGCCCATCCTCAACGGCGATGCTTCCTGCGGCAAGAGTCAAGACCTGCCCGCTGAAGGGATTGAACCACTTAGCCTCCGTCCACGAGACTGTCGCGGCCCCGCTCGAGTAGGCGAACCCTCCATCCTGGATGGGAATGAGGCCATGATTCCGGTAACTCCCGTAGGTGAACTGGTCGAAAGCCCGAAAGAGGTTCTCTAGCGTAGCATACGAGGAGGTATCTCCTTCAGGGGGATAGACGAAAAGACACTTCTGAGTGGTCGGCATTCTCCCTCCTTAGTAAGTCGCCCTGATATCCCGAGGCGGCTGTGTATTCCTCGGCCTAATTGTCCCGGTGATGCTAACGGTCCCGGCCACCAGGATATACTGCGGATCAGGGATGGCGTCCCCGCTGTCCATCTTCACCCCGGTCGATCCCACGGGAAGACTGAGCGTAACCCGAACGTAGTCCACACCGGCGACCTCCTGAGCGGCCTCATAAACGTGCGAGGCCCGCAGAGCAATTCCGAAGTTCCTGTTCTTGAGAAGCTCCTGCACTGCGGCATTCACGGCGGAGATCACGTCCCCGGCGTTGTAGTTATCGAGCACTCCGATTTGGATGGTGATATTCACCAACCGCAGGAGCGTCGATCCGGCCACAATTTGAACCACGACGGTGGCGACCTTCTTCGTCTCGAGATAATCGGACAGTCGGTTCATGAAGTTCGTCGACGGATCGACATAGGTCCCACTGCCATCCAGAGACAGAACGTAGAGCTTGATAAGATTCACGTCCCGACCCGAGGCGATGATCCCGGTAAGGTAGTTCGTGAGGGCGGCCTTTGTCCCGGCATCCGTGATCAAATTCAAAAGCCCCTGCAGGTAGGCATCATCCAAAACCTGCTTGACCACCACGCCCCGGGCCCTCGCAAGGCTTCCCTCTACGTCGACGTAGTTCATAGCGAGGGTCTCGTAGTCCCCGATCGTGACCGCACGGTCTTTGGTAAGGAAAATCCGGGGGGCGTAAACCTTGACGTGGCGGGTGTCCTCCTCGTCGGCGCCTCCCGAAGCCCCGAGGACGTTGTTGAGAGTAGCCCGGATTTCCGTCCCTTTGACGTAGACGGGCGATTTGAAAGACGTGATGGAGGCGCTCTTCGCGTTTCCCAAGGCTCCGGAACAAGCCCTCCAAGAGACTTCAATCTGCGCCCCGTCCCGAGGGATAGGGGCGCTTACCCCATCTCCGAACTTGAGCGTCGGCGGCGAATCATTATAGTCCACGATGCAATGATTCGTCCCGTCGAACGTCCAGTAATCCTGCTCCATCCAGTGAACGCCGTCGACCGTAACCAGCATCGTTCCCTGGGCTACGAACTTTTCTGCGGGGTGATCGGAGAGGGGGAATTTCTGATTGGAACTTTCGTCCGAGATAAAGGCCATGCGGATGACCTGCCCTTCGGTAACGGTAGCCTTCACCGCTTCGACCGGGCGAAGAACGAGCTCTCCCGTATAGAACTTTACGTCATCGTTCAGAGTAAACTGCAGGTCGTTTGGACCCGCACAGGCTGTCCCGCTCGGGATGACCACGTCGAAGGTGTAGGTCTGCGTAAGAGCGATCGTTACCGCCGCCCGGGCGGCGATCGCCCGGCCAACCTTGTAGCCGAGATTCCACGCTCCCCGACCCACGTTCTTGCGGAGGGAAGCCGTCCCGATAAAGGCTTCCGAGGCCTTGAAGTCCTGATACCACGCCAGGCCATCTCCGACGTAGGCTATTAACTGCATGAGCATCACGCCCATATCGCTGTCCAGGAAGTCCTGGTAGGTGTCCTGATACTTCACCCTCAGCCACGCCTGCATCTCGTCGAGGATCGTCTGGTAGTCCCGCCCGTAGTAGGAAACCCTTGTAAGGGGATCCCGCATCTGAAACTCACTCGGCAGACGGGCGTCAAACGTCTTCTCGACCCAACCCGACCCCGAAACGAACACATAGGTCGTTCCGGACGGGGCGAGATAAACGATATCGTAGTCCTGCGGATCGTCCGGAAAAGATGAAAGCTCTCTGACGTCTATGATCATATCACTACCGACCTTTCTACGGGAAGATTATTGCCGTAGCGATTCCCGGCGACCTCATATTCAATTACAAAATTGACGTAGCCTGTGACAGGATCGGACGTCCCCTGCACGTCGATGATGTTGATCCGAGGCTCCCACCGGGCAAGGGACTGTTTGATCTCAAAGACCCCCATAGCCACAGCCATGTCGTCATCGTTATTTTCAAAGACGATATCCTGAAGGTTGGACCCGAACTCCGGGTTCATCACCCGCTCGCCTCTCCGGGTCAAGAGGATCTGCTGGATGCTCTCCCAGATGTGGCTATCCCCCTGGCTGGCCGGGGGAAATCCATCTCCGGCTTTCCGGAACGGAAACGAGAGGCCATTCCACATCTCTACTTCTCCTTGCCCCCGACCCGGTCTTTGATATCCCGAAGGACGGCGTAGAGGTGTTTACAGAGATACTTCCTCTTGCCGGGATTCCGCACGACGGGATCCGCACCGTTGCTGTAGGCGATCACGCTGGCATTGTCCTGCGTTAAGGCGACCTCGAGGTGATAGGTAAAATAAGGGCAGTCGCACCACACGAGGACGTCCTGCGTCATGCTCCGGAGAGGCTTCTTGCTGTCCGGAGGGAAAGACATCACCCAGCACTGGTGGGTATTCCCGTTCGCCAGGGTAACGGTCTTGTAGATGTATCGCCCGTCCCGGGTGATCGTCTGAATTATTGGGATGATATCCGCCGCCCGGCCCTTGATCTTCTTCGGGGTGCCGCCCTGTAGCTCCTTCAGCGATCGCTCCTCAAGCAGAAGGAACATCCGACCCGGGGTTGCTCCGGAGAGGAGGTTCGTGAGATAATGGATATCGTTTGCTAACAGCATTAAATCCTCTGAACCGTTTGGGCAGTCGACGGAATCACGCTGTTGTTGTGGTCGGCCAGAAGCTGATTATGCTGGTCGATTAGCTCGTTAAGTTTAGCCTTTATCTGGTCGAGCAAGGCCAGATCAGCATTGTGGGCATCCACTATCACTTCGAGAATAGCGTCCATGCCCTTGTCCGTCCCCCAGGCATACCCGGCAGAGCTGAGACCAAGCCTCGTCCACTGCTCTCCCCGGGAATCGACTAACGTCTTGATCGCCTGAATGAGATCAGCCTTGATCATCATTTGACGCATCCCTCCGGCAGAATCACCTGGGCCGGGGCGATCGTCGTCCCTTGTATCGGTCCGGGAACGCCACCTCCGGCTCCGGTTATCGCGGCAATCACAGTCCCGGTCGTTCGGATTTCCGCATGGGCGTTAATCTCCTCGACGACGGCCTGTGCTAAGGCCAATCCAAGCTGTCCGAGCACCTCTTCGATGCTTGCACCGCCGGAAACACCCACCATCTTGGTCTTCATTGCTTCCCCGAGACGGGCGCTATTGAGTGCCATCAGTCCACCGCCTTTGCCGGTCCAGACCCAACCGGAATCGGAGGAATCTGGATAGGCGCCTTGTTGTGACCCTGCTTCGTTATCGGGCACTTAAACTTATCCATGTCCTTATACCTCAGAATTCTTTCCGTCGGTCCACCGGACGTTCCTCCGAGAATGACGTTCGGGCTATTGATATAAGCCTTAGCACTCGCTTCGACCTGGGCGGTCTTGCAGACGATCTTCGTCGCCCCGTTGGACATCGTGAGGGTGTCCCCTCCGGCATCCGTGACCGTGATCTTCTTGGTCTTATCCTCGAAGAGCATCTTCATCCCCTTGACCGTTTTGATCAGAAGGGTCTCGGCAATCTCGTCCACCTGGATGATGTGGCCTTTGGACGTCCGGAGCTCGACCTTGAGCTTGGCCGGATCGTCATCGAAGAGGAGCTGGTGCTTGGCCTTCGTCCTGATCCCCCGGGCAGTCGGCGGGTTCTTCTTGAAGTCCGCAGGCATCTCACCCGTTCCCCACCATTGGGCGGTATACATCGGGTAGTCCTTATCGCCCCGCTCGAACTTAATCCAAACACCTTCCCCGATCTCCGGCACGAAGATAATCCCGTGATCTGCTCCCGCAAAGGAGGGCATGGGAACGACCCACTGCGGAAGGTCGGCCCCCCGGTTCATGTAGGGACAGCTAACCTTAATCCGACCCAGGAAGTCGGGATCTTTGTTATCGACGACCTTCGCCCGGTAGACGCTGTAGAAACGACCAAGAGCCTCCAAGCCCCTCGTGGCGATTGTATTCCACAGTTCTCCGAGTGCTCCCACCGCTAACCCCCGAGCGCATCCGCCCACACCGGGCGGGCATGAAGGTGAACCTTGCATTTAAATCCGGATTTCGAAAGGGTATGCTCAACCTGCCATATCTGCCAGGGAGAGTTTTGCCCTCCGATAAAATTATTCCCGATCATAAGTCCAGCGGCCGCTCCGATTGGCAGAAGAGGAATAGAAGGAACAGTCACCGCAACCTTCAACACGAGTCCAGCATCTCCGAACTTCTGTGCGGCATCGTCGTTCTTCGATAGAGTCGCTTGATCCCGAGCCGGGAAGGCATCGTAAAGAACCTTCGCCCTCATCCGTCTGGTGGCTTGCATTCTCGCTTTTGTGAGATAGTTAACATCGTCGGAGGCTTCTAATTTTGCGAACGCCCTGGTAAAGAAGTTCCAGTTCGTCTCGGTCTCGAAGTCCTCAATCGGGAGAACCGGAGGATCGGCCTGCAGGTTGATCGGCCTTCCCCAGACGAACATAACTTCCGGCTTCGGGATGGATGTTGCTTTCTTATCTGGCCTCTTAAATATTTTCAGCCAGGGCTTCTCATCAGTATCGGATTCCCCCGGCATGACGGTATAGTCGAGGTCGGGAGTGAATTTACTAAAGAACGCATTCAAAACGTCCTGAAGCCTAGATCCCCTCTTCCAAGAGATTTCATCTTTGAGGGCAATCGACTGGCTCATAATCGATTGGGTTTCTTCGGAGAAGTCGGCATTGAGATCGAAAGCATCCACGATTTGCGATAGGAACTTTTCTACGGTTTGCGTCCCCTTCAGGACAATTCCCTCCTCCACTCCGATCCGAAAACCAGTACCCATATAGGAGAACTCGAAGCCGATATCCGGACTTAGAGAAAGTCCTCCTTTGGGGTTTGTTGCAAAAGCCGTAATGGGAAGTGTCGCGGCATTCGGGCTCGGACCCCGATAGCCGAAGCGAAACCGGATCCCGGTCAGCCACTTCCACCACGAGTCGGGGTCGGTCATGAACTTCTGAATCGTTTCGATATCCGGCCTCAAGGATATCGAGCCGCTAAAAATCCCCCCATAGAGTCCATCGGCAAATCGGTAGTTTACTCTCATCTCATCGATGTAGGGACGGAAGGAGGGAAAAGTCTGGTCCCCCTCATTCCATCGCTTCTCGTATTTAAACTTCCGGGGACAATCGAGTGCCTCGTTATTTCCGATCACAGGACGGAGAAAACTAACCTCCCAGAAGGGCGTGGTGAAATCGTAGTCAATCTTCATATCGCCCCGAACTTCGCAAAGGACGGGATCCGCAGGAGATCCCCGGCCTGCAGGTCGGTCACCGGAAGCTGGATCCGGTTGATCGATGCGATCACCCACCAGCCGTGGACGGTCCCGTAAGCCCGGTGGGCAATAAAGTCAAGCCGATCCCCTCCGGTGAAGGCTACGAAGAGATCATCCGTATTCCCGGCCACGTCGACGAAGTCCGAATCCCAGAAGGCGACGTTGCCTATTGTCTGGTAGGTCGCCTTGTTGAGCCTGGACCCGAAGGGCATGGACTTCATGCTTCCTCCACGCTCTTCAGAAGCTCGTCATCGAAGTAGCCGAGCTTCTTGAGCCGCTCCCCGGCGTAGGTCACCCGCATGCCGATATCGTTCCGGTAGTGGCCATCGTTCACTGAGACGTAGTCGAATGCATCAAGCGCCTTCCTTCGGGCCTCGGGAAGTTTCTCATCCACGCCATTTGAGCATAAAATCCGCCCCATGCCGGGGAGAACTTTGTAGACCCCGTCCTCGAGGACAAGCCCGAACGGTTGGAGATCGCAACCGTTCTGTTCGGCCTCGGGGATCCCGTTCACGACCTCCCAGTCGTATTGGGGGAAGCACTCGTCGAAAGGATAAGACCCGATGTTGAGGGTCACCCCGACCGCCCAACCCCGCATGATCTGGGGACTGATATCCTTCTCCCCGAAGGCGCATTTCATAAGCAGATCTCCGACGCCATCCTTATGCAAGGCCATCTGAATGAGAAGCAAGGGATAGCCGAACCGGGACGTGAATTCAATTCCGAAGACGCCTTCCTCGTTTACGATGCAGTTAATGTCGAAGTAGCCCCGGAAGCGATCGCCCTCGGACATCAGCCCCTCGAGCTTCGCCAGGGTCTCCTCGAAGAGCTTCCCGCCCTGAACGTAACGGAGGCTTGTCCCCATCTCGCCCGTGAGGGCCCCCTGCCCTCCGGCCACGAGACGTTTCTCCTCGAAGTTCAAGCAGAGAGGCCGGACAAACTTCTTCCCGTCGTAAAACCCCCCGATCGCCATCTCCACGCCTTCGACCTTCTCCTCGAGGATGAGATCAGCCTTGTCCCCGGCCTTCTCCTTCACCTTCTCGAGGTAATCAACCGTGTCGTCCACGGCCCTGCCGACATACGTCCCCTTGGCCAACATCTCGGAAACCTTGACGCAGTAGCCCACCTTGCCGTTCTGGACGGTCTGGATGGCCTTCTTGACGTCCTGGAAGGCTTCTGAGTGGGGTGTCTGGATCCCTGCGTCCCGCATAACCTGCTTTCCCAGCTTCCGGTCGAGCTCCCACTTGGCAATCCCTCCCCCGGCCCCAAAGACCTTGATTCCGTCTTCCCGGAGGCCGTCCACTTCCTGCCCGAACCCGACGTCCGTGGAAACCACGCAGTCTACGGACTTAGCGATGTCGAGAAACCCTTCCACTTTCTTGACTCCCCACTCCTCGAAGAGTCCCTTGCCGTAGGTCGTCTCGTAAATCTCCGGGTGTGCCCGGGCCCAGTTCACCCAGTAAAAGACCTTGTGGCCTTCATCTCGAAGCCTCTTGGCGAGAGCCATCGCCAGGGCCGTGTCCATGATCAGGAATGAGGCCATGACTTTGCGATGAAGGATTTGAGGTTGATGATCACCCGGGCCAGGATCGTCCAGTGGTCCGCCCACATCATGTCGAGGAGGGGATGTATCATTTCAGCCCGATGAACTTGGCGAAGGATAACAGCCCGTTCTTGACCCACTCCCCGAACGATCCCGCACCCACATGCGCGCTCGTCGGCTGATCCCAGACCGCCCCGGCCACCCCGAGAGAAGCCTCGGCGTAGTTAAAATCGTCGGAGGCATAGATAGGGCTCGCTCCTCCCGTGTCCCACACGATGCTCCCCTTCCAGTCGGCGTCTAGCGTCATGTTGCATCCGTAGGTCGCCTGGGATATGTTGACTACGCCCGACGTCGTCCGGACCTGCTTCACCGACCCGTTGGGATTGTAAAGGACATATCCGACCGTCCCCAGGCTCTCGTAGCCCGGACCGAAATCTACAGTCTTGAAAAGAGTCATGATGCCTTCTCCTGAAGAGCACTTTTAAAATAACTGATGGTCTTCTGGATTCCATCGACGAGCGGAACCGCCTGAGACCCGAAAATAGGCGGCACGATGACTTCCAATGCCCCGGCGTTCTCGTTAAACTCAAACGAGATGCCACAGCGGTTCGGCAACAGCGAGTCGACCAGCTCGGCTAAGTCCCGAATGGTTATCTTGGCCTTTCCTCCGATGTAGGTGGGAGCGGAGTAAAGAGGATCGTTCATCAGTAGGATTAGAGCCTCCACTGCGTCGTCGACGTAGAGAAACAAATCCTCCTGCGTACCATCTCCCCAGACGACCAGAGGTCTTCCAGCAAGGCCCCTCATGATGAACTGCGGGACGACCCGAGAGTCCTCCAACGACATCCCCGGGCCGTAGACGTTAAACAGCCGTGCGATCCTCACGTCCAGCCCGAATTTGTTGCGATATTCCACACAGATCGTCTCGGCGCACCTCTTTCCTTCAATGTAACATCCGTCCAGCCCGCAGTTATCGATCACGTTCCGGACCTTCGATGTGGACACCTGAAGGACGGTGGCCGAGCTGGATCGAGCCAGGTTAAGCACGTTGATCATTCCCACGACATTCGTCATGACGGTATTCAGAGACTCCTTCCGGTACTGACCAGGAGCCGCAGGACTCGCCAGGTTGTATATCTGATTTGGACTAAAGCACTGCTCGAAGTCCTCATCGAATGGGACAGTGACATCTTGCTGGTATAATTCAAATCTTGTGTTACCCAGCAAGTCTTCGATGTTTTTACGCTCCCCAGTAGAAAAATTGTCCACACAGACCACTTCATGATCATCCCGAAGCAGTCTTCGACAGAGATGCGCTCCAATAAATCCAGCGCCACCAGTCACTAGAATTTTCATAGATTCACCATCCAGAGCCCAAAGTCCCTGGTCTCAACCCTGTCTTCGCCAAACTTCTTGTCGACGGCATCCTTGACCTCGGAGCCATAATCGTGTCCGCAGATCATCTTCCGGGCAATGGGAGTCCAGGCCTCAAGGTCGAGATAAATATCCTCGTAGGTATGCCCGCCGTCTATGAAGACCATGTCTATGGATTGGGGCTCAAAGTGCTTGGACGCTTCTATGCTATCCACCTTCAAGAGCTTCAGGTTCGGGAACATCCCGACATTCTTCAGAAAATCTTCCGACACATCCCGGATTGTGGCCTCAAAGTGAGACTGGGTTCTTTCACGCTCGGCCATGCTTCCCTTGAAATGGTCTACGGCCCAGACTGTCCCCGGGCAACCACTCAACAGAGCGTGGGTGCTCCTCCCCTTCCATGATCCAACCTCGACTATGCTATTCATCTTCCGAGCAATATCGAATAGCCAGACAAGGTTGTCGTCCGCCATAAAACCGTCGATGCCGTTCCCCTTGTAGAGGTTTCTCTCCCGTAGAACTTCCAACAGGGGCTTGTGCGGTTGCGCCTCCGACTTATCCTGCTTCCTCAGTAGGTGCGGGGTCCAGAACTTCTGCTGGTTCACGACGACGAACATACCGTAACGCCTGGCTATCCCGTTCCGGTAGTCCGTGTCCTTGTAGGTCGCCATCGGCCTGAAGTCGTTCTCTAGGGTCAACGGGCTAACTTCGTACTCGCCCCGAGCTACCTTAAGGGACTTACCCGTCAACCGCTCCAGGTTCTTCGGGGAAATGTCGTCCACTACGCCAGTGCTCACCCGCCTCTTCAATGGGATGGCAAACCCGCACCGGGGACAGAACATTTCCATCTGCTCCGTAAAGTCCTTCGGGATCCTCCACCACCAACCGGGTTCCACCTTCCATCCCTGCCCCCCATCGAAGAGCATAGACATAGCGGCGGCAATCTCGCAGAACCAGGCTCCATGCGGATTGATCGACGCGCTCCAGCTCTCCTGGGCCCAGCAGTGGTTAATATAACTCCACATGATCCCCCGATCCGGAACGGCTTCTTCGGCGGCCACCAGGGGCGGGTGATGGATCACGTCCCCTCGGGTATGATCATTGATAAAGATATGCTCAAAGGTATCGCAGATAGCCGTCCTGTAATCCTCATGCCCTTCTGGAAGAGAGGTCCAGAGCCCGAGCTGGACCTTTGGTATCTTGGATCGTGCATAGGCGCAGAACCTCTCGAACTCCGGATGAAGCAGAGGCTCTCCTCCCATGATCCCCACCATCTTGGGATACCCAACCATCGAGTCGACCGACTCCTTGAACTGGTCGAAGGACATGAAGTAGGGCTTCTTGTGTCCGCAGAAACGGGTGCAGTTAGAACACCGCAAACGGCAGGCATCGGTAATCTCTATCTGGACCGTGTCCATCTCCATCATCGACTTCATGTCAGTTTCCACTCCCGGAGAATCTGCTTCATCTGCTCCACCTTCTCCTCAATGGGAATAGCATAGTTGTGCCAGAAGAAGTTCCCCTTCAGCTTGGCATACTTCACCATGAGGTCTTCGAACGTAATGAACTTCAAACCGAACTTCGCTATGTTCCGGGAGAACACGTAGTCCTCAATCAACCGATATGGTTCGTAGCCAGAAGCTGTCTCCCCGGCAAGCGGAAAGATGTTCGCGTTAGCTTCTTCCGGAGTGAGATCATCCAGAGGCTTAAATAGCTCTATGCACCAATCACTTGCGATCTCCAACCAAGAGCAGGAGCCGATATGCCTTCCGTCCCGCTGGAAGAACCGATCATACCTCCACCGGAGAGGAGCAAAGTCGGAGCCGTTGTGCAGGACGGTATCCTTCGAGAGCAGGTTCGTGATATCCGGCGTGTCGGGATGGACGAGAGCATCGCAGTCGAAAAAGATGTTCCAGTCATTGTTCATATCCTGCGCCAGTTGATAGACCTGGCACTTCTCGTAGGTCGGACTCTTGAATTCGGGGAACTTTCTCTCGGAGATCACATGAAAATCCGCCTCTATCTTCCTCGCATACTCCTTCAGCAAGGGATAGGTCATATCGGTGATCTCCCGATACTTGTCCGGGTCTAAATTCAATGTGAACACTGTCTTTTTAGAACGCTTCTGCCACATCGCATCCTCCGTTATGCGTATTCATAGATGATCAAAACTCCCTGTGCTCCCGTCCCTCCACGAGCACTGTTCGCTCCGTTACCAACAGCCGCCCCACCTCCGCCTGTCCCGTATTGACTGGTCTGAGCATTACCCCCGGCCATCGCAATGACGTTTGTAGCATACGCTCCACCACCACCGCCGCCCCAGAAGCCAGTAGACCCGTTGCCACTCCAACACAGAACCTTATTGGAGATGAAGGCATCCGTCCCGTTAGAACCAGTGACCAGAACAGCCTGAGCCGCCGCCACAGCCGAAGTAGGAACGCCTCCTGCCCCTCCTGCGTTTATAGTTCTTGCATTAGCATTTCCTCCCGCCACCCCGCCATTCCCCCCGTTGGCATTGCAATTGATGGAGCCATTGTCGTTTCCGAAGATAGTTGGGCCCCCAGCACCTCCGGCAGTCCCACCAGTAGCAGAGCCATTCGCTCCCGCGGCTCCTACAGAATAATTAAGCGAGGCCGGAGGACTAGTAACCCAGATTTCAAAGAATCCACCGCCGCCACCTCCACCTCCTGCAGATGCGTTATTCGCCGCTGAGTTCGCTCCTCCACCACCGCCGCCACCACCGACTCCGATCACCCTAATAAAATTAGTACTAGCGTTTTTAGTCCAAGTTCCTGCTCCGGGAGTAGCGAGCTCGGTCATCAGAAGCAAGCCACCAGACCCAGGCGTTCCCACATACCCACTATAACCACTCTGACCTGAAGCACCACTAGTGCCGGAGAGACCAGAGGCTCCCGAAGCCCCCGAAGCTCCTGAAGCCCCAGTAAAACCCGAGAACCCGGAATATCCCGAATAGCCGCTCTGGCCGCTGGCCCCGGATGCCCCGGAATCTCCGCTAAGACCGCTGGCTCCGGATAGACCCGAGAACCCAGACAACCCGGAGTACCCAGATTGTCCAATGAAAGATGACCCCGAGAGTCCGCTGAGACCGGAGTACCCAGACTGCCCACTGGCACCGCTGGCCCCACTTGCTCCCGAAAGCCCAGAAGCACCAGAGATACCCGTAGCTCCGCTGAACCCTGAAAATCCACTGTAACCTGAAAGCCCGGATGCCCCACTAGCGCCGGAGGCTCCACTAGCTCCCGAGGCGCCGCTAAGACCGCTAAACCCCGAGAAACCACTGTAGCCCGAGTAGCCTGATTGTCCTGATGCTCCCGAGGCGCCGGCACCGGAAAGTCCCGAGGCTCCCGAGATTCCCGAAAACCCACTAAACCCGCTGTAACCCGAGAGCCCTGATGCTCCCGAGGCACCGGACTCTCCGGATGCTCCACCGGCTCCTGAAAGTCCAGACGCCCCACTGAGGCCAGATGCCCCCGTAAATCCCGAGAAACCACTATAACCCGAGAGCCCGGAAGCTCCGGATGTACCGCTTACTCCGGATGCTCCGCTAAGTCCGGATGCTCCTGTAAACCCAGAAAATCCTGAATATCCAGATTGTCCAGAAGCACCAGAGGCGCCGGACGCTCCACTCGCACCGGAAGCTCCAGAAAGGCCCGATTCCCCCGAGAACCCGCTAAACCCAGAGTAGCCCGAGGCCCCGGACGCTCCCGATGCACCAGAAGCACCAGAAGCACCGCCCGCACCCGACAAACCAGACGCACCCGAGAGCCCGGAGAACCCGGACTGTCCACTGTAACCGGATGATCCAGAGAAGGAGGATCCCGAGAGCCCACTGAGACCGGAGTAACCTGATTGACCAGATGCTCCGCTCGCTCCACTGGCACCCGATGCGCCTGACCCCGAGAAACCACTGAACCCGCTATATCCTGACTGTCCGGATGCCCCGGTCCCGGAAGCCCCGCTCGCGCCTGACTCTCCACTGAGTCCGCTGAATCCGGACTGCCCACTGTAGCCCGACGATCCGATAAAGGAAGAACCGGAGAGTCCACTAAGGCCCGAGTAGCCAGACTGGCCAGAGGCACCCGAAGCACCGGACGCTCCCGAAGATCCCGAAAGACCGCTGGCTCCGCTGAAGCCCGAGAAGCCACTGTATCCGGATTGTCCACTGGCTCCACTTGCTCCCGAAGCGCCCGAAGCTCCCGATAGACCCGTAAATCCTGAGAAGCCGGAATACCCGCTAGTCCCGCTAGCCCCGCTGGCCCCGCTGGCTCCTGAAAGTCCCGATGCCCCAGACAGTCCCGAGGCTCCCGTAAACCCAGAGAACCCGCTGTAGCCCGACTGCCCCGAGGCGCCGCTGGCCCCGGATGCTCCGGAGAGTCCTGAAGCCCCGCTGAACCCGCTAAATCCAGAATAGCCACTGGCCCCGGAGGCCCCGCTAGCCCCGGAGGTCCCGGAAGCGCCAGATGCCCCTGATGCCCCTGATAAACCGGAAAACCCAGAGAACCCGCTGTAACCGGACTGACCCGACGCACCAGAGGCCCCAGATGCCCCGGAAAGGCCACTCTGGCCTGACAACCCGCTGTAACCCGATGATCCACTAGCCCCGCTCGCACCGGACGCACCAGAGGCCCCAGAAAGTCCACTGAAGCCGGATAGACCCGAATAGCCGGATTGCCCACTAGCCCCAGAGGCTCCGGAAGCACCGGAAGCCCCGGATCCAGAGAACCCGGAGAACCCCGAATACCCCGAGTTCCCCGAGGCACCAGATGCCCCACTGGCACCGGAGGCCCCGGACAGACCAGACGCCCCGGTGAAACCCGAGAAACCACTATACCCGGACTGGCCGGAGGCTCCCGAGGCCCCTGACAACCCACTGGCACCAGAATACCCAGACTGTCCCGAGGCACCGCTGGTCCCGGATGCCCCCGAAAGACCAGAAGCTCCACTGGCGCCTGAGGCCCCAGAAAGACCAGAGGCTCCTGTAAACCCGCTGAAGCCGGAATACCCCGACGATCCGACAAAGGAAGAACCGCTAAGACCCGAAGCTCCACTGAGACCCGAGGCTCCGCTAAATCCGGACTGTCCAGAGTACCCGCTGTGACCACTGTACCCGCTCTGACCGGAGGCCCCCGCCCCAAGATCGATGTCTACCGTTTTAAGGGCAGGATTGTCAGCGACTGTGATCTGAGAAGAGGCCGCCCGGATATTCTTGAACTGAAGGTCGACTCCCTGTTTCTGAAGGTATAGCCCCGTTCCGGCCAAGCCATTGTTCGATGCCGTATTCGCTTCGCCGCCACCTGTTCCTGTGATTTCAGAGACAAGACCAAACTTACCCGCTATGTCAAATTGAGCCCAGGTAGGATCACTTAAATCGATAGCGCCTTGACGGACGATTAACCAACCCCGGAACAGCGCGTTCCCGGAAGCTAGCTCCGGAAGAATATCCACGGGATCCTGGAGATGTGCTCGAGCAGTTTCCTTGGTGTCGTATATCTCCTGACCATATTGAATTGAAGTCAGACCAGCCGCAGGAACGTAGAAAATCATCTGGATCGTCCACATGTCCTCCGGAACGTCTTCTAATCCAAGCCCGTTGTCGTAGTGGTCGGGATCGATAATATTGAGAGGGCCTACCGTTCCCCAAGTACCCGGACCAGTATGATAATCGTAAAAGAAGTAAAGAGCAGTCCCTGTGTTGTCAGGATGGACGTTGGGAGTTTTTTTGTCGGCGACATAATTACTGCCGATCTTAAACGAAGATCCCCCCGACTTATCGAGGTTCAGGTTCATCCCGTTTGGCCCATAGACATTACCGGTGATATTTATGGGACCGATTGCATCGGCGAAATCGACAAACTGAGCGGAATCATCGTATGCGACAGAAGGATAGTTCGCAATAAATTCGATCACCGCATGACCAAAGTGACTAAGTCCGCCAAGGACAATCAAATCCCGGCGTTCATCGGGAGTAAAGTTTACAGTAGACTGGATGACATGCCCATTTTTGTCGAGGGCCACATAGGTCACCAAAGCTGTAAGCAAATTCGTAACTTCAATGCCCGTCTTCCCAGACCAAGCCACCACCGTCTTTCGGGGATGAAGCGTGTCGGTATAGTTATCAACGACAACCCCGGACCCATCACTGATATCGAACCAGGATGGGTGACCGGGAGTGACCGACAGGACGCCACCAGCCAAAAGGCCGGTGCTCATCACGTTGGAGCTTGCGCCGTTAAAAACTGGTTTCGCAGGAGACATGGCTTATGCGTAAGTTATAGTAGTCCGCTGATCCCACCTATTCACGAACGTATCTCCGGTTGTTACTGGATCCAAAATCTTCGTCTCCGTCCCAACCTTGATCCCCTTCTTGATCTGCCACACAGCCGCAGTCTCGGCACTCCCGATGGCGGCCTTCCCGACATAGAAAGTATTGGCGTCCACCTCATCTACCCGGGTCGTTAACGGCGGGGTATCGAGAATGACATACTGCTCGTGGACGTCCGCCCCCGCAACGGTCCGCACGTGCGAACGGGTTTTCTTTCCCTGGCCGTCTACGGGAAGCTGTATAAAGCTCGGTCCTTCAGGCATGGCTCACCTCACACCGAAGAGATTGGATGAACGATCATAAAGGCTTCGTCCCCGTAAGCCCAGCGGCCATCGGAGAACACAACGTAAGACTGAAGAGTAAACTGCCCGGCCTCATCGAGCTCTGAGGCCGTAACGACATCGTGATACATGATTCCCGCCGTCAGCGGGGCTTCGCCCGAACAGTCCCACAGAACCCCCGCCCCGGACGGTTTCTTGACTGCGGCTTGGAGTGTCGTTGCCCCGGTGAGATCGACCCCCGTATTTATACGAATCCGCAACGCAGTCTGACCGAGATAGACCCTAGCCATTATCATCCTCCGGGATGTATGATTCGATATCGAGCAGGACGGTGATCGGGGACAGCAGAAAAATCTCTGTCGTGATCAAAGACTCAACGGCGTCGGGGTCGAAGGTGTAGCTCATCGGAAGCTCTTCGCCCAGTCCTTGTCGACGTAGCCCCACTCGAGAAGCTTCTGCCCCTCGGCGATCGTGCGGGCTCCGATATCGTAACGGTAGAAGCCGTCCGGGATCCATATCTTCCGGGCGCTGTCGTTCATCTCCTGCATGGCCTGGGAGATCGTCTGGCCCTGTCCCGTGATGCAGACCGTCCGACCGTAGTCGGGGAGGGCGATATACTTCCCATCCTCCTTAACCACCCCGAAGAACCCGACCCGGGATCCCTCCTTGATCGCCTTGTCGATGCCGTAGACGATCGACCAGTCCCCGCCCCGGGCCTTCATGACCTCCGTGTAGGGATAGCCGTTCACGCACCAGCACGTCCCGATCGCCCAGCGGCGCTTCAAGATATCCCACTTCGGCCTGAACCGTGGGTCCAGAAGGGTCCCGTAGGCGACCGACGAGAGAACCTCCCCGAAGCGTTTGTGAAGCGTCATCTGAATCATGTAGACCGGGTAGCCGAAGCGGTTAGTGAACTCAATGACGTGCGTTCCGTTCTCGTTGACAATGCAGGAGACCTCCACATAGCCCCGGTAGCCGACCATCCGCAGGAATGGCTCGATCTTCGTTAGGGTCTCCGCAAACGCCTTCCCTCCGGTCTCGTCGTAATACATCGCCGTCCCGATCTCCGAGTTCATCGGCCCGAGATCTCCGGGGAAGGTCTTGTTGTACTCGAAGGAAGTCAGTTTGGGCCCCAGGAACTCTTGCCCGTTGAAAAAGCCTCCGACGGCGATCTCCACACCATCGATGAACTTCTCAAGCCGGATCGGAGCCGAGGAGGACAGCCCGGCAAGGAACTTGATCATGGCCTCCGGAGATTTGGTCACGAAGGTCTTTTTGTTGCGGGACTCATCCGACTTATAGGCGTAGCCCCCGGGATCCTTCTTGATATGCTGGACGGCGTCCTCTTTGGTGTTGTGGACCGTGACCTCCGGGACCTTCACCCCGTAACCTGCGAGGGTCTCTCTGCCGAACTCCCGGTCCGTCTCGAGCCTCTCTCCGAGGAACGGGGCTCCGTAGACCAGCGTTCCCTTCGCCCGGAAGTGGTCGAGGTGCTTCCCGTAGCCGATATCCGTTGCTATAACGTAGTCGACATAGCTTAGAACGGATTCATACATATCGATCCGCTTGACCCCCCACTCTTCAAAGAGCCCCTTGCCGTAGATGGCCTCGGACTCGTCCGGGTAATTCCTGATCTTGTTGAGGTAATAATAGACCTCATCCCCCTCTGCGGCCAGTCTCCTAGCCAGATCGAGGGCAAGCCCAGTGTCGAGAATCAGGACTCTCATGCCGGGGGAATCCTGGTAGCTGGTAAAACTGCCCCGTAAGGGAAAAGTGGATAAAACTCCCTAAAAAAATCAAAATTTATCATGAGTTATCTCCACTTATCCACGAGTGGACACCCCTTCACGAAGCTCGGCATCGACCTTGTCCTTGATGTTCCCCCACACGACCTCGCCGATCTTCTTGCCATCCATAAAGACATCCCCCTTGAGACGCTTCAGGGTGTCCACAATCGACCCGAGAACACCCGCCAGCCCTTCCCCGCCCCCCCCACCACCGCCTCGGGCAGGAACACCAGTATAAGCGATATCCGGGGCACCACCTCCGGGCAGTCCAGGCATTTCGGGCATTCCCCCAGCAGTGACGTCGCCCATATCATAATCCGCTCCCTCATACCCGGCAGGCGCAGTTACGGTTGGTGCCCCAGTAACGAGTCCTCCCGCAGTTTCTCCGGGAGTCACATACTCTGCCCGGTGGGCCTCAACGTCGAGTCCACCGAACGCCTTCGATATATAATTTCTGGTTTCGGAATTGAGGGCTCCTCCTTTTAACCACTTCGTTACTCCCCCGGGGCCCATGTTGTAGGCCATCGTCGCCAGAACCTGAGCCTGATCCTGGGAGTATCCCTGCTTGAGATAGGAGTCGTAATAGCGGACGAGCTCCCCGGTCCCGACCTCGACGCCCCGCTTGCGATAAGTCTCGGCCATCGCCTTAATGCTCTGCTCCGAAGCTCCTTTGCCGAGATGTTTTCTTGCCGCCGCTTCGGGTTGGGAAAGCATTTCAGCAGTCAAACCGTGGGGTTCGTAAACTGAAGGCATTAACTGCATTAACCCCCGGGCACCCTTCGAAGAAGCCTTTCCCTCAGCCTTCCCCCCGGCGGATTCTATTCCCATGATCTTGTCGAGAAAGTCCGGGCCGAATCTCGTTTGAAGGGCCGCGACGTTCGGGCCACCCCCGAACCGCTTCATTGTGGCCCCACCACCAAGGACGTCCCCCCAGGTATCCTTCCCCCACGTCCCTGCACCACCAACCCCGGTCTCGGTTGCCATCTCCCCCTTCCGGAGATCGATGAACGCCTTTACAGCTTCGATATAATCCTTGATCGGTCCGAAGGCTTTGTCCCAGATGTCCTTGATCCAACCGAGGTGTTGCTGTATCCACTGCATGGGAACCCGGATGATGTCTTTGACCCACTCGATCGCATCCTTAGCGACGTTCTCGATCGGAAGGCCAATCCATTTGAAAAGGTTCACGGCGAATCCCCCGAAAGCCTTTCCAACAGACGCCTCCCATCCCCACACGGCCTTGTCGAGATTCCAGAGGTTCTGAACAGCCCATCCGATCGCTCCCGCAACCCCCCTTAAAATACCCCAGACGACCTTCAGTGGCCGGGCTACGTTGACATCCCATCCGAACTTGACAATTCTTGCCCCGATGCTCATGACTGTCTTAAGAAGACTCACGGCCTGCCCCATGATCTCGGAGAAAAACTTCGGAAGGTATTTGAGAAGAAAGTCATCGCCCAGAAAGCGACGGATGTAGCCCCAGATGTCGATATACTTGTAGAGCCCGAAGGTAAGATCGTTCAAGACCTGGGACACGGTGTCGGCGTAGGCCACTCCGGTTTTCCAACCCTTCTCCCAGATCGACCCTCCCTCTTTCCAGATGCCGACGAACCTCGGGATCCCCCGGAAGAGGAAATCAGCGGCCGCGACGATCGCCGTCAGGACAACAGACACCTTTCCCAGCACTCCGAGGAACCGGGCAAAGCCTCCCGTTGCTTCTGCGGCTCCCGCCCCCATCCCGGCAACCTCTTCCGCCGCTCCGACTCCCTTCGCTCCCGCCCCGACACCCTTCCCTGCTCCGAAGAGACCCTTGAGCCATCCGAGCGGCTGGATTCCACCTAACTTCCCGGCCACGCCTCCGAAGAGGCCCACGCCTCTGCCCATCCCCCCAAAGCCTCCCAGCAACCCAGCGATGGACGCGCCCGCAATTCCGAGAGAAGGAATCAGACCCGCAAAACCCCCGCCACCACGCCTACCGCCAGCGAACTCCATCATCTGCTTGCCGACGACAAACTTAGCTATGAAGTCCATCGCCTTCTTGTGGGCCCCCGCCCAGCCTGTAGTCTTCCTGGCGATCTTGTCCTGTGCGTCGGCATACTTTCCGAGCTGGCGCACATACTCCCCGACGAAGAACGACCCCTCCTGGAAGAGCTTTACCTGTTCGGCCATCTTCGCCCGGTTCTCCGCCCGGGTCGCCGTAGCCATGACGTCTTCGATAGACTTCCCCATCTCCCCGAAGTTCGCCGTCTGCGACTTGGCGGCATCGCCCAGGTTCTTCTCCATCTTCTTCCCCAGGCGGACGACCTCATTCGCCGTGTCCTCCCCGAAGGCTTCCGATACGGTTTCATAAAGTCGGTTGGTCGCCGTCGTGTCCCCCTGAATCGTCTTGGCAAAATCTATCAGCTTCTTCTTAACGTCGGTCGGGTCCTGATCCATGAGCAGGGAGAAGGCAAAGTCGGCATCCCCCACACCCTTAGCGAGATTCGTTACCGAGTCCATAACGGCGTCCATATCCCCGCCGAGGCCGAGGCTGAACCTCCGCATCTCCCTCCGGCGATCCGACGTTTTCTTGACCATGTTCTCAATTGACCGGGTTGCATCTTCGATCCCGATCTTGAGGGTCTTCTGCATCGCCGCGGCGGCCCGCATCATGCTCTTCGTCATGCTCGCGGTCTTCTCGGGAGCTAACCCAAAGGAGAGGGAGATCTCACTGGCCGTCTCCGACAGCCCCATCATCTCCTTGAGAAAGCCCTTCGGAAGCCCCATCTTCTTGGTCATGCCCGCAGACGTATCTAACAGGTCGGCCATGTTCTTCTGGGTCAGGCCGGAAGTCTCCGACATCCCGACCCACGTGGCATACGTCGACGCCGGGATATCAAAGGCTTCCTTCAGGCCCACCGCCCGCTTCATATCCCGGACCGCCTCGTCGGACGTCAGGTTCTCCCGTAAATCCTCCCACGCCCCGCTGGCCTCACGGATCCCGATCCCGGCCCGATGCATCTGCGTCACGATAGACGTCGACATGCGGGCTACGGACTTCTCGGATATCCCCGCCGTCTCCTTAAAGCTCGAGCTCCACTCGACGTTCGTGTCGATCATGTCCCCGAAGTCCCCGGCCAGACCCGTGAAAATACCGCCCCCGGCCTTACCCAGACCCTTGAGCTTGTCTCCTATGTCCCTGATATCGAAACCGAGGAACCCGTATTTATCTCCCCCCCGACCTCCCCGGCCTCCACCTCGGCCACCGCCCATCTGCCGGGCGCTCTTCCCAGCATCCCTCCACGATCGGCTCATTTCCCTGGAACTCTTGTCAACGGCGTCGGCCATCTGCTTGGCGCCCTTAGCGGTCCGGTCGGCTACGTCGTCGGCGGTATTCCCGAGGCTCTTGAAACTACCCGTAGTCCCATCGAGCTCTTTCTTAGTGTCCTTCAGGAACTTACCCGTTCCCTGATCGACGATGCCGAGACCGACTAGGAAATTCCAGGTTGGCATAAGTTACTAGATTCCTTCTTCGAGTAGAGCAGGCAAGTCCTTCCCCCTCTTCCGCATATCCACCTTCAGGTCTATCAGCCGCTGGCGCCTAGAGCACGGAAGAGCCATAACGTCCAGGTATGGCATCCTCCACGCTTCGAAGAAAAACATGAGATCATGCTCGAGATGGTCTAGGTCGCCGATGGGAAGAAAAAATCTTTCTGGGCGATATCCAGGACGACCGTCGACTCCCGACCGCACTTGTCGCAGGTGATGTCGATGTCCGTGTCGACCCCCCCTTCATGCTCTTCGAAGGCCGTCCGAAGGGCATTGCGATCCTTCAGGGACAAAGCCTTGATCTGGTGGACGCTCCCAACGGGCTTGCCCTCGAGCTCCACCAAGCGGAGCCCGATGGCATGGCTCAGAAAGTCCGGGTCGTTCCTCTTCGCCGTCAGAAGCCCCTCCTCCCGACCCGTCATGATCTTGAGCTTCGCTTTCTGTCCGGACGGAAGGGTCTCGGTATATTCCCGAACCATCTTGTCCGGGAGAGCCTTGATCACGAGATCATGAAGGTTGACTTGGTAGTTCCCCGCCTCCCCGCACTCCGGGCAGTTCACCCGCATGGGAAACATCGGGCCGAGAGACGCCTCCCTGATAAGAAGCATCAGGACAACCCGATCCCCGACCGTCAGGTCCTGGACGGCGTCGAGCATCCCCTTCGAGTCGATGACCCCATCGACCTCATCCCCGTCCTCGCTTTCCAGGCTCGTCATGCAGTTCGCCATGACGAGATTCATCCGGCGACCGACCGAGAGCTTCCGGTCGATCATGATGTCCTCCTCCACGCCCGTCATCTCACGGAGGCAAACCCGATCATACAGCTTCCCTTCCTTGATCAGACCCCCGGGAAGGATGTGCTTAAGTTCCTGTGTTTCCATTGCTCCGACTCCTTTCTGCATCAAAAGTTATTGGCCTCACACGACCAACGTCTTGTCCCCGTTATCGCTAGAAACGATCCGGTGGACGTCTTCCAAGAACGCCTTTGGTTTGAACGCCGGTGTCCCCTTCGTGATGAACTTCCTCACGCCGCTCAGGATACTTCTCTTCTCCGGCTTGAGATCGGACTCTTGTAATGCCGTCAGCACGATTACGGGCACGTTTCTCATCTCGTCGTCCCGTTTCATCTGCTCGTAAACCGTAAACCCGTCCATGTCCGGCATCATCAGGTCCAAGACCACAAGCTGGGGTTTGGTCTCCTTGATCTTCTGCAATCCCGATACCCCCCCATCCGCCAGAGAAACGGTGTACCCGTTATGCTCGAGGAGGTCTTTTAGCATCTCTCTAACGAACATGTTGTCGTCCACGATTAGAATGCTCATTCATTTCTTCTCTATGCCCTCAAGCCTGCGGTCGATGCTCACCATCCGCTCGGCGATCACTCCATGCTGTGAAACGGCGGTGGACAGCGTCTCATCCTGCTTCCGCTGGTGAGCGAGGCATCCCTCCTCTCTTCTGTTTATGCTATCTACTAGGGCCTGCAGGATTCTGGTGTTATCGATCGTCACCGTCCTGTAGTCCGAAGTCACCCTTTCCAGAGAAGCCAGAAACTTCTCCGTCATGGTTTTCCTCTCCTCGGTAGCCTTGTTGCTCTGCTCCGTCTTGTCCTTGATCAGCCTATCGAGGGTCTTCATCGCGAACCACAACGCCCCGAGAATGACAACCACCGCAACAACGGTCAGGGCTCCGTATTTCGATACCGCCTCCCAGAAAGCTGGGCTAAACGGGCCGAAGGAAGTCATAGAGTCAATCCCATCCAGACTAAAGGTTATCTCCGCAGGTGCGCTGGCCTGAGCTCCCGGTCAAGCAAATCCCGGACGAACTCGCTGGCGCTGATGTTTTGGGCACGGGCGGTTTCGATGAGCAGGTCTCTCTGACCCCGGGAAAGCAGGAAGTTCGCCCGCACTGGGATCTTATCCCCGAACCGCTTCCTCCCCTTCTCACTCTCGGCGACAAAGTCGCAGTACTCGCAGAGCAGAACGTACCCGATGGCCTGCCCATTGGCCTCCGGGTCGACCTTGTGCATCACCAGGTTCTGATCTCCCCCGCAGTGCTGGCAGACCTTGTCCCTGGCGACCACCTCCGCCTTGATCTGGTAAAAAGTTTCCTCATCTATATACGCCATGAGTTACACACCTCCGTTCAAAAAAAATCAGAGAGAAGCGATCGCTATTTCGTCGAAGTTTTCCATCGATAGCTCAATTTCGGCTATCGATATCTCCCCCGTCGATCCGTCGAAATCCGTTCCCACCTTGTAGCGGGTTGGGATCGTGTTCTCGAGCATCCATATCTTGGCTGGAAAAACATTCAATCCACGATCCCATCCCCCGAAGGGAAGGAAGAACTTCATGGCGTTCGGAACGCCCCGCAGGAACTGAATCAGGAACAGGTCCTTTCGAAACCCGCTCTTGAGCCCTAACATCCCGATATCGAGGCCGAAGGTCTTCGCGCCTACCGAGGCCCTGCTTGCCCACCGCCAGAAGTCGCTGTCGAAGAACGTGACCCCCTTCGAGAGAGTCAGGGTATTGACTGCGGCCCCCGTAATGAGCTTGCGTTTGAACGGCCAATTCCCTTCCTTGATTTCCGCTGTCTCTAAGGTGAGCTCCGGCGCACTGATGCTCCGGAAGCCCGCCTGGACGAGCTGGGCCAGCATGCTGGTTTCTCCCAGCGAGTAGTCCAAGACATAGAAAACGTTCGGTTGAAGAAACTCGGTAAAGCGATGCTTCCTTGCCAACGGTCACCTCCGGCCTCTACTCGGAATATCGATTACCCGACGTCGAGTTGCATCCACTCGAAGGCGAGGTCCAGGGACTCCACGGAAATCTCCCCAGATGTGGCGTCGAAGTCCGACGCCAGCTTGCAACGGATCGGGAACGCCTCGTGAAGGATGACCCTCCGGTTGGCCGACCCGGTGTTGACCTGCCAGGGGTCCGGATGCTTGGCGTCGCTCTTCCAGTCGTCCCGGTGGAAGTGCAGGATGTTGATGTCGACACGGTAGTCCTGGCCGTTGATCTTCTTCACGATCCAGTCGTAGAACCCGTTGTTGCTCTTCACCACACCCCGTTCGAGGGTGCAGTCCGAAACGGTCGTGTTCCCAGGATACTTCCTCTCCATCCGCCAGATGCCTTCCTTGTAGACCACGGCATCCGTGCTGAACTCTGGGAAGTTACAGGTCCGGAAGCCACCATGAGGCGGTCCGAAGGCGTCCTTGATGTAGCCGGGGGCCCCCGCATCGCACGTCACGTGGAAGCGATATGCTTGGAGGAAGTCCGTTACTTGTGCTCTTGCGCCCATGTTTAAGTCCTCCTATTCGTCGTCTCGTTCGTCGTCTTTTTCTCGCGGGGGGACGCGCCGCACCATCACCAGCGGAAACGGCGGGACCCCCAAGTGCGGGGGGACGTTACCCGTCGTTGTGGCGCTCTCTACGGGCGTCCACTCTGCGGGCTTACCGTCCGGGCTCTGTGCGGCGCGTTCCTTATCCACGATTCACCTATTGGGCTTTCGTCGTCTTCTGCATGAACTGGAACACGACGAATTCGGCTGGCCTCTGCGGGGCGACCCCCACCTTGATGTAGAGGAATCCGGCCTCCACAGCCTCCGGTGGATTGTTGGTGTCGTCGCAGACCACGAAGAAGGCTTCCTCCGGGGTGTTTCCGGCGAAGTAGCCCTCGTTGTAGTAGAAGAGCAGGAAGCTCTCCATCTGGAGCTTGGCCTTCAGCCGGGTCCCGGCGTCGTTGTTCTCGAACACGATCCAGTGCGTGGCGTCGAACGTGCTCTTCTCGAGGAACTGGAACGTCCGCACGACAGGCACGTAACGCCAGAGAGAATCGAGCGATCCGGTCCGGGCGCCCCAGACACAGCGGCCCGTCTGAGGGGTGCTGATCAGGGGGTTGATCCGTGCGGGGTAAATCAGATCCCGCTCGGCCTTCGTCAGCGTCCGCTCGAGGTCAATGATCCCGGACAATGCCCCGTCCGTGATCCCGGCAGGCGCCTTCGCCACGTTCCGGTTGTTGTCCGTCGCGGCATAGACCCCGGCGACCAAGCCGACGTTCGGGAAGAGCTTCGGCCTGCCGAGGTTGAGCTGGTCCTGGATCTTCACCCAGGGATAGTAGACGGCATATCTCTGGGAGTTCTTGTTGAGTGTCGTCCGCATCCACGACAGGGCATCCTGCGGAGAAAGGCCGCTCGGAGGTGTGCAGATGGCGAAGACATACTTCCGGTAGTCGGCGTAGTCGATCAGGGCTCCCTGGACCGCCGCCGCTGTGGCGCCATCGGAATACCACATCTCGTCGGGAGCGACGATCATGAACATCTCGTCGATGATGTTGAGGGTTGCGAGCGCCCCGGACTGCGAACTCCCCCAGATGGCCTGGGTGATCGCCGTCCCCTCCGTCCCGCCCGAGCAGGACGTTCCGGAAGGAAGGGCCGCCGGAACTCCCCCGATTCCCTTTGCCGCCCAAATGAAATTGGACCCGGCATTGATCACTTCCGGGAAATAAGACGGGGATGCGGCATCCAGGAAGTCGACCGCCGTGAACGCCTCGACCTGCACGACGTCCGAGGTCGGGGTGTCCTGGTAGAACACAGCCACGTCATGCTTGAGCGGGCTGTAGTCCAGATTTGGGGTGACGGTCACAGACACCCGGTTGCCCCACTTCCCGGGCTCCTTGATTGTGTTCTTCCCGTACCACTTCCCGGACCAGATCGTCCACTCGTTGGCTCCGGTGACAATCTTGGCCGTCGCGGCATCGGCTCCGATCAGTCGGGCGATATACGCCCGCAGACCGCCTTTGTTGAAGAACATGGCCACCGACTGGGGCAGATCGAAGAACTCGTAGACCGACCCGCCGTCGGTGTAGCGGTTCATCCTGCCGAACTTGGTCTCGTAGTCGGCATAGCCCACGATGAACAGTGGGTACGGGACGTTCGCATTCGCCCCGTCGACAGGGCCCCGCTCTGCGATGCCAGGGAAAACGCACGTAGACGTCCCGACACCAGCGATCGCCCGGGCGCCCTCACTCTTCTCCTGGATGAAAATTCCAGGGCTCAAATATTCGGGCATGACTTATCCTCCTCTCAGTTATCCGTTCTCGGTCTTTGCTGTTTCATGGGTCTGGATTGCGGGACTTCTACCCTCCTGGTCTCCTCAGCCTTCAGAGCACCCGGATCGACCTTCGGCTCGGGCGGCGGTGTGGGCCTCGGAGGAGGCGGTACGTCCGGCTTCTTCTCGTGCGTCACGTGCTCGGCAACGCCGACCACCAAGATTTCATTCTCAAATTCCCCGACATACACGAGTCGACCACTCTCGAGCAGGGGCTTGTTGAGATGAAAGGACGGCGGCGTTGTGGTCTGGTGGTTGCCATAATGCCGGATATAAACAACCGTCCCGTTCTTCTCCGCAAACTTGATAACTTGCGGCGTCGTCGAAGTGTAGCGATATTCTTTCATGACGGTTGAACTCCCTGATCAAAGGTTAAAACCTCGCCCCACACGCTCCTCTCCTCTCTTTCCGGATGAAGATCAAACTCTCCTAACACTCGGATGCTCGCCCCGAAAGCAACATCCCTCTTGGCTAACGACACGAGGTTGGTCAAGTCCTCAACGCCCTCGAGAACGAAGTCGTAGCCCCGCTCCATGCCGAGAGAATCCCACACGGAGATCGCCCCGAGAGGATGAAACTTCCTGAGCATGAAGCGGAACATGATCGCTCCCTGCCCCTGATTCCTCGCATGCCCCTGGATGCTGTAGGGAATGTCCCACTGATACGGGGCGTCCCTCTCGGCGTAGGCAGAGTAGCCCACTCCGGAAGGCGTGGATCCCGAGGCCGGAACCCTGAAGGACAGCTTCCCGACCTCGAACCGATCCATCGCCAGAGTCGGGCTCCCTCGCTTGATCACATAAGAGGGAATGATGTAATCCCGCAGGGATGTCTCCGGATTGGTGATGTGAACCAAAACCTCGAGAGGCGACGCGGCCTGCCCCAGACCTGGAACGACTACCGTGTAACACGCTCCCCCCGAAGGAACGACCGGAGTCCTGGCCAGGTCGATCCCCATCCCGGCGGCCCTGGCCGGAGTCATCGTCACGACCGTTCCCCCAAGGCTCCTCGCCACACCCTCGTCGAAGTGCCTTAAAAATACTTCCCCGATCCTGTTCCCGATGATGTGCGGGTCTGTTGGCGCCCACGGCACGTTCTATCTCCTACGCTCCGATCAGCATTTTAACGAACTCCTCAGACTCCCTCATCAGCTCGGTCGGAACCGCATTAGGTTCTATTCTAAGGTCATGCATCGTGTAAGAACCATCCTCTAAAATCCTGGACCGGATTTTAGGATCCCGAGAGAGCACCCTGCGAACGATGATCGGGACCATCGAGACCATCAGCTTCCAGTGATCGATGTACCGCTCCCCGGCTAGCCCGAACTCGGTCTGAACAGCCTTAAAGCCGAGGTCCATGTAGACCGGACGGCCCGACCCGATCAGCCCCCAGTGAAGAGGAACGTTATTCATGAACAGCAGGTCGGCTACGTCTTTGGCGATCGGGATGAGCTGTTCTCTCCGGGCGACCACGTCGTCCGGCGTCGTGTTACGATAGATGATATGGTAAAATTCGAGGTCAGGGATAACAGGAACTTGATCCATCGTCCATGGCTCGTTCTGTTCGTAGACTCCTCCCCACGGAGGGACCGTGACTCCCTTGAGATCGAAGTAGAGGAGGGTTGTGACGGCGTCTTTGTCATTGATATTCTCCTCTTTCGCCTCGCCATAAATCCCAGCGGCGATGATGTTATCGTCGTCCATCTCCCTATCCGGCTCTATGTCCCGCACCGAAAACGCATTTCGGTAAAGGTCGAATTCCCCCTCCGGAAGAGCCCGCTTCAAAACGACGAGACACTCCTTGGCGATCTCCCGGATGAAGCGTCTCTTGAACGCATCGAAACGCTGGTCGGCCTCCTGGAAGAAGGCGGCGATCCGAGCGTGATCTGGACCCAAGAACTTGACAGGCATCGGCTACCTCAGCCCCGGGACGCTTCCCATGAGCTCGAGCTCCTTTGCCCTATGAAGCATACGGAGCCTGTTCTCAGCGGCCGTGATGATCATCCAAAGCTGGTAGTCCTTGAAAGAGCCTTCCCGCCAGTGGTATTGATTACGCTTGATCCCCTTCCAGGTCAACAAGATACGACCCCCGTAGTTTTTAAGGTATCCATATTTCAGAAGCTGAGCAAACGTTATCTTCTGGGCCGCCTGAAGCCGCTCGAGATAGGGCTCCCCTTTCAAGGCCTTCGCCGTTAAGAAGATCGCCCTGATCATGTGAGCCAGAAGAGGAGGAACCTTCCTGAGCTTCTTGAGGTAAGCGAAGGTAACGTCCGACCCTGGATACTTGATCTCTCCTGGCACTCACAGACCCTACCACTGATCGGTGATATCGGTAAGGGCGACGATCATAACGCTGGCTCTCCGGACGGCGTCTTTGAAATTATTTGCGAGCCGCCCGATCCGCCTGGTATCCCCATCCCCCTTCACCTGTTCGTTATAGAGATCGTTGGCGAGCTTCTTCATCTCCCCGACGACCCCGACGAGCTTCGAGACGTTCTCTGCAATCTCGGCCTGTTGCTTCTCGGGATCCCCACTCCTGAGCCCGGCTTCCCCGGGAGAGATGGCGGACTTCAAGGTCTCCTCTGTCAATGCGACAGACTTAAGCAGATCGTTCATGTCGCCCTCACCTTGAGATCAACCGAGTTGAAAATGTCCATGAGGCCCTTCACCTGTCCGGCCAGGGTGTGTCCGCCCTCCACGGCCTTCCGGTGAAGCCTGTGCTCTTTGTCCTTGCGGGACTTCGAGCGCATGGTGAGGCCCAGATCGGACTTCACGACCCTCTTGGTAGCCCTGCGGGCGTCCCTGCTGAACGGGGATACTACCTTGCCAGACGTCACGGGCACCCTCCGGTAAGGAACTCGCTTCCACTGCTTGAGCGGCGTCTTCGCTCCGGAGACGATCGCCGCCTCCAACGCCTGCACTTCATTTAACAGAACTTTTAAGCTCATGGTATTTTCTGCTCCCCTGGCGCATCGGCATGCCGTTTAAGTTCACAAGTCCAGAACATGTGGTCACCCGTCCCCCAGTAGAACTCCGTCGGCGTGACCTTCACGATATCATACTTCGTAAATAAAGGCTGTGGCGTATTCCAAACTAACAGGATATCTCCCCGCTTCGGGAGAGGCCAGTGATTGTCCTCAATGCTCTTCCGGGGCAGGTGGGCGAGCGCATCGATCTCCCCGATCCCTCCGACCTCGTTCTCCTCCCACGTCCAGGTCGGGACTTCGAGATTCCCGATGATGTCGTAAGGTCCGAGAAAGACGAAATCAGACTCCGTCGTGGGCTCCTGATACAGCGGGTCCTGAATCGAGGCCGCACGATTGAGGGAGTAGTAACTGATGTGGAACCCGCTGAGGGCCGGAACCTCCTGTGCGACGCCGTCGAACATTCTCCGGTCACGGGGATTTTCAAAGAATCTATCGGCCATGAGAAAGCAGTCCCAGCATGTGCTCGAGATGATGCGAAACGGTTACCGTAAAGTAGGGGCTGTCGATCGGCTTCAGGTGGACGGGGTCATCGTAAGTCTGCTCCTTGTCCTGCCGGACGGTCTCCCAGTCTCCCGTCCCCGTGGCCTTCTCCACCTGCACGAGATAGGCGACATCGTTCAACATACCGAGAACACGATTAAACTGCTCCGTGGACGTCTGGTCGGAAAGCTCCCGGGCAATCTCTATCATGTCCTTCTTCGGAACGTAGTAGCGGTATCGCTTCTTGTCGCCCCGCTGAACTTCAAAGAACGGATCGCCCTTGTCGGGCTCTATCAAACGGACGCTGAACGAATCCTCGGCCTTGAGATTATCCCCGATCGTCTCGGTGCCAGTCGAACGCTTCTCGAGGGTCTCGACTCCCTTCTTCTTATCGAACCGGAAGTCGTCGAGGAACGCCTTCGTATACCGCTGGCTTGGAAACCAGTATTTGGCAAGCCCGCCCTCCTTATCCTGCAGGACGACGAACCAGCCCTTGCTGTCCGTCCCGACGTCGTGGAGGGTAAGTCCTTCGGGCTCCACTTATTTCTCCAAAGCCCGGACTTCATCATCGGTGATCTTGGTGAACATCACAGCCGGGTTAACGGTCTTCGTCCGGCCAGGAGTAATGGGCCACGCATTAACGTAGGTTATCCCAGACATTTCGTAAAGGCTCTTCACCGCATAAACATTGTCGGCCCGGAGACCAAACCCCGTCCTCTTGCTTGGACCGAAAGAGCCTGCCTTCCGAATGATGTAATCACCCTCCCTCAAAGGCGTTCCTTCTGAATCCCTCGGATCCAGACGATCCGACCGCAAGCCCCGCTTCTCGTAGGATTCGTAGGAGATCGCTTCCAGGTTGGAATTCCCCCGAATGTATCGCTCGGCCTCGAAGCCAGTCATGAGATAGGCGTCCTCGGGATCCTCCGTGTAGTTACCCGGCCCCTTCGGGGTAAGCCACAGCCCCCGCCCGATAAGCCGGACCATATACTGATCCTGACCACGCAGGCGATTCCCGAAGGCATCCCTCGTCACGAGGTTCTCGAGCTTCTCATCGTCCGTCACCCTCATGGCATGGGGACGCTGTTTGATCGTGTCTAGAACGCCCAGGATGTCCGCCATTAACTCCTTCATGCTCTCGACCCCACCTCCTCTATCTCCAACACCGCTTCCACCTCCCCTTCGAGCTCTAACCCCGAAACCAATTCCCGGCAGATCTTCATCTGCTGGCTTGTGCCCTACCTCATCAGCCTTGTCGACGAACCTAACTGCGGGGGCGGGGAGCTTGGCCGGGGTTTCAAGGAGCTCTCGAAGGGAGGTGAGAGCCGGAGCAATGGAAACCATGAAGAAGACCCCCCGCCCCGAAACAGTTTAGGTGATGTTGAGGTAGTAGCCCGACATGATCAGAATGGCGATCACGAAGGACATCGTCCCGGCGAAGCCGTCCCGCCCCGAGAACATGATCGGCATCTGAGCGGCGATGACGGCGTCCAGGTACGTCTTGAGAGCGCCCGTCACGGTGGCGTCGATCGCCACCAGGAGAGCGGCCAGGTTTGCCACGGCGGACAAGTCGTCCGGCGCCAGGTACTCCTTGACAGCCGGAACGAGGTCGCCGAGCCTGAAGTCCAACGTCTCCTCGGCGGTGTGGACGGCCTGATACGCGCCGCCCGGGGCGTAATGCTCTTTGATCTGACCCTGCGTCACTGCGAACGTCATTTTAGATTCCTCCTCTAGCGTTAAACGTTAACCCGTCACGAACGGGATTTGCGAAGCCCTACTCAGGATATACTCATCCGTCTCTTTGATCTCCTCAGCGGCTTCATCCAACAGCTTGTCGGCGTCCATCTCGACCGGACCGCCGGGTCCGGGATACTGCTTATACTTCCCCCTGATCCTTCCAAGCGTCTGCTTACATCGTGCCGTCACCCTCCGAACGATGAGATCGATATCCGCCACGGCCTGAACATCCTCGATCTTGTTGGCTACGACCCAGGCATCGTAGAAAAGAGAGCTGATCGTCTGCGGGAGCTTCCACGTCCGCAGAATCCTGGTCCCAGGCTCATACTCCCATCCGTAGCCTCCGGCAATCCGTCCGAGCGTCTCCGAGTGCTGAAGGTAGAGAACGAGAGCGGAAAACCGATGCCCCAACCTCCGGTAGTCGTGCCCCACCTGCCAGAGGACAAACCCGGGCATATCAAACGAGAATTGACCGAGGTAATCCAGCCCGGCGTATACTTCGCTCACCCCGATCGTCCCGCTCGGCAGGACATGCTCTTCATACTCCCAGCTTGTAACCGGGATCTCCCGAGCCAGGACCTCCGACCCCAGTCTCGAGTTAAACCAGCGCAGGCTGTTCTGCAAAGCGGCCGCCCAGTGATCGTCCTCGAGCTCGACCTGGACTTTCGTCCCGAACCCGAGGTTGGTGAAAACTTCCGCTTTGAGTTCGGCTTCGGTCATGTCCGCAGGCACATGCGGAGGTTAGACATACGCCGTTCCCCGCCCGCCCTTCTTGCCGGGGGTCTTGGATGCTACCTGGACGGGCTTCGACCCGGGTTTGGAGGGCTTGGATGCCTCCTTCTTGCCCCCCTGGGCTTCGCCAGGGGCTTCAGGTGGGGCTTTGGCCTCCGATCCGGCCACAGACCCCTCCCGCTCGGGTTGACCCGCCTTGGGCGGCTTTTCGCCCTCAGCCTTGAGCGCCTCCGGGGCGATCGTGTGGAGAGGTACTTCCACAGCCTCAGTCGTCTCCGACTGAAGACCATCCCCGACTCCTAAAACAGCTTCCTGCGGAGGTTCGGGCGCAGGCGACATGGCGGGAGCCGGTTCCGGAGGCGCTGGCTGAGAGGCAGGCGACGCCACAGAGGAGATTATCCCTTCGGCTGGACCAGGCACCGGCGCGTCGGACACCGGCGCATGTAGCACAGGAAGTGGAGGTGGTGCCGATAAGGGATTACCGCCAGCGTCGCACTCTATTAAACGGTCGTCCGGGGGAGCGGCGTAGATCGCCCAGTGGTCACCTTCGATGACCGAGCCGGAGCTGAACATGTTTCCCCCGCAGGAGATCTGACCGTATTTCGGATTCTTCTTCCAGTATCTCATCCTCTACACCCTTTCTATCACATCGGGTAGTATGTCCTTCACGGCATCGGCAATCGCCTGGATGTCCGAACGGGGAATCTTCTCTGCAACCCGATCCCCGATCCGTCTCGACTTTCCACGGAGCTCATCCACGCCCTCGAGATGATAGCCGATCCCCGAGGCGATCCATATCTTCACGGAGTCGGGAGAGGCGAGCCACCGCAAGATAGAGTTAACGTCCACGGCACTCTGGACCGGCTTCTCCTTCACGGGATACCCGAGAAACCTTGCCCCTCCAACCATCTGATCAATCGAGGTTACCGCCAAGAGAAGTTCCTTCATAAGTCCTCCTATGCCGTCATTGAGGCCCGAACGAGGTCCAGAAGCAGGGCCTGGTTATTCGACAGATCATGGAGCTTCTGCCGGGTCCCTTCCAGGTACTGCACGTCTATAAGTGCTACCAACCGATGGGATAATTTCGCGCTCACCTTCTGATCAACCCCGGCGAACCTGAGATCGTTGGAAATCCCTCCGGAGAGCATCCCCACGATGTTGTGATAGTCGATACCCCGAAGGTAATGCTCGACCTTCTGAACGACCCTTGCTTCCTCCGGTGTTATGTCCATAGCACCCCCTCATTGGGATTTGCTCCGAAACAGCTTCTTGATCTGGGCGTCAGTGTAGTGCTTGACCTTATACATCGCGAGGTCATCGAGGGCCCCGTTGATCGAATGGTAGTTCTCGTTCTCGAGGATCTCCCACACCCGCTCCGAGAGAGTGCCCGGTCGGATCCCGATCCTCCGGACGGCAACCTCGACATTCTCTTTGTAGTCATCCCAGTTCCCCCAGGGACCCGAGGCGTCATCCCAACCCTTGCTCCGCCAGATGTCCTCGTCGATCTTCATGAGATCGGTCGCCAGCTTCTTGTCCCGCTGTGGCGTATCCTTCAGCCGGGCGTAGAACGGGGACTCCCCGAGGTCGTCCGGCGTCCTGACTCTCCCAGCCGAACCCTGTCCTACCGAGAAGAGCCCGGCAAGGGATCGGATGGATTCGAGTAAGGCTCTCATGGTCTACACGAAGAACTTCGTGAAGTCGGGATCCTCGAGAGCGTTCTGGTAAGTTCCCTCGCCCTCTGCGATCCGACGAACTTCCTTCGGGCTGATCGACCGCTTCTTGATGATCTGGATAGCCTTCTCTTTGGTCATGTCGTCGGGTTCCAGCTCGTCCCCGATCATCCTTCCGTCCTTGAAGTCCCCGTAGAGAACGATCTCGAGATCGGAGTAGCCCTTCTGCCGGAGGGCTTCGATCCACGCATCGGCCAGCTCGGGGTTCGTAGCGAGAGCAGAATGGGCCCAAAATCCGAACCCTCCCGAGATGTAACGGCCAGCCTTCAGGAAGTCCCTCGTGGAGAGCTTGTTCTTGACATCCCAGACCGACGTCCCCCGGGCGTCAAGGAGCGGCTCCCCGCACATCGAGGACAGAAGCTGGACGGCACGAGTTTCTCTATTCATGTCACTATCCTCCTTTAAATCGTGGTATCGCTCGGCCTGACAATGCTGATGGTGATCCCCAGCACGGCGCGCTTCGTGCCATCATGACCGAGGGTCGTCGTTCCGGCATCCTGCACGACCCCATCTACAATGACCCAGCCGTATTGGGTGAGTTCCTTGATAAATCGGGAAATAATGTCGACGGTCTTGTTGTCCGGCGAGGCTTCGAACTCGACCTTGCCCATCCGGACGCTCGACAAGGGTTGACCCTCGCCACAAAGTTCTGACAGAAGCTGAACGGCTCGAGTTTCCTTTTTCATGTCAGTCCTCCTTGTGGTGCGGTTTGTCGCCCCGGTTCTTCATCCACCAGCCGAGGGCGAAGGGATTGTCGATGTCCTTATGCTTCTTCATCGCCCGGACGGTCCCGCCCCAGCCCGGAGGGGAGACGTTCACGAGCTTGAGATTCTGCGAGAGATCGGTAATGGCGTTCAATAATTCCTTCATGCGGCCTTCAACCCCACCTGCCGGGCGTATTGTTTCCAGGTATCCCCGTCCACCAGAATATCGGCCACGTCGTTGTTGGCAATCATATCCCCGTACTCGTCCTGCAGGGTCCCGAGCAGTTCCTCTACGACCCCCTGGATGAATTCCGTCAGGTCGGCCCCGCCGATCGTCGGGGGAACACAGGCGTAGCCCCGGGTCGAGAATGAGATGCTCACCGGAGACCGACGATCGTTCAGTGCTTTCTGGACCTCTGGATCGTTCGGATTCGCCCCGGCCTCCTTGAGAAAGAGCCTGACGTCCTTGACCACTGCGTTCTTGAGAACGAGGCGCTCGGGCCTGAAGTAGTAGTCCGGGCTGTCTCCCTCTTCATCCTTCCAGCTCATCTTCGGGCTCACCCAGAGGACGTCCTCGCATTGGATCCCGTAGTCCGACAAGCGGCTCCGGAAGTCCGGCTTCACGTTCCGATCGTAGTCCCCGTAGACCCGATCCCTTCGGAAGAGCTCCATCATCATAAACTGCGTAGACGGCTCGAGGTCCTGAAACTCCTTCTCCCGGTTGGGATCGAGATAGAGCCCCAGGAAGATCCCGCTGGATAGGGTTCGAACAGCTTCGAGCAAGTCTCTCACGTCCCCTTTAAACCGAATGGGTCGTCGCTCTCTGCGATCTCACGGACGACCTCCTGCAATTTATTCGTGATCAATCCCATGCCCTCTTTGCAGTCGGAATTGTCCCGCAGGTACTGGAAGAGCACGTCATTGATCTCGGCAGTGGCTTTGGCATCCCCGGAATGGCCGACCGCATCCTTGACGAACTTCAGCACATACTCGAAGAGCTTCCGGGAATCACCCAGAACGCCCCCGTTCGCTATCTGAAGGGCAGTCTTCTGAAGGACGGCGGGATCCACGCCTTTGTAGCCCAAGACCCGGGGCCCTGCGGACGCGATCGGTTCTCCGCAAAGCTCGGCAAGGATTAAAACGGCTTTATTCTCTTGGCTCATGCTATCCTTTCTCGCCCACGGCGGTGTAGATCGCCTCGTAGACCGCATCCGCATCGTCCCGGTCTTTGGCGGCATATTCAAAAGCCCCGACGATGATATTATAGGCCTTCGATCCGTCTGAAAGGGTCTCCTCCACATACTGCAGGTTCGGCTTGCTCCGATCGTCCATCAGGGTCTTCATGAGAACCTTCGTGTTCCTAAGACCACTCTCCAACGGCTTCCCCTCTCGAGAGCTCCCCATCGGCCAACCCCCCCCTCTCGAGGATCTGTGCGATCTCGGAAGTGACATCGCGGCCCTTCAGTGCCTTCTGTCGGAGCCTGACAAAATCCCAGGCCGTCTCGTTGGAGACCTTACCTTCTTTCTTGAAATGGTCTGCCATCTCGGAATCCGATGACGCCTCATCATTGTGCAGGGTAGTGGAAACCCATTCGATGATGTTGCTCTCCTTCTTCATCGTGGCCTCGAGCGCCTGCAGGGCTTTGATCACCTGATCTCTCATGATCCCTCCTAAGCCCAGTCCCTGTTCTCGAGAATTTCCACGGCCTTCTTGACCTGATGCGACATTTCCTCCCCAGCGGTCGCGGCCTTCTGCAGAAGCCTCACGACATCCTCCATCTCCGACTTGTGCTTGGGATCGTAGGACGCTATGGCATACCGGATGTTGCTCGCCAGCTCCGCCAAGAACTGCTCGGAGGCCTTGCCCCACTTGATTGTCTCTCCGAGCTTCTCCTGGTCCTGGTCGTCCATAAAGGCCGCAGGCTCACCACCCCGGACGGACATCAGCTTGTCCCCGATCTCCGTCCCGTCGCTCTCCCCGCAGAGAACGCCCAGCCAGTCAGCCGATTCTTTGAAATTCTCCATCACTTCTTCCCCCATTCTCTTGCGAGAGCATGCCACACTTCATCGACGGCATCCTGGATGGACCGAAGGGCGTTGCCGAGCTCCCCGGAAGCCGACGTTCTTCCTCCCATCGTCTCTTCGAATGCGTCTCCGGCTATCCGGGCCAAATCCTTCGGGTTACTCTTGTTGATCATCCGGGCCTTCTCATCGATCTCCGGCCACACCTTCTCCTTGATCACAGAGAGGATATCCTGCCGGAGATCGCCTGGCATGACGGCCCCCGTCATCAACCCGGCCAGGGTGTAGAGCTCTTCCTTGTGAGTAGCCGTCGGGTCCTCCCCGGCGTTGGTGAGCTTCTCGGACATGACCCGGCCCCTCGTGTCGTAGCCCCAGATCTTCAGGTAGTTCCGGGCTGAGTCCGCCAGCTCTTTGTAGTCCTGACCCTGCGGGCTATTTGCCCCGTAGATGTCGACCTGCTTCTCGAGGGCGTAGATAAAGGCATACATCTTCTCCGGCTTCCCTATCTTCGTGATACGGGTCCGGAGAGCTGGGATGCTCATGGTTTCGATCCGCATGAACTCATGGTCGACCTCCCGGTAGGAAGGGCTCTCGAGGTCGCCGGTGGGCCCGACCTTCGAGTAGATGCCTTCGACCCCGGCGGCCCTCATCCCCCCGTGCTTCCTCGAGTAGGTGATGAAGTCGGTGTCGACCTCCGTGTTCCCGTGATCGCTGACCACCCAGACGGTCGGCCAGAACTTGCTCTTATTCATCCAGCCCAGGATGTCCTTGTAGAACTTGTCCCAGTCGTCATCCAAGGTAGCGATCGTCTTCCCGCCCTGGTTCGCTTCCGTCCCGCCACCCCGGGTGTCCTGGATGAAGACATCTTCCTCTTCGGGTTCCAGGTCGTCCTCAAACCTCGAGAGGACGAGCATCTTGCGGAGGGAGTCCAAAGATTCCAAAAGGGTATTCATGATTCTCCTTATTGACCTGTCTTGGACCGCCAGCTAGCGACGTTCGATTGTAGATCCCGCCAGAAGGATGCCATCTCCTTGGAAAGGCTGTTTATTCTCCTCATGAGCCCCTTCCCTAGAGGCGTTTCCCTGAGAGCCCACCAGAAGATCTCCGCTACCTCCATCGCCACATCGTGATCCTTGCCCAGCTCGGATTTAAAGATGGCTTCCCCGAAGTAAGCCTCGTCCATAAACTCTGGAAACTGTTCGGCCATCTTCGCATATTCCTCGCACTTCCGCTGTAGCTCCGAGTCCGAGGGCCTCGGAAATGCCGAGAGCACCAGACCCCGCTCGACCGCCCGGGTTGCTTCCAGCAGGGTTCTCATTTACGTCCCAGGTCTCCGTTGATCTGGCCGATCAACCTCGTCGTTACCCGGTCGCGCTTACTGTCCGCGTCGGGATCGGCGAAGTTCTCGATCATGTCCCCGTAGGGGTCATACTTTTCAATCTGGTCGAGGAGCTTGTCGACCTGGACGAGGATGCCCTTGCACTTCTCGGCCCGGACGGCGAAGTCTCCCCGCAACGTGTCCGTTGACCGGGCGGAGACTAGTCCCGTCTCGACGGCCTGCATAGCTTCCAGTAAGGTTCTCATCTGAGGCTCCTTTCGATTGACCGCAGAGACGCCACCAGATCGTTCATCGGCCCGATTTTCGAGCTCTTGACGTAGGTGTCAATATCCACACCCCCGCACTTCGGGCAACCGTTATTCGTCGCCCGCTCGGCAGAAGCTGTCGTGTAGAACTTCTTCCCGCACTCCTGGCACATGAACAAGGGCTCCCCGGCAGACTGGACGACCTGCTTGGTCTCGACGGGGGCTACAGCGGAAGCTACCGGATCGGTAACGTCCACCCCAGGAAACTCGCCCTTCTTCTCTGCGGCTACTCCGGGGAAGAGAATCTGCTCCAACCGTCCGAAGGCTTCGTTGAATTCCTTATTCACGACCTATTCTCCCCTCGGCTTGATAATCCCGCCCGCTTCATCGAACATTTTTCTCGGGTTCTTGGCGATCTGCTTGGCGACATCCAATTCACCCTTGAGAAACTCCTTGATCCTGCGGAGCTGTCCATTCTCCCCTCCCGTCTGACGGTTCAGGATATAGTAGAACACGTCGGCCAGACCCGACCATCCGATATCACCCTTCGACGGAGGCATCAGCTCATCGGAAAGCTTGCCTACGGCTTCGCCGTAAGCATCCTTGATGGCATCGACCATTTCCGGATCGGTTAAGGCTTTGGCGTATCCCTCAGCGTAGTTCCCGAGGGCCTTCACCTCATCGTCGGAGTCCAGCCAAATGTCACCCCTGGCCGAGTTCAGCCTCCGGCCACGCCTGATCCGGGAGTCCTCCAAGTCATCGTCGTCCTGCTCTTCGATGCTCTCAACAAACTGGATGAACTCCCGTTTGATCCGGTCGGGGTGGTCGTCATCGATGACATACTTTCCCTTACTGAGGTTCTCGGCTATGAATTGGAGTTGCCACTGATCCCTGCCGACCGTCTTGCGGGCGAAGTATTTCTCCTGATCGGGGATCGTGATCTTAAACTGCTCCCACTGCTCTTCGCTCCCCAGCTCATGCTCAAGATAAACGTAGCTGTTGGGCCCCGTGATGTCCTCCGGAACAACCCCGCCCGTGGAGACCGTAAGGGTATCGCCCATCTTCACATACGGGCTCTCGTCCTTCATGACTATGAAGGTGATGCCGCCGAACTGGGCGTAGAAGGAATGCGTCCACCTCCGGGCGGTGTCATCGTCTACGCCACCACGTGCAGACTGCAGGCCCACCTGGGAGGCTACGTTCTTGACCGCTTGAAGCAAGTTATCCATCTCAATTCACCCCCGCGATTTTGGTAATGAACTTGGCGATCCGATCGAGTTCTTCGACGTCCCTCTCCAGCTCCCTCTTCACGCTACTGTCCCTCTTGAAATGGTCCTGAAGGCCAATGAGCCCGCCCGCCGCCGCTTCGGTATTGTCGAAGGCATCCTGCGCCTTTCTTAAAAAATCAGCTTCGTCCACCTTGGACTGCAGGGCTTCGACTGCACTCAGTAGGTTTTTCATCCCTTCCTTCTTTCGATGTCTCTCATGATCGACTCGGCCCGATCCGAGAACTCCTTCGCATGGTTAGCGAAGCCTGCGGCCTCGTCCTTGAGCTGGGCGATCAGGATAAGCTCATCGTCCGAGGCCTTCCGGGCTACGTTCGCCCCGCCGATGTAGCCGGACGTATTTCCTCGGAGATCTTCGACATCATAATGCCTTTCCGGTTTCGCATAAGTGAAGGACGAGGTTAGATGCCCCGACCGGACGGCATCCTTCTTCTCATTGTCCCTCTTCTCCATCCGCCTCCGGGACTCGTCGTCCGGCACGTCCTTCGTCGGGGAGGCCGGAGACATCGGAGCCAGAGATGGCATTGCGGCATTGACCAAACCGAGCAGGTCTTTCATAATTCCTCACTCCACAAAGTGAATGCCCTGTTTCTTGCCGAGCTCCCGCACCCGCTCCCACACGTGGACGATCGCATCGTCCGGCCAGTCGGCGTCGCGGAGCATGTCCTGAATTCCATAGAAGTCGGTCGGGAAACCATAGGCCTTGTATTGCTGGATGATGTCCTGGGCGGTCTTGTCGACTCTCGCTGGATTCGCACGGCCTTGAAGCTTCAGGGATTCTATCGTCCTCGGGATATCGTCCAGGTCTCCATAGCGTGACGTAAATTCGAACTCCCCGGACTTCCCGAGCTCCTGAAGCATCTCGAGGATTTCTTCAAACTCGCTCTTGGACTCCACCCTCGACGGGACCCGGGCGGCATTGGGCCATCCAGCAACCCTCTTGTCCGGCTCGTCTTCTGAACGCTTCACAGTCCGGGCCTGAAACCGGAGCTCATCCCCGATCTGTCCGACCAACAGGAGGAGGCCGTTCATCGCCGGGGAGACACTCCGAGAGCGGTTGACTCCCCAGGCTTGCCCGTTCTCACCATCACGTCCCCTCGGGTAAGGAACTCCCCGTTCTTCATGACGAACCCGTCGACGAAACCCGCCTCATCGGGATCCTCCATCAGATCGTAGTACCGATCCACCACGCTGGCGGGAAGCCGGGCTAACAGCCGGGCGTGTGTCTCTCCCGGCCTTCCCTCGTAGACCCGACCGTCTATCTCGAAGGCCACGGCCTTGACTGCCTTCGCCGGAGCCAGATCGACCGCTGAACAGACCCTCCGTGTGCATACGAGGAGACAATTCAATCCAGTCCCGCTTGCTTGAGCCTGGTGTAGTAGTCGGGATGCTCCTTGAGGTGCGCCAGGGCGATCTGCCCCGTGGTCACGAGATCCCCGCCGGTGACGTCGTAGTGTTCAAGCTCGTCCGCAAGCCCCATCCGGAACTGCTCCGGATCGACGTCGAAGTCCGGGGCGATATCCTCAAGCACCTGCTGGGCGATCGCCTGCGATATCTCCTGGTTGATTAGAAGCCTTCCCAGGCGATCAACGGAGGACAGAAGCAGGTCCACTTAGTCGACCTCGAAGTTCTTGAACTTCTTCACGTACTCGTCGAAGGTCATCGTCTTGGCATCCGTCGTCGACTTAAAGAGCGACTCATGGGTTCCCAGCTCAATTTTCTTTTTCCTCCGGTTCCACCTCGTCGGCCCGATCTCCCTGGAGGCATCGATAACCTTCATGAGGGCGTCGGCATCCTTCGGGGTGGAAACCGTTATCCCAGGGATATCCGACCAATCGAAGTCGTACCTGCTCCGTTCGATTCCGGCGTCATCGAGAATCTCCGTAAGGTGCTTCTCGAGGCCGGAAGTTAGAATCTGCTTCCCCGACGTAAGGGATCTCGCAAGGCTCCGCAGAGACTCGAGAAGGTTCTTCATGTCAGTCCCACCAGAGGCGGATCTCGTTGTTCCGAACGTGAACCTCGTCGGCCCCGACCTTCTTGGAGTCCTCGATCATCTCGGAAATCGCTTCGAGGTCTGCCCCATCTTTCCTGACGTAAACGCACGGCGATCCCTCCCGGGCAAGCTGGACCTCGAGCTGTGGGTCGATCCGCTTCAGGGCTCGGATGCTGTTCGGGGTGAACTCGTTGTATTCTGTGATCCCAGCTTGTTCAAAACGCCGAGCGGCTTCATCGATGGAATACCACGTCGAGTCGCGCCACTCGTAGACCTCCTTCGTCCGCTTGAGATCGCCCCGCCCCATCCCGTAGACGTCCTTGAGGCTTGTGGCACTCGAGAGACGGACCCTCTTGGGTTCTCCGGACAGGGATACGAGGCAGGAGTTAATGACGTTCAAAAGATAGTCCATAGAGCCTCCTTATAAAGTGACGCCCGCCCGCTTCGCCATCGAGACGGGATTCTGTGCGGTAGCCTTGCAAGCCGAGATGAGCCGGTCGAGGACACCATAGAGCGCGGCCTCCATGCCTCCCTGAGTATGCTCGGCCTGCCAATCGACTATGTTCTCCGTGATCGCCAGGATATCGACATCGTCTCTGAGCCCGGCCTTCTTCATGGCTCCTTCCCACCGCTCCCCGATCGCCTCCATAAGCATCGTATAGAAGTCGCCCTTCTCGGCTTCTATTTTGATCGCCATCTCTGTGGCGAGCTTCGCGACGAGATCCGACATTTCCTGATCGAATCCCGATCCCCGCTGGGACGTCACGGGCGGTCTGGCGTTCAGAAAACCCTCGAGTTCCGATATCGCATTCATCAGAACCTTACTCATGAGCCCTCCTATAAAGACAAGAATCCCCAAGCCCTGTTTTCGGCAGGTCTCTGGGGAAGCATGATGATGATTTTCTTAGACTGGCGGGGCCGTGTTACAGGCCCCTTCTTATCGCAGAGCTTTGGACGGCCCCGCCAGGTTCCTTTTAGAGTTCTCTCTAGTCCCTCGTGATTACAGGTTGAGGACGGTCACCAGGGCGTAGTACTCGGTGTAGATCAGCTTCGTGGCGTACCGGGTACGCAGGCCCTTCTTCAACCCGAAGTCCGACGGGTCCATGAACGTCGGGGTCATCTGGATCGGGATATACGGGGCGTAAACGTAGCCCGCATCCATCCAGTAATCCCCCTTCAGGCCCATCAGGATCTTCGTCGAGGTGAAGTAGGGGTCGACGTAGACCGCCCACTTGGACTGCAGAGTCCCGGCGAAGTAGATCCCGGGTCTCCGAGGCGGGGTCACGGGCACCCCGGTCTCGGGAACGGAACCCACCGCTGGCCGGAACAGCTGGTGCGTCGCGAACTGATCGAACAGAGCCGCCACGTCGGGCGAGGTCACGATCCAGTTCGCGGGCGAACGGAGCGTCCGCTTGTGGACCGCATTCGACGCCGTCGAGAGGACGGTTAGGATCGAACGGATGTGGTCGATGTCGGAGATGCCGGACGGCACGGTGCGATCCCAGGCATACTTCACGACCGCATCGACGTGGGTGTAGATGTCGTTGATGATCTCGCGGTCGACTTCCAAGCCGATCTGGCTGGAAACCCCGGCCACGAGCTCCGACTCCACATCGATGCCGTGCAACGCCCGCAGGTCTTCTGCGGACTCGGTCGACCAGACGGCCTTGAGCTTGCGGCTCCGCGCACGAACCTCGGCGATCTCCACGGCCACGTCCACTTCCGGGACAGCCGTGTTGAGCTCGCTGTTGTATTCGTAGGTCGCGGTCACCACGCCCACCTTCAGCGATTCCAGGGTCGGGATCGTCACGAAGAGGTAGCCGTTGGTGTAATTGATCGACCCCGATGCCCCGGCGGTGTCACCGATCAGCGTACCCGACCCGTTCGGGTCGGTATACTTGATCGTCCGGGGGGACGTCTCGTTGGTCACGACGGTGATGATCGGAGCGGCGGCCCCGGCATCCGTCGCCTTCTTCACGGGGGAGAAGTTCAGCGATCCGGTGAAAAGCTTGTCGGCCCCCGACCCTGCGGTCGACGCTCCGACTGCCTCTCCGCTCACGGTCTCCGACGAGTAATACATGTCGAAGTTCGCGATCATCTCCGTGCCCTTCGTGGTCTGTCCCTTCTCGGTCCCATACTTGACCTTGAAGTAGGACACGGCACCCACAGGGGCGTTCATAGGCTGGACCGAAACGATCTCGTTGGAGATCAGGAACGGCCAGACCCTCCGAACCACCGGGAACACGTGCTTGGTGTAGTAGCCCGCATCTCCGGTTGTCGTGCTCCCGGCGCTGGCCAGATAGATCAGGTGGTCCATCTCGTTCTCGAGGAGCCGGGAAACGCAGAACTTCCGGTACGGCTCCACGATCGACTTCGTGAGACGGTTCCACTTGCTCATCAGGGCCTGGGCCTCGGGAGTCTTCCAGGCTGTCAGAAACTGTTCCATGCTCTAACTCCTTATGTGCTTAGTGTAAAGACAATCAGCTATCCGAGATAGCCGACCTAATCTTCGCCCGATAACTGGGCGAGCCTCTCCATCGACATCCCCGTAAGCTGTTCGATCGCCGTCCCTCGACCCGTACCGCGAGTCTCGAGAACGACGTCCTCGTTCAGCAACGTGACCCCTCTCCGCATGCCTTGCTGGACCCTCGAGAGAAGGGGTCCGGGGGTGTCCGGGGAACGGTTGACCCACTCCCGCAACTGCACGTTCGTGGAGACGTCGCCAGACTCGACGAGCATCCCCAGCTTGTTTCGAAGGTTGATTACGTCAGACCGATGAGAGATCTGCTTCTCAGCTTCCAACATTAACTGCGCCTTCTTGGCACGTCCCAGCGCAGACGTGGCACTCTCCTTCTCGACGGCCACCTGGTTCCTGAGAATTTCCACATCCCCACGAGCGACCTTCAGTTCCCTCGTCAGCCGGGACACCTCGGACGTAAGTTCGGCTTCCTTCTCGTCGGCCTCCCCCACACCCCGCTTGATGACCTCGAGCTGTTCTTGGGCCTTGGCGATCACGCCTTTGGCCTGCTCTAACTCGGCGTTCTTGCCCGTGAGCTCGACCTCCAGCTTTTTCTTGGTCTCGGCGGCATCCGTCTTGTCCTTCTCGTCCACCTCGTCCGTCTTCTCGATCCCCATCGCTTCGGCGACCTGCTGGGCGGTCTTGGTCAGCTCGTTGATATCCGAGAATCTCCCCAGGTCACCCAGGGCGGCCATGAGAGCCCCAGCCTTCGGACTCCGGCCATATTGCTGATTCAGGAAGAGCTTGAAGCCCAGGTTCTTGTACTCGGAGCGGTAGGTGTTAGCGAGCTTGGTGACCCGTTCGATCTCTGCCTTCAACGAAGCAACGGCCTTGTCCTTCTCCGCTTCCGACACGACCGGATCGCCAAGAGGTGCGACTTGATTAAGCTTAACGCTTGCCGCGACTTCCTCGTGGAGCATCTCTTTCATCTTGCCCGTAATCTCCTCGACCAGCTTTTTCCGAAGTTCGTCATTTCCCATCAACATCTCCTCGTTAAAGATGATCTCTTCTGGCCAGGTAGAATCAGCGGGCTCGGATACTGCATCGAATGTCAGGAGCCTGAAATCGTCGTTCACGTTAAATGTGTCACCCTCTTGGGCCAACGACCCGAATCCACGGCTCGAGATCCCCACCTTCGCACCCGACTTAAGGATGCTCCGGAGGTTGTTCCCTCGCTCGGTATCCAGGACTTCGGCCTCTCCGATGACCTTGCCGCCGTCACAGCGGAGGTCCGTAATGATGTGCGAGACCTCGTTCAGGCGGGTCCGGCCATCGGCGGGGTGGTCCAGGCATCCGAAGAGCTTCCGATCTTTCATCAACGGTCTTAGTCTCGAGATCTCACGCTCCCAGAGCGCATGGGGGTACACTCGGTTGTTCTTGTTTGGATTGTCCGCCAAAGCGAACTCCCCTCGCATGATCACCTTGCGAGCCCCACCGCCAGGCGCATCCTGCTCAACTAACTGCAAGCCTGGGGCGTCGTAGACTGTGGTTAAGAGTAACTTCTCCATGTCGAGCCTCTCCCTAAGACCGGGTTACTCCCGGCTTAGACCGGGATGTCTTCCGGATTGGGCTTCTTGTCGACCAGGGTCGGGTTGTCCGGATCGTCGGTGTCGTGGAGCTTCTTGCTGGTCCCCGCCTGGGGCCCCGGGCCGAGCGCTTGGTCGACCTCCTGGGCCACCTGCAGGAACCGATCCATCACGGCCAGCACGTCCTGGGTCGAGGACTTGATCTCCTCTTCCTCGGGCTTCTGAGCGGCCGCCTGCTTGGTGAGTTCCTTGTCCGCCGTGTCGAGATCGTCGGTGGCCATCGTCGCGTCCTTCTTGTCGATGACCCCCTCCTCCGACAGGATGCGGAACTTGCTGGACAGGACGCCGATCATCTTCTTGACGTTGACGATGACGTCTTCGGGCTTGTCCTTCACGGACGCGCCTTCGAGGCGACGACCGAGGCGCACCCTTGCCGCCTCGAGACGCCACATCGTCTCGCGCTGTTCGCTGGACCCCAGCTCCAGCCGCTTGGCCGCCCGGGCACAGGCCGCACGACCGAAGTCGCTGGCCAGCCAGGCCTTCCGCTCGGCGGCGTTATTCAGCGCCGGGCTCTGCTCGATCTCCGTCCGCCCTTTCGGGGGATCGTCGTGCTCTTCCCCCGGCTTCGGCGGATCGATGCCGGGCTCTTCCTGCCGGTCCTCTGCGACCAGCAGTTTACCCAGCCCGAGAACTTTCAAGTCCTCCTCGAGCGTGGAGAGTCTTCCCGTCTTGTAAGGCATTGCTTGTCCTCCTATCGTGTTAAACGGTTACCGCAGAAACCTGATGTCGACGGATATCGGTTTCTTAACTAACTTACTGATCAAACGCCCTACTACCTCTGCGGAGTAGAGCCAATTAACAAACTCATCGTGAAGTTTGCCAATCGCCTTTGAGGAGACCTGTTGATTGTCCCCTTCATCATCCAAGCCCAACTCGTCGAAGCTTTCGATCACCTCCTCTACGTTATTCAGATAGTCATGCCCAAACTTCGTCACCGCTTGAATCACCGTGTCCCGCTCCACGCTCATGAACGGCTTGATCGAGTAGTTCTCCTCGAACTCCGCCGTCAGCCCGGCCACCCCGTCGTAGAGGTCCTTCAGCCGCTTCACTGCAGAGCTCAGACTGCCCCGGATCTGCTTGCCCCACCAGGAAGCATAGACCTCCGGGATCCCCTCATCGCAGATCGCCTGATACTTCGGACGCAGGCGATTGCTGTCGAGGTCCAGAAGGTCGTCCCGGAGATAGTCGCGAATCCGACTCTCGTTGGTCTGATAATACTGCGTCCAGGGGGCGCTCGACTTGATCGAGCTCATGATCCGGGTAACCACCTCGACGTTGTCCTTCACGAGCTTCACTTCCTCCCCGAGTTTCTTCGTTTCCTCCGAGAGCGGCTTCACATCCCCGAGCGTTGGTCTGCCGGAGTCATTCCACAGGAGCACCGCCTTGTAGCACAGATCGCCGCTCGAGAAGATCACGTCCTTCGTGGTCGTAGCCACCAGGGCGGGATCCTGATACCCCGCCCGCTCGACGGCCAGACCGACGTTCTCGATGAACTCTTCGATCGACCCCCCGATGCTAGCCATGAGAGCAGACTGATACTCGTTCGCCGAACCTGTGAACCGTAAAATTTTCATCGATGACTCCGACCTCCGTTTTTCTCACAAAAAGACAGCCCAGGATAATAATCCATCATGGACTTTCGCGCTAGAATCGACGGTTGGTGAATCGAGTTACTTAACTATCTTACCACAAAACCACTTACCGAAATCAAGAGGGCTCGGGAAAATGTTTACCGGAACGTCATCTGCGACCGCCCTTCGCCATGTATTTACCATAACCCCTCACGGTTTCCCTGATCTCAAGCATGAGAGGCTTCAATACCTTGACGGTCTGCTGTAGCTCCTTGTTTTCGAGTAACGCCCGGCGCATCTTGGTCTCGAGCATGAGGTTTTGACGGTTCGTCCCGTGAACCCCGAGAATGCGCTCGGACTGCTTCTGGAAGTCGACCTCCGTCTGCGGGGGAGTCTTGCTCTTCCACTCCTCCGGGGGAATCTCGCCGGTGGCTCCGCCTTTGGCCACAGCGTAGTCCCTGATCTCCTCGTCGCTGAAGTGGAATATGTTCTTGAGAATCCACTCCATCGAGACATACTCCCTCATCTGCGAGGCGACGTTCGCCCGCACGGAGAGCACGTCCATGTAGTTCTTCTCGAACACGAGCGACGGGACGGACATGTAGGAATCGAACTCGGCGGTCTTGTCCGGATCGATCCCCCGGGCGGCCAGGTGGATCTTGCACATGTGGTTGAAGCCCTCCCGGAGCGATCGCTGGATCCGCAGGATCGTGCGGGCAAACCGGACGTCCTCCGAGGCCAGGATGTTCTTCGCCGACACATCTTCCTCGAAGCCAAGGTACGACTTAGGTATCTTGATGGCGGCATAGAGCTTATCCTTGAAGTACTCGATATCCTCTATGTTGTTCCACTCGAGGCCGCCGATGGACTCGATCTCCGTGGCCTTCTTCCCGTCCCGGGTAGCCACGAAGAAGTCCTCGTCCGAGGCAAGAGGGTTATAGCGAGTGTCGAGCTTCCCGGTATTGGGGTTCACGAACTTCTTCTTCCTGAACTGGGCGATCTGGCGTTGAATGTAGTTCTCGGCCTCGGCGGGGGACCGCTTCCCGACATCGATGTAGAATGCGAACCGGGCGGGCGCCCGGGTAAGACGGTAGATAAGAGCGGCGTCCTCCATCAGCACCAGCCGCCTCCATATCCATCGGGCAGGATCCAGAACGCCACGTCCGTAGACGTCCCAGCGTTGGCGGGCCCCGAGCTTGAAGTGGACGGCTTGCCAGTCCTCAAAGACGATCTCCCCGTCCCCCATCGTCTGCTTGCCTTCGACCTTGGCCCGGAACTCCTTCTCCGTCATGGGGGAGAACTGCCCCCGGATGTTCTGGATGAAGCCGATCACATCGCCCCGCAGGTCGATCACACACCGCATCGTCGGCTGTGCAAGGAAGGACAAACCGCAAAGCCCCTCGTTTTCTTTGAGGAGCAGTTCGTGATATTCGTTCCCATACATGCAGACGCCCCGGGCGATCGACCAGATGTGGTCATCCAAGTAAATCTTGGAGAACATGTCGTTCAGCTCGCCAGCGAGGTTCTCGTCGTCAGACTCCACCCAGACCGTCTCGCCGGAAATTATGTTCGGTTGGCTGGTTTCGTCGGCATAGATGTCCAGAGCAGAGGAGAGGTCTGGGTAGTCGTTCATATCCTCGTAGTCCATGTAGCGGCCTACGAGATCCTCCTCCATCTTGAGAATGGTCGAGAGATCATACCCGCCCATCGCAAGGGCAGAGAGGAAGTCCCACATCTTGATAAGCTTTTCCCGAGCGGTCGGGACCTGCTTACCCTTCTCTGCCGACCACCACTTTTTTAGGAAATCAAAGGCCATAGGATTACGCTAAAATGGTCCCCATTGGAAGGTTCTCGTCTGGCTTGAGCAAAACGACGTGCTCTGCGGGACGGGGAGGGACATACCCTCCTACGACGATCGTGCAATGGCAGTAGTCGCAGTTATAAGGAGCCCGACCCTTCACGTTCAGTGGGGCCCCGCAGTTAGGGCAACGGAGGGCCTGCAGGGACGTCTCGACCGGAGCCAAGGAAGGGACGCCCGAGATTCCCCGGGGCGGGTCGTCCGGGTCGGTCCTGCTCACGGTCGGTTGGTAACCAGAACCTACCGCATACTTCGTTGCATCTACCATTTTCAGGAACGCATCGTTGGACTGGCTCATGGTTTCTTCATCCGGGAGTTTATCAGCCCCATCACTTTCGTGTTCCAGATACGTCCGCACCACTCAAAGAGCTCGAGGGCTCCCATCCCCAGGAAAATGGTTGCGAAGTTCGGAGTCCCCGAGAACCATCCAACCACCATATCCACCTTCGGTTGCCAGTAGGCGCTCGACCCGAAGAACGATCCCACGAGCTTGAGCATATCCGGGAGGATCCCGACCGCCCAGATCCCGTAGAGGGCCGTGTAGACCCCGAGCGCAGTCCACAGATCGAAGGTATGCTCCTTCAGCCAGACGTCATACTTCTTGAGGGTGTCCCCGTTGGCGGGATCCTGACCGCCCTTCTTGAGGCTCTCGAGATACAGGTGATACCGGAAGTTCATGTCGATCACTATCCCGAGCAGACCCCAGGCGTAGACCAACACCCGGTGAATCAAGATCGTGGCATACATGCTCAGGCGAAGTGCTCCTTGATCTGGGCGATCAGATCGCCCACGGAGTAGACGATCGCAAGCTTGGGCCGGACCAGAAGCGTCTGGATCTCTACGTCCTGCTTCCGCTTGTAGTCCGGATGGACGCCCACGAAGAGCTTCTTGCTCGTCCTGATCCACGACCCAAGTTCATACAGCACGATCGGGCAGGCGGTTTCCGCAGGGCACCAAAACGAAATCGCCTGAGCCTTCCTCAAGTGGCGGAACTCCCACTCGATCTGGGCACGGGCGGCGGTCGGGTCGCTGATCGGGAAATTCTCTCTCCGGGGATTCAGGACGGCGATATCGAGATCCGCCAGTCCGGCGACGACCTCCTTCTGCCAGTCAACACATCCCGTAATGCCGCCAGCCAAAAATACTGCTGGTCGGTCTCCGTCCCATTCTGTAGGTGATTCAATGTAAATCACAGTGGAACTCCTTTACTTTCTGGATTACGGACTCCCGATTTTTGAGCTCACTTTCCCAGACAATTAAAGCATCATAACCCAATCCCCGGAACAATGATTTACGGTCATCGGGATTCTCTCCTTTATGCCAAAAATCCCCATAGAGTTCGACCACCTTCTTTTGTCCATTGATATTCACGAAATCCGGAATCTTCCCGCCGATGATCAGGACGCTTCCATCCACATTGAAAGCATAGTCCCCGGGAGCTACGGAATCGAGAATTACCTTCATTCTTTGCTCCGCCCTATTAGGACTAAGGCGGTTTGACAACGCCCACCTTCGTATCGCCTCCGGATTACTCATGGGATTGCGGTTGCCCTTAGCCAAACCACGCTCTATCCTAGTTTGGCTTGTATGTTGTCTTGCCTCAGTAGAACGTTCCTTTGGACGGATGCTATTTAATATAGAACGAAGACGTTCCCACCTTTCAGCTGAGAGCCTACTACGATGATTGGGATTCTTGTCTCCCAAGCAGGATTGCCGTATCTTATCTCGGGTAATCCGACTTAATTCATGAAGCCCCAATGTATTTCGTTTCCGAAGAGAAACACCCGCCCGCAATAGAGCATTCCGAGCGGCCTTATAACCAACGCCAAAATGGTCACCGATCTTCTTGATCGACCAGAGATCCCGGAGATATAACTTTTCAGCTTCCAGAATATTCATCCCACTCGTTCGGACTCTCAACGTAAATCATTCGTCCACCTCCAAGTCGCCTGTGGTTTCAAAGTTCCCGAATTGCGTATCGACGTACCCGGGATAACCCTGGCCGGGGGCCCCGAGGCCCGCCCACCGCAGGGTAGGATAACGCTTAAAGAACTTGGCGATCGTCCGGTCCAGGGCGTCCATCTCTCCCCGGTCTTCCCGAATGCCCGTCCACTTCTTTCCGTCCCTCCGGAAGTCCGACTTGACCTTCACAGACCAGCGGGGCACTCCGGGCTTCCTCGACTGCAGGTGCAGAAAGGCAAAGGTGTGCTTCCATCCGTCCCGCTCGAGCGCCTTCCGCAACCCGTCCTCGACGTCGTCCGTGCGGATTAGTTTCTTAACGAAGTCGAGGAAGTTCGGCTTCGACCCCATGATGTCCCAATCGACCTCCGCCCGGGAGGAGAGGCTCCGGATCGTGCTCTGAAGGATGTCGACTAAAGAGTCCATAATGCTACGACAGGTTCTTGGGACTGACGCTATAAGAACCCGTCGTCCCCAAGCGGATGGTCCCGTTGTCGTCCCAGACCCAGATCGTCCCGGTCAAATGGATCGGGCGTTCTGACTCCTTGAGCTTCTCAACGACCCAATCGGGCAGGTCGTTTATCTTCCCCTGCCACGTCCAGTTAACCCTCTCTTTTCGGGACGAGATGTTTTCGATCACACTCTGGATGATGTCGACTAACGTCTCCACATAACTCCTTTAAGGTCTACTGCGTTGGCCCGCATTTTGTTCCGGTGAGATCACTCTCCGGATTTAACAGGACGCCCACCGAGGGCACCCGCGTCGTCGGCTCGCAGTAGACAATGAGACACCCCGATTGTGCATGCGGACAGCGATAAAACGGAGGATGACCGCTGGACGTATCCATTGGCTCCTCCTCCGTTCAATGACTGAGGGTTCACACCGCTTGTATTCTCCGTAGAACCGACCTCAATATATTGTGGTCATTTCGGCTGATGGGTATAAGTTTACTTAAAATCGTTTACCTTTGTCAATACCCCTCCCGTAATTTATCGTCAAAAGACCAACCACAGCCTCCACAGAATTCTGTGCCAGAGGCTCCGGTATTCGGGATCCTTGACCTGTCGGTAGTGCTGATACCAGTCGTCCGCCATGAGCCAGAAGCCGAGTCCGTAGACCGTCCAGACGACCCAGTCCGGCCACACGGTGAGGTGGATCGGGGCGACGATCGTCATCAGCCAGCCGCCATAGAAGTGGTGTATCTCGTCCTTGTCGAACCTGAAGGCCCAGGGCATCACGAGCATCGTGATGACTCCCACGAGCCCGAGGCCCAAACCGCACCCGGAAAACATAATCCTGAAAAGCACGTCGTTCACGTTCTCCTTTCCCAAGAGAGAACCCGCCCTCGGTGGGCGGGATCCTCCTTGCTCGGCTATTTCTTCTTAGCCTTCTCCTTTGGGGGCGCCTTCTCCCCCGGCTTGGTTTCGGGTTTCTTCTCCTCCTTCGGTGGCTCCGGAGCGGCCGGACTTCCCACAAAGGATAACTGCACGGGCTGAAGAGTCATGAGGCATTCCTTCTTGAGCAGGGACGTAAGATAGTCTGCCATCCCTCCGAGGCCGTAGACTCGAACGCGATCTTCGCCTTCACGACCTCCTTGTCTCCTTCCTGCACCATCGAGAAGGAGACTGCCTTCACCCGTCCCGTCATCTGGTTCGGTCCCACGTCTGCATCCTCCTGGTTAAATGTCCACTACCCCGATCCGCACGACCTTGCCGGGAAGCCGGGAATTGATCCGGTAGACCGGCTCGTCCTCGTCCAGCAGGAACGGGATCGTCCGGAACGCCCCGTTCACGTCGAATACGTTCACCTCGACCCGGACGTCCCCCCGGCTCTTGAAATGCTTGCAGACCTTGAACTCCGCCCCGTAGATCGACACGCCCCGGCCTCCCGCATCGATCTCCATCACGGGGATGGCTTTGAGGGGGTAGGCCTTGTCGGAGGCCTTACTCCCTGGACCCGTCACGAAGAGGGGCCGTAGGGCATATTCTGGGGCTTTGGGGGGGATTTGCCGGGCATACTGAGGGGCAAAGGCGGGCCCGACGTAGGGAACATCCGATCCCCGCTCGGGTAGCCGGAACCGGAGGGCATCCACGTTGGAATGAACGTATTCTCGGCTCTTCCTCTTCTTCATGCGGTCTCCTCCGTTAATCGCTCCGGACAACCTCGGTATCCTCCGATCCACAGCGAGGACATTTTTCCTCTCCCTCGTCCTCCCACTCATACTTACACCTGTTGCACCGGCGGACCTCGCTGACCTCAGACAGGCTCATTCTCCCATCGCCTATAAAAGATCTGGGATTATACTGTCATCGGAAAGTCCCGCCCGAGGCGCAGGAGACGCCGAAGCTCTCTCAAGGCGAGGCATGTCTTTCCCCGCAAGCTCCAACAGGGATGGGTCCCACCGTTCCGCAGTTTTGGGATGATCCGTCTCGCCCAAAACGAACTGCACGTCGACCACGTCACCGGTCCTTAATGCAAACCACTTATCACGGATGAACAGGTGGGCTTGAAGCATCGTCCGGTCTCCCCACTGGGCCGGATCGTAATGAGCTATGTCCCTGGTGAGAAAAATGAGAAGGACGTAAGAACCCTGCCCATCCACTCCTTCCACGTCTTGCCCGAATCCGGCCCGAGCCAGAAGCCATCGCTCGCCTCCATCGGTGGGGTTCAGCCGGATCCCGATTGCGGGAATAAGCGTCCCCACGTCCCTGATCTCGAACATCTTGATATCCATCGTGCATCCCTCCGTTTATAAATACCCTCGCACTCCGAACTGCTCTTCCCGAGATCCATCGTCCTCCGAAAGAACGACCCGTTTCTTTCTCCTAAAAACCCGAGCTATGATCCAGTCCCCGCATCCATCCGCAACCCATCCGAAATCATCGGTCGGATGACAGACGGGACAAGGATCGCCGTCCAACCCGACATAACCGAGACCGCCACAGCGAGTGCAAGCCTCATCGATCGCTCGGCGGACGTTCTTTAGCTTATCCTCCAACACGGTCTTATAAATTGCGAGGGATATCATCCCAGCAGAAACGAGGCAACAGACGGCGGACAGAAGAAGATAATACCACGGCTTATGGCTCACGAAATACTCCCGGGAAAACATCACGGTGAAATAGGCGTAGATGACAGCCTGAGCTATTCCGGGGGCCCAGCGGGAAAAGACCGTATCGGAATGGTCATTGAGATTAAAATATTTAGCAATATCTATAAGTAGATTTTTCATCTCTTCCTCGAGACATAGTAGCCCTCATGTCCCCACTCCCCTTCGAGATGAACCAGTCTGAGCTTCCGGAGCTTCCCGAGATAGGCTCCGCCCGCCGTGTGCATCCCGCCTCCCTTGTGGGTCCCGTTCCCGCACCGATACCGCTTCTCCCAGCACTCCGAGTTCGGCCACATCAGCTTCGCAAACCGCTGAGGCCGGATCCCGGGGTTGGCCCGCACGATCGCCAGGGCTTGCTTCTGCTTGGGCGTAAGGGTCGCCAAAGTAGCCTCCATGAGCAAAGCCTCAGCTTCGGGGGATCGTCTTTTCGAGCTCATCAAGTTCCTCCGGGGTCATGAGTTCCTGGGACCGGGCGGCCGCTGAAATGAGCGGGGCGAGCTTCTCCATATACTCCGGAGGCACCGGCGTCCAGTCCATGAACTTGAGCGTGAAGTCCGTCATCTCCGTTTCCCCCGCTTGTTCTTCTTCCGCATCACAGCCCCTTCAGTTTGTCCCGCAAGCGATCGGCCCTTGCACGGAACGCCTTCGCCATCCCCTGGCAGGTGGCGCACTTGCAGTGGGCCCAGGTCTTGGCGTTCGCCTCGCAACGCTGAATCTCATCCGTGATCATTTCCGTGACGTCTACGGTCAGCTTCTTCTCGTTTCCCATTCCCCCACCTTCTGAAGGGTGTAGCGGTACTCCCTTATAGTATGCCTTAAATTGGGATGAAAGTAAACAGCCTTCGTTCGGTCCAGATACCATTTCGGGTCTTTGATCGCCTTCTCGCAGGCCTCGGCTATCTCGTGGATGTGGTAGCGAGCCCGGGCGATCCACATAGGCAGGCCCTTCTGCATCACCCCGCAACAGTTACAGTGGACGCAGATCTCCCCGTAGCTCCACATAAAGGCATAGCACTTCTTGGTCGCCGGGACGCAGATCGCTATGTGACCCGTCCTCATAGCGCCCCCTGGATTCCAAAGGCTTCCTCTTTGGACTGGAAGAACGATGCACTGTCCGAATCCGCGATGGTTTTCAATGTCTCCGCGACCTCCCTCTCCCGCTTCAACGTCCGGACGCAGAATAGGGCGGCCTTGCAAACGGCCTCGGGAACATTCTGCGAGTTAAACTTTCCGAAAGTAGCCGCATCGGTAAAACTGACCGCACACCAGCCAAATCCATGGTCCATATAAAAGCGTCTCGAGTGGCGCCTCATGGCCACGACGATTTCCCAAACAAGCTCCTCGCCGATGCTCGAGTAGAGAGGAATAGCCCCTCTCACATTATCGCTCCCGGCGTAGCCAAAGACCTCTCGGTCTACCTCAGCATCCATAATCCCGCCCGGGGCGAGATGAGCCAACCTCTCCCGCTCCTCCCCTCGGATGACATCGTAGTATTCCATAATCAGATTGCCCCCCGGATCCCGAACTTCTCATTCTCGGGCGTCGCTGGTATCGCCGGTTCGTTCTGCGGCCTCACCAGTCCCGATCGGATGGCGTAGAGTGCGGCCTTGCAGATGGCCTCCGGAAGGTTCGCATTCGAGAACTCCCCGGCCAGCGGGAAGACGAAATGGACGCCGTCTGCGACATCGATAAAGCTCGACTTGTAAAGCCGCCCTTCCCGGGACAGAGAGAACTTGTCCGTGTAGGCCATCATCATCGAGACGACCCGCCAGGCATCTTCCTCGCTGGTAGAATAAAGACGCAGGGGATGCGGATGAACGGGCCACCCGTCTGGGGTCGCGATTCCCACGCAGACGGGGTAACCCGCCGAATACTCGAGTTGTCGATGAGCACCGGTATAACGGGGATATCTCGCTTCGAACTCCTCCCGGGATTCAAAGACCTCCATTACGAAAACCTCCCGGGCAATACAGATGTCCATAAACTGGCCGGAATCCATCGCATCGACCGCCCGGTATACCTGCTCGAGGCTGACCCCAGCCGAGGCAACCGTTGGGATGGTATCATTCGAACCACAATACGGGCATAAAGGAGTCCCGATATCTCGATGGGGACTGAACACTCCACTGCATCGCCCGCATCTTTGCGTTCCGTAGCTTCCCCGATCCCTAACGACCGTTCCGTCTTGGGCCCGGACGACATCCCCTCGGAAACCAACCGAGTAAGGCCCATCGTCGGGAGCAGTAAGAGGGTCGGGAGGGATGATCACGTTCCCCTCCTGGTCTACGAGCCTCAGCACTCCATCCGCTCCCCTGATAGCCTTATGGCTACGCCTCGGGAACACCCCTGGCTCCCAGCTGTTGCCTTGATCGTCTATCATAGGCTCCCAACCACGGAGATCGCCCGACGCTTCCGCTCTTCCTCGGCCTCATACTCCTTCTGTGCCTTCTCGCAACAGACCGGGCATCCGTCCGGGTCCGTCTCCCACTCGCAGTGACAGAACGAGCAGATATCCTCCTCTTCCTTCATGAGCTCGACCCGATCCCTCTTGAACGCATCGTGCTCGGCCAGAAGCTCGGTAAGCCTGCGGGCCGCATCCTCCCAACCGTAGTCGGTAAGGGACCCCGAATAGGTGTGGGGCTCGACCTCAATCCACTGCCGGGTAATTCGTTTCTCTTTCATGGCCTATTTAGGGCTATCCAAAATCCATATTCCCGTATCCATCGATGCTCGTGAGTGCATGAGGATGCGGGGTCGTGTTTCATAAGTCACTGAAATAGCAATCCTTGTAAAAAGCGGGTTGGTCAAATCGATACCTATACGCTATGAACGTCAATATTCCCGGGAATTACGTCCCGCAGAGGGCATCTCGGTGGGGGAGGAGCATAGGGTATAACGGGAAGAAAGACCCTCCGGGAACAGAGCGGAGAATGATCTCCGAGCGGCACCTGGCAGTAGAAGCAATACCCGCAGTGCTCTACGATGTCGGTGATGCCGAGGATTGTTTCAAACTTAGCCATTCGTCCTTCTCCATCCGTTTAACCAACCCGTCCTCCTCGAGGGATACGAGAACCCGCAGAACCCGGCTCTCCGACCAGACGCACCCGTGGACGGCGTCCAGGCAGAAGCAGATCTCCGAGAGCGGGACGGGTTTCCCTTGGGGCTCCAGATACCCGAGAACGTTCTCTCGGGTCGGCGTCATGCACCAGGGATAACGTCCCATCGGTCAACCACCATGAAACAGAAAAACCCACCACGGAACATGGGGATGCCCTACCCTGAAGGCCCAGTAGCGGACGGCGATCATCCCGACGAAGAAAAGCAGGACAGCCAGAACCTGCACGGCTAACCAAAACCATTTCCTCATCTCTTCTTGTCCCGATCGACAAACAGCTTCATCCCACCGTGCTTCCCGACCCACTCCTCGAGGGTCTTGCTTTCTTCGACGAAGCCCCCGAGGTCGGCCAGCGAATTGACCAGGATATTGGTCTGAGAGTAAGTCGACGGCATCCCTGAGATGTACCCGAGCGTATTCGCCCCGATCAAGTAGTCTCCCCTGACTCCTTCATACTTGGCATTTAAACCTTCAGTCAGCCTTCCGGTCGGCCAATTGTCCTTCACGAGCAGTATCCGCACGACTGAATTCACGATGAAGGCTGGACCGGCGTAAATGGGCTCTTTAGCCACGACGATCTTCCCGGCATACTTCAGATCGTGTTGGTCTCGCCAGTGATCAACCTGAACGATCTCCGCATCGAAGCCGAGCTTTTTCTTGATCATGGCCTTCATTTTCTCGGCATCGATCATATGCTTCTGAAGTGTATCGGCAGACATCGTAGCGGCCACCGGCTCATACGCCCGCTTGGCCACCGTCAACAGCTCCTTAACGTCTCGCATAGCCTCCCTCCTCCGTATAGCCCATATCGATAAGCATCTCTCTCAAAAGGTGGTATCCCTCACTTCTGGTTGTAGAATAGATCGGTTGCAAATCTCGGGGTAGGTCTACCCGAGCTACTGGAAGCCCGCCATCAACTTTCCCTTTGAGCCAAGGTTCGCTGTGGGCTCCTGCATGGGCTATCCATATTCCATGCACTTCATCTGAGTAACCAGGCATCACAGACCTCCGATCACGCAGAATTGTTCTTTGGAGACATCCACGTCGAACTCGGTGTTGACAATTAAAAACGATCTCATGTGGTCAGTGACGAGCGTTTTACCGACAGCCATCCACTCGGCCTCCATGAGGCGGATCTCGTAGGGTGTATTAGGAAACAGAATCGTCTCTCTCAATTATTCACCTTCCCAAAATCCTTCACCTTCCCAAACCTTAAAATAGGGCATTTAGCGAACATACAACGCATCCCTACGATGCTCCATATGCAGATAGGATTTCCCTTAAAGGCGCCCTGCCTTAGCTCCTCTCGGGACCTGCTACACGCCCGGTGCTTGCACCTCCGGGCAAACGGGATCCACTCCGTCCGGGTCATGAAGCCTTCCCGTTGAGCTGGCACTTCGGGAAGAGAGCCGTGGGATTCCGCTTGGAGCTCATCGTCCTAAAGATAAGGGCATTCCTTAACTCCGAGGAACGCTCGCACCCGAAACCATTCGCTCCCGCCGTCAGGAAAATACAGCACTCCGCTCCCTTGCCTCCCCCGCACTTGTTGAAGTCCGGGATCGGGTTCTCCGGACCCAGATCTTCGAGCTCCTCTTTGTTCGTCCCGCAGAACCCGGGGGACCCTTCATAAAGAACGGGCACTTCGTATTCCGCACAGCATCCCATCATGTCGGGAACGACGAGTCCCTTCTTCCCCGTCGTAGCGTTCAGAACGATGTGGCCGAGGTCAAACATGCTTCCTCCCTCTGTCCTTCTTCCCTTCGTCGAACATCTCGTCGTCCACGGGCGTCTCCGATCGATAATCCCACGTGAACCCGCAGGCCAAGCAGTGCCCGTGGCCGCATCCCCCGATCTGGATGACCTTGCTACGGCACTTCGGGCACTTCTCCATCGCATCGGACCAGTCGTATTTGACTTCCTTCTTCTCCTCATCCATCGGCTTCTCCTCGCATCATAAGTTCAGGGCGGGGCCGGATTCGAACCGGCTTACGTGTTTCGCTTTTATAGGGGTTCATACGGAACCCGCTCCCGACAGCGTGCAACGCCTACATTCGGTCATCGGGCGTGTTCCCACCACACCGCACCGCCAGTTTAGTAAGTTCACGAGCCCGCTCGGGGGTTTACCTTGGTGCTTCCCTTCCGAGGGTGGTGGCACCTCACCGTGAGATTTTATTCACCCACACGAACTCAATAAGTTCTACGGCGGGCAGGGAGGAAGCAGTACCTATCCCCTGGCTTCCGGGCTTAGGATTCAGCCGGACAGGATAGCCTATCCCCCAGCCCACTTCCCACGCCCGCCGAAATCATTATAACGTATCTGAACTTCACAGTCAAGTGGTATTTTGGATTCACGGAATTATTCTTCTCGCCCGAACCTTTACCCACGCCAAGAATGAGCGCCTCGTAGCTCTACGGGACGACGTTCGCATGGACCTGAAGAAGGCATCCCAGAACCTCTTGCTGTAGGGCTCATTAAAGGGAACGTCTACCGGGGGTTGGTAAGGAGTATTTAGAATCTTCTCCATGCCCCTCTTGAGATCACCCAGCGGATCATTGGATCCCGGGCCGAGACCGTTATCCCTAACGACGACCTCCTGAATGAGCTCTCCGGGGATCGACGCCAGCGCGATCCAGTTCACGGCCCAGGCTTTGCCGGGACGGATCGGCTCGACCGCCCCCAGGCCGACGTAGTTATAAGTCGGCTTCACCCGAATCTTCTTTGCTGGATGATCCGGGACAATCTGCGGAACGCTCGCATTGAAAACGGCGCCTCCTTCGATGTGGACGACCCTCTTGTCCGTGTCCACCGCGATAAGGCGCCCAATTACGGTTTCGAGAACGCACACCTTCGTCTCCTTCAAGACCACGGCAACGTCCTTCCCAACGTTCATCTTGAGATCGACCAGCCAATGACCAAATCCGTGTTCCACGCTTCCTCTCACGTTTCCTCCTCGCATTAAGGGTTAAGTTATCTCGGTCAAACTAGACGTCGCAATTCCCATCCTCCGAAGCACTTTCCGGGCATCGCCTAGAGCTGGCCAGCGGCGGGTGTCATGGCCACGATCGTTCAGGCAGTCGGCGATCATCTTCTTCTTGGAGCACTTCCTCAGACCCCGGTTCTTATTGTGCTTGATCTTCCGGACACAGGAAGGGCAGAGAGGAAGAGCCTCGAGAAGTTTATCATAGACCAGTTCGGGCACGGCTACTCTATATCGTAAGTTAGACCTTCAGGTGGAACGAGAACCGGACGGTCTGGAACTTGCCTCACGACACCACCGTAGGCTGGCCTCGACGGGACCCCAGGTTCCAACCCGTTTGCCCGAACTATTCTCTCCCATTCCTGACGGGCATGATCTTCCCCATGACCAATTACCCAGACGTCCGGGTTCCTTCCGGTATATTTATTGGCCTCCCTGAACGCCCGATCTAGAACCTCCCTCGTCAGGCTTCCCGAAACGGCATGCAGACAGCAATCGAGAAGGTGCTTGATCTGGCACTTCCGCATGCCGAGACGAACGACGGTCTGCTGGTGGCATTCCGGGCACGTGACGTAAAACATGTTCTTCAGTTTGAACGCCTCGCATATCTTACTCCACATATATATCAGATCGGGATCCTCTTCGTAATTCCGGGGGAGACGTGGAAGGACACTCATAACCACAGCCCTTTCTTCATCCGGATATCCACAATCACCCTTCGACCTTCGACCTTCGAGGCAATAACCTTGCCCGCACCCTCACCGGCGATAGTCACCTCCGTGCCCATAATCTTCGTGGCGAGAGCCTGAAGCCCCTTCGGGTTAAAGCCCATCCCTGTTATCGTGGACATATCCGCATCGATCAAAACAGCTTGAACGATCATCTTCGCCATCCTCCTCCCCTCTCTTGCTCCTTCGGTATCAATCCCCCGATCACCCAAGCATCCCCCTTGGGCCCCTCATCCTCCGGCTCGGGCGACTCGCTGATCCCCAGCCGTGGCTCTGGAAGCTCTGCCCCGGACACGGTGTGCAGGTCGATCTGGAAGGTCACCCCGGCCAGCCCGTCGGCGACGTCCTTGCTTCCCCCTTCGGGGTGGTCGATCTTCTGTTTGGCGACGTCATACTGAAGCTCCCGAAGTTCCTTCTCGAGAATGTAGTAGTGGTAAAGAATCGCCCGATCTTCGTAGAGGGACGTCCGGCAGGCCCGGTAGGGCTCCGGCGTCGTGTCCACGGACTGGATGGTAGCCTCAATGCCCCGGGCGTTGAATTGCTGGATGGAGTCCGCACTCTGGTAGGTATCCATCGTGATCTTCAGGATGTGGAACCCGTGCTCTATGAAGTCGTAGATGATACCCCTGATCTCCGCAAAGCTAATCTCCCCGCCCGGAGGAGCTTGGACAGCCAAAGTAAGGTCGGCCCGGATGACGGGAACCTCCTCGAAGTATTCCATGAGGACGTTCTCCTCGGACTCTTCCCTCTTCTGTCTCGCGACCCGCACCTTCCCCGCAGAGTGAGCAATGACCACACCCGTCCGGTCGCCGGACTTCGAGGTGTCGATGTGAACGAACCGTGGGGCATCTGGGCACTCCCGTGGGACCCTCTCTCCCCGCTCGTTGGTCGTGCAGAGATAGTCCCAGTCGATCGTGTATCGCTCCCCGCTCATGTGGACAAGGCTTCCTCCGCAACGGAAGGGGTTCTTCCTCTCCCGGCCACGATCGAAGGCTTGGGCGATCTTCTCACGCCGGTGAATGAACGGGTTGATCGCCGTCGTGGAGATCCCGGCAAAGTCCCTAAGAGAACCATCGATATCGTCCTCAAAGTTCTTCCGGAAGTCTTCCGGGACTTCAATGATAAAACACCCCTCCTCGAGAAGGGGCTCCTCGCCCGGAGACAGAATCCGGGACGGGATCCGCTCGTTTCCGACGAACACCCGGAACCGCTTGCTCTGCAGAAAGACCTGCTCCCGAGTATCCCACAGCGAATAATCCCGCACGAACACATGGGGATCGTTCTTGACCTCTGAAATCTTCCGGTCCAGGAAGTCGGTCTTGCTTCGTTTGGACGACACCAGAAACAGGATGCCGGGGAGCTTCCCATGCTTCAGATAACGGGACTGCATACGACGGCTCAGGGCGTAGTAAAGGCCCTCGGCCTTCCCGTAAATCCTCGACCCGAAAATCGGAACGCCCTTATTCTTCGGGCCGTAGTCCATGAAGTTCGTCTCGTCCACGACAGCCGATATGACGTTCTGCCCGAGGACGGAAGTGTCCTGGGAGCTGGCGACGGAGAGGTAAATATTGCTCGGGAACCTAAGCTCTTCCTGCGTCTCCGCAAACGGGAATTGCTCCCGGAAGTAGGGGATGGCGTTCAGCATGGCGGCAAGCTCTCCAAACACCACGTGCTTGGCGAGCTTGAGGGTGATCGAGATGAAGGCCATAACGATCGACGTGGTCTCCATCTGCCCGTAGGTCTTCTGCGGGCTCCGCAGGAGGGAAGTCTGATAAAGAGAATAAAGCTCGGCGATGTCCACGATCGTGGTCTTACCCCATCCGATCGCTCCTGTCACCAGGGCTTCATAATACTCCCCGGAAAATAGCTCAAAGAGATCGTCGATGAGCTTAGGAAAAACCTGGATCCCCAACCGCCCGAAGAAGTAATCGTTGGTCAGGAAGGTTTCGATATCTACGGGCTGGCTAGTGTATTCCAAACTGCTCAGGGTCTTCTCGTAGTCCTCCCCAATAACATCGAGGTTCCGGACATACTCCATGATGGCGGCAACTTCATCGGGATCCAACCCCTTTAACTCGGGGAGGGCATCGAGGAGAGCCTCATCGACCGTCCGGACGCTCCGGCTATGACCTCCGGAGGTTTCAATCATTCAACCTCGACCCGAACCTCAGCACTGCCCCGTCTCCGCCCGCCGCCGTCATCCTGGCCCTCCGTTCTCTGCACCGTGTCGATGGACGACTTCAAGCCGATCAGCTTAGTCATGCCTTCAGGCCCGAGGCTTCGGAGCTTCCGAATGACGCTCAGCACCCGGGTCCGCTTCTCCGGCGTCGAGAGGACCGCCATGAGCGCCCGGCTGTGCCCGAACTGCCGCTCGGCGTTGGTCATGATCTTGCTCATGTCATCTGCCCCGCCACCTTCCATCCAGGGAACATGGCGCCTGAAAATCCCGAGGTCCATCTCCTTCTCAATGATCGATACGAGAATCTTTCTGGCGACCTCAAACTCAAGGGCATTCTTGAAAATCTTGTGAATCTGCCGCTCGGTAGCGAGATCGATATCCAGACGCTCTTCCTGCTTGGCGTAGAGCTCCTTCAGCTTCTTGATGGAATAGATTCCGCTCTCGAGGCTCTCAATGGCTTTGGTTATGGCGGGCGGGATCCGGGTCGAGATAAGCTCACCGGGCGGGATGGCCTCTCGGTAGGCGTCCACGACCCGGCGAAGGCTTTCGAGCTTAACGTCGTTGTATTCGCCCTGAGACTGGACGAACTCCGCTATCTTAAGTGCGGGCTGTCCCTCTCTAACCCGACGGTCTATCTCGGGAAAGCAGAGCAGACCGCGAAGACGTTCAATCTTCGCTCGAGGAATAGCCCTCTTGATGAACGTCCTTCCCCCGCTATTGACTCTACCGCGAAAATGTTTTGGCATCCATTCGTTCCAGGTGTTGAACGGCGTAAATCAGGAAATGGAAACGCTTCTAATGTCCTCAAAGACCTCAAAGCTCATTCCCTTCATCATGGTTTGAACTCCCTCTGATTTTCCCGTCCGGAGGGCGTCAAGGAACTCGGGGATCGCCGTATCCGGCTCCCCCTCCTTAAGCATGATCTTGAGGACAACGGTTTTAGTTACCGGTCCCACGGTGCACCTCCCGGGTTAAACGGCGGGCGGTTGGGGGGCTGGCGGTTCGGGAACGGTCGGGGACTCCACAGCCGGAGGAACCGGCACCTCCGGGAGGGGAGCCAACTGCAACGTCCGTTCGAGCTCCCGCAGTCGCTTACATTCGTCGGCGACCTGCCCCCGGAACTCCATCATCTTCCGCTCCATGTCACTGATGGAGTTTACGAGCGATGCGATATACTTGCTCTTCAGATCTTCGAGGGTGAGGTTCTCGAGGCTGACCGAAAGGTCCGTCACGTAGGCCATGCTCAGGTCGGTCGGGTTGAGAAGGCGATCCTCCTCATGCTTGGATGGTCTCGTCCGGGCCAGAGATGCCCCGAACGTCCGCACGATCTCCATCTGTCCGCTCGTGATGGCCGGATCGACCCAGGCCGGGAAGAGCAGGACGAGGATGTAGTAGAAGAACTCCTCCGAGGCGTCGTTGATCATCGAGACGCCCTTCTCCCAATTAAGGAGGAAGGAATCTCCGGAGAAGTTAAAGCCGATGTCGTCGTCGGTGATCATCTTGATCATCCCACGCTCCATCATGGCCGAGGCCGTCTCCTGCGTCCTCTGGGCGACATCCTTGTAGCCCTGCAGGAACTCCACGGCCCTTCCGCACATGTCCCTGGTGGACTCGAGCGACTTCATGAACGACTCGACTACGTCGTTCACCTCGTCGCTCTTCTGGCGGCGAAGCTCGTAAAGCCAATCCACCTTAGCCCGGAGTCCCGCCGATCGGGCGCCGTTCAGGTGGGACACGGCTATGAACTTCTCGAGACGGTCGAGAAAGTCCCGCTTCTTGTTCCGCAGGACTTCCACTTCTTCGATCTTCATCATGGATGGGTCTCCTTCTGCTTTGCCTAAAGAGTTTCTGCCGCAGGCACCGGGTTCTGAGTCTGAAACCAGCGGAAAGCCTGCTCAAAGGGCTCGTTCACATCCTGCCCATGATCGTAGGCACGGGTAGCGATTTGCTCGGCAAGATCAAAGACGGCATCATTGGCCACTACGAATAGAATCTTCTTGTCGCTCCCCCGGTACGAAAAGACCATGAAATTCGACCGGAGCTGATCCCCGTGCTCTAGGAACAGCTTCCGGAGGAGAGCAGACAATCCTTCCATCGAGTTGACGTTCTTGGACATGCGGGCGAACTCATCGACAACCCTCTTGGGGGCCCCCGAATGCTCCAAGCCTTCCCCGACGTTCTTCAAGAGCTCTTCAAACCTCGAACGATCGGTAAAGGCGAACAGTTTCTGCAGAGCCTCATCGCCGTACCGGACGGCCATGTCCTCGTAGAGCTTCTTGAACTTCACGGGGTTCATCTTCCCCTTCAGGACGTTCAGCCGGACAGTCAGAAACTTCTGGAGGTCCACGTCCTGGAACCTGGTTTCCGTCAAAACGTTCACGGGGATCTGGCACCACTTCTCGGGATCCCTCTCCCGCAGAACCTTAATCGCCCTGATCCGGTGTTCCCCGCCCAGAATGCGGTAAGTTCCATCCTCGAGGGGAATGACCTGAGCCAGATCGATATACCCCACCGTGGCGATCTGCTCCACGAGGGTATCGAACTCATCGTCCGTCATCTGGTTGGGATTCCAGTCGTTGGCCACGAGCTTGTCCGGGTCGACCATCTGGACCACGCCCGGGACGGCAGTGACCCCCTGGATCCCCTCCGGATGGGTAACTCCCTCTCCGGGAGCGGTCACAGACGTCTGAGGCTCCACCTGGGGGGCTTCCAGGGGGGCTACAGGGGCTTCTGGGGGGCTTTCACCAGCCTGGGGAGGGGTAGTAGCCTCACTCGGGCTCTCCCCGCCCTTAAGGGCTTCTTTGACCGGGTCGGGCGTCCGTCCCTTTGGCCTCTTCCCGAATATCTTTCTCACGTGCTTCTTCATCTCGTTACCCCCATCGAAACGGGAATCTTTCCCCTGGTGATGATCGCATCGAAAACCGTCCGGATAACCTCATTGGTATCAAATCCAAAGTCGCTCGGATCGTCTCCGAAGGCGGTCCTGTGGACTTGATTGATAAGGTCGATATATTCCTCACTGTAGCGGTTGACGGGAAGCGTGGCGTATTCCTTCTTCACCCCGCATACCGAGCACTTGAAAACCACACGGTCAATCGTGACGTAGTGGATGCTCCCGCCGTCCAGCTTCCGACCTCGTCCGGCCTTGCCGACTATCTCCAAAACGTGGCACAACGGCTGGACGGGAACCATCCGCTCCCGCCAGCCAAACACCCCCCTGATCGCATTGATAAAGCTCTTCATTTGTGCTCCTCGCATCCTCCCACAAATTCTCCGATCGGGACAACAGACTGCCCACACTTGGGACAGTAAAATACCTCTCCGCAACGGCATCGATCCCAGCCAAAATACTTCATCTTATCCTGGTGGCCTTCAGCGGCGCACTCCCTGATGGCGTCCTCTCCGAGCGAAATGACCTTATCTTCATCCAATATACTCATTGGACTTCCGGCTGTAGGTGTATTTGATGTTCTCCCGAAGCCATGAATCGACGAGAAACCATAAAAGCGGCGTAAGGGCGGCCACGGCCACCAGAAAGACCACGAGCCCGCTGATCACGTGGATCCAGAACAAGGCATCGTGAACTTGCGGGTGATCAACGACGAACCTCAGAATTGCATCCACGGTTCCTCCTTAGATAGTCATTACGCTGGCCGCCTCCCGAGGGGTAATCATCGTAGCCCCTCCGGATATTGCCCGCATGACTGCTCTCTTGGTTGTGAGATCGTAGTGCGGATGCCGATGATCCTGAAACCACGATCTCTTCAAATTCATCTTCTCTGCAAAACGGTGGAGCTCATCCAGGGTATCCGCCACCAGGTGCTTCCCGTCCGTGTAGACTGCCATCACCCAAGTAGCGGCCAGCCCGCCGATGGTTTGCTCTTGATAAAAGGATCTCGCCCATCAAACGCCCCTGTCGAACGGGCTAGCCGTTTCATAGATAACCTATCACCCTGATCTTGCCGTCGTCCGGAGGCTCCTCCTCCTTCGCCTTTTCCTTCCTCCTCTCCTCAGCTAGCCACTGCTCTCTTCCATCTGGTTCGGGATCCTCATGCCGGAATAACTTTACGAAACTCTGAATGGGTCTTTCGAGTATCCACACGCCCGCCACCCACATCCCTACGAACGACCCCACCTGATCCACAGATGAAAGGTTCGGGAAGGAGAAAATGTCTAATCCGGTTAGACGATGCATAGCCTTCATAATCACGACCCCCATTGTCCCGGCAAGTATTTTGATCGACCATCCGAGGATCGCCTCCTTCCAGTCGTCCCTCGTCATCCCAACCTTATTTCTTCTTCGGGGGATCGAACACCACCCAGACGTTTACCGAGTCCGGCGGGTCCACGTGGTGACCCCGCAAGTCGACCCGGCGGCCCTTGACGAGGCCTCCCTTGTCCCCGCACCAGCGGAACCCGACGCCTTCGATGTAAAGGATCGTCCCCTCTGCGAAGAGGGCGGGATCCACTGCTACGATGCTTGAGCAAGCCTTGGCTCCGCTCGAGGTAACCTTCCCGTAGACGTAGTGGGTTAATCTGACTTTCCCGGCATATTGAAACCGGGAGGCAATTTCCTGGGCGTTTGGCCCGTTAAGTTCTTCCGAGATGGTCACGCCGACCCATAAGGCCACCAGCATGATCACCGAGGCGGTGAGGGTCTTCATAAAACCTCCCAACATTAGGGGGACGAGTAAATCAAGAATCGTCACGACTTCCAACCTCTTCCTCCATCAGCAAATCCTCGGTTGAAATCACGTCCGGAGGCCCTTCTTCTTCGACCAGGGCGGGATCCGGAATCGAACTCAAACTCCATATCGCTATTCCTCGGTTATTGGTTTCTACATTACATTGCATGCAGTAGTAAGTCCTCACCCTTCCATCGTCGGCGAACGGAACGGTCTCCGTCCCGCACGAGTCGCACTTAGGATTTGCTTCCGGCATGCCCTAACTGTGCTTTCTTTCCTAGGAGTGACGGATCGACGACCCTCTTAAAATCATCCAGCGGCATCAGATACCACATCCGAGGCGCCGGAGGACGAAGGATGGGAAAGTCGAGCCGGACAAGAGTATAATCATAATCCCCTTCCCTTTTGCGGTCCCGGATAGCCTCATCAAGGTGACACACCTGGACCCGGAGGCTCTTGTTCGGGGTGTGAAACGGCGGGTGCTGGGCGATACCTAGTTGCCACGATTCCACGTTATAGTGCAAGACCTTCTCGACGTCGTTCTCGGGAAACCCCATCCACTCCCGAACCCCATCCGGACGGGTGAAACAAATATTAAGGAGAGGAATCTTGCTCCTCCCCATCGCATGCTCATCGAGCTGACGGAGCCACCTCGCCTGGACCGACATGAAGGACTTTGCAGTCTCCTTCTCCTGGCATAAAAAGCCAGGGAAGAACACATCCTCCTTCCGGAAGGCTCCCGATCCGGAACCGGGCTGGGGACGACCCCCCAGCTCCTTAGCGAGTTTCTTCTCGTGGGCTATTCCCAATGGATGCCTCGAGACATTTATGAACGTTCGCCCTCTGGACTGCCATGAGGGATCGAAAGACCTTCCGGGCATCCTTCGGGCATACCGCAACGCCCCCCGTGAAGTCCCGGTCGTCCCTCAACAGGACCTCCCCGTTACAGATGAAGCAAATCGACTTCCCAACATAATTATCCATCTCTCTCCTTAAATCGCCTGATCGTGTTCGTCAACGGCCCGAAGGACATGCCCTCCCCTTCCGACCCCCGCCTGCCCGAACTCCTTGATATCGTATTCGTTCGGGGGAGGGCCTCCTGCGGCCACGAACATCGGGAAAACCCTCGTCATGATATCCTGAATCAACAGGATATGCTTGCACTGCCGGACATGTTGGAACACGAAGCTCGGGCACGTGCAAGACCACGTCCCGGAAACCACGATGTAGATCGTCCCGGGATTCGTGAGGGAATCGATCTCCCACTCATCCACCTTGATCCGTCGAGCTTGAGCCATGGCATTACTCCGGAAGGCCTCGGCTCTTGTAGACGACCTTATCTTTGGAATTGACGACGAGGAACCGTAACTCCTCCTGCTTCTCCCAACGCTTCAGCATGGGAACAACCAGGGACGCAGACTTCTCCTTGCCGATGTTGGTTGCCACGAAGTTTAGACAGATCAACGAGAGGGCGTGAGAGGGCTTTTCCGTCTCGCCCATCTTCTTCGCCATCTCAATCGCTTCCATCACAGACTGGTGCTGATCCCGGTAGAGGACGAAGGAGGACCGGAACACCTCTTCCACCTGCGGGGTGACCCCGGCCTCTTTCTTGACGTGCTCCTTGAACTGAATGACGTTCGTCTTCTCTGCGAGGGTGACGAACTTCCCGATGTTCTCCGGAGTGGCTACGCCCACGAGTTCCTTCGCTTTCTCATACCCGATATCAGAAGCCGCCTTGATCATCTCGGGGTGATCCTTATTCTTAACGCAGTAATGTTCGTAGACCCCGACGAGATACCACGCCTTCCGGCCCTTGAACCCCATCTCCGCTTCGACGTAAGGCTCGAACCCGTTGTATCCCCACGCCCGATAGAGCTCCTCCTTGTAAATCCGATAGAGAAGCCCGGCCATCTCAAAATAAGACTCATCGACACGATCCTTTAACTGCACCACTCGACGCCTGATTTCGGCCCTGGAAAGGCCGTCCACAGCCTTTTGAATCTTGGCTACTTCCAGCATGAACCTTCTCCCTTCTGATCGTTTTGGATTGCATCTACTCGGGAATTAACGGCCCCTTCAAATCCACTTCCTTTTCTTCGGCCTCTCCTGCAGGAGCCTTTCCTGCATGGTTGGCCCTCGGCTTTCGGAGAGCTACAAACCCCCGTCCTCTTATCTCGAGAAGGTTTCTGGCTCCAAGAGATTTTCCGGGATCCTCTGAGGCGGCTCGGTTCATAAGCTCCCCCCGGATGATCACGTAGTCCCCCTGCTTGACCTTCACCCGGACGATCGCAACGACGTCTCCGAACATGTTTATCCGGACCCACGTTACGATGTCCTCCGCTCTCGAGCCCTTCTCATTGATCACGATCACGAAGGAGCAGGCGTCCATTCCCTCCTTCGTCTTGTCGAACATCGGGTCCCTGGCTACGTTTCCCGCGACGACGACGTTGTTAATTCCGAGCATTAGGGTTTCCTCATGTTAGGGTGTCTCCGTCAAAGACATCCCGATAATGATACACCATAAGGGTTTACTGATTTCAAGAGGGGAGAGGAAACCCTATGCCCTTATAGCCCCTCCAGCTTTAAAACCATGCGTGGGATTTTTCTATCCAACAGCTTGCCCTTCAAGTAGATGGCGATCACCCAAGCATCCATCATATCTTTATTTTCAAATTTCATTCCCCGGCTGGTCAGAAACTCCCAGAGGCGATCCTTCTTGATCGCTCCCCCGCCCTTCGTTCCGATTAGGAACTTTCTGGCCGAGGTCGACCCGATGACCACGATCTTCTTCTGGAAGTTCTCCCAGATCGTAGATTCCACCCAGCCCAGAAGCCTGCCGAGGCTGAACTGAGGCCCCTGGAACTTTGAGTAGGCCGGTCCCTCCACCCCGATCATCACGGGAGAGTAACTCCCGATATGGGTTCTGATCTCACAGGTAATATCGATAAGCCTTTGAAACCGACCCTCCTCGTCGTCCTTCTTGACTTCGCACCCCGCTCCGTATTGGTGGAACTCATTATTATCCAAAGAGAGCAGGACTATCCCCGTCGATCGCAAGCTCAGGTCGATCCCCATGACACAATCCCGCTTGGCACCCGTAAAAGAGGTCTTCATGGCCTCTTCCACGCCGTATCAACGCACTGCCTTATGACCTGACAAGAGTTCTTCTGCATGGGAGAGCAGGCGCAGTCCGGAACCGGGCCGGCTCCGGTGATGGCGTCGAAAATCCTCTTGCTCATGTCGAGATAGGGCTGGACGATATTGGAATCGAGATCCACGTCAAATCCCTTGAACAGGGCGACGTCCTTCGGCTTCCCCCGGGGAGCGTATAAGATGTGACCCTTCGGCATTCCCCTTAACTTCATGTAAATCTGGGTCTGGTGAACGGCGGGAACCTTTGGGGCAGTCATCCGATGGAACACTTGGGCGTCGACGGTCTTGATTTCCAAAAGGCGGTCCACCCCGGCAACCCCTTCGGTCTTCCGAACGGGCATCAGCAGGCCATCGTAATGCCCCCGCAGGCGATATTCCTTGCTCTCGATCGTCTTTTCCACGTACCGCCAGTTTCCGTGATCACAGACGCACTTCCCGGGGTAGTAGGTGTTCTCTGTGATCGTGAGGCATTCCGAACACTGCCAGTCCCCGATCAGGATCCCGAGCTCCCCCAGGTAGACCTGGACCAGTTCGTGAATTTTCGTCCCGAGGTCCATGATGTAGGCACTATGGATTTCCACCGTCCTAGTCAGGCTTATCCTGTTCAGAGAGGCCAAGACAACCGCCCGGGCGCAGAAGTCCTGGTTTACGATATTGGACACCCTGAGATAATCCTCCGGGGTAAGCGGCTTCATGGTCTGAACCCTCGTCCACGTCTCGAGAGCGGCCGCCACGTCCGACCTCTCAACGGGCGCCTCGGGCTTCCTCTCCTTCTTCGGCTTTGCCGCCAGATCGGCCTGAACCAGATCCCGGATACCACCTACTTTAAAGATAGTGTCGAAGGACATCTCTTCGCTCGCTTTCGTTTGAGTTTCTGTCCCTTAAAGTAACGAGCATAGCAATTCGAATCGCAGAAGTTAGATCGTCTATGCTCCGGGACAACATTTCGAGTATAAAGCTTAAAGGGAAATCCACATCCCCTACAGACACGATCGTAGACGTGAATCTCGCCTTCGGTCATCTACTTCAGCCTCACCTTCTCGAGAAGGGCCTTCTTCACCCTGGCGTATTCCTCGGGATGGGACATCCAGTAGTCGACGACGCTCCCCTCCGACCTAAAGGGAGTTCCTTCGGGGGAATAGGGCGCACCATCGAAGAGGAGGTTTCCCTCGCTCCGGGTAATAATCGCGTAACGCATGGCGATAGCGAACACCCGATCCTCATCGAATATGTCTCCGATCTTCTTGGTCTGGGTATTTGCCAAAACCATTTTGTACTCGCCCTGCATGTAGGGTGTCGTGAGGGAGGACGTTTTTACCTCAAAACCCATCGTAGTAGCCAGAGGAAACTTGAGTCCGGTTTTCGAGTCGTCATCATACTCGACCTTCCCGCCCCACATCCGGAGCTCAATCCCGGTTGCGAACCGATGCCCGAATCCCCCGGGAGTTACCGTAGGGTCACCCCAGATAACTCCCACCTTGTGACGGATCTGGTTGAGCAGGATAACTGCCGGGCTTCGCCGGTTCGTCGTCCAAGAGTGATTAAAAGCCGAGGTCCACTTCCGAATGGCCTTGTTGAGTATTCGTGCCGCAAGACCCTGATACTGCTTCTCCATCGCCTGCTGTCCCTCATCGAAAGGCATCATGGCGGCCAGACTATCCACCACCAGAACATCCACGGCGGTCGACTTGATGAACTCCTCCACGATGTTCCCTGTCTGCTCTGCGGAGTCCGGCTTCGATATGTAGCAGGGATTTGGATGGTTCTTATCCATATCCACCCCGAGACGGATCGCCCAGGCTTCATCGAGCTTCCCCTCGACGTCCACGTAGACAACTCTCATGGGCTCCCGTTTTCCGCACTTGCAAGTCACGAGAGAGTGGTAACAATTCCGACATGTTCTCTGGGCCTCGGCACATACCCTCAAGGACATGGTCGTCTTTCCGGACGACTTCATTCCGTAGACCTCGGAGAACCGCCACATGGGAATCCCGCCGCCCGTTGCAAAATCGAGCACAAAAACTCCTGTCGATAGTCTCGGAATGTCCACCTCCAACGCTTCCGAACCAGCGGCAGTAATATCCCCGAATTTCTCGTTCAGATCGGAGATTACGGTCTTGAGGCTTCTGTTTGTTTTGGGAGCTTCCTTCTCGGCATTCTCTTTTGCCATCGGAAAAACTCCTTACGCCCCAGGAACTTCCGGAGTATGGCTTTCGCCGGGGGCGCTGGGACCGCCTCCGGGCCGAGCCTGGCCGGAAAGCTCATCCCTCTTGGAGTAAATCTTCTCGGCCTCCACAGTGACCTCCCTCTCCACCATCCCCTTTGCCACGAGCAGAGTGGCATCCAGCTCCTCCTTGTAGCAAGGAAGCGTGACCTGGACGTAGACACGTCCCGAGGCATAGGCGGCCAGAGGGATCGTCAAACCGAAACCCGCCGTTACGCTGGCGGGTGACGTAACGAATGGCTTGATCTCGAGAGTGCGCTCAGTGACCGGATCGCCACCGGGGTAGGAACGCTCTACGATGATGGTCGACGGGACCGCCCGGGCGTCGGGCTGGGGTGTAACTGCGGGGATACCCGATTGGAAACTCCTGCGAAGAACAGCCTCAAATCCCTTGAGGAATACGCTTGATACCTTCGACATCCCCTTCAAGAACTTCTCGATGGTATCGTCCTTCTTCGGTTTTGCTCGCATCTTCATTTCCTCCTAAATCTCTACGGGTTTAGTAATCTTGACACCCAACGCTTTCCACCTGTCCACAACCAGACGATAGAAGAGAGCCCTATCCTTCTTCCCCCGGGGAAGCCCGATCACGCATGGAGCGGCCACCTGGACGGCCTCGATCATCTCCACCGTGTAAAGCCTTGCCCCCCGGCGACGGAAGGGAGTCTTGGGAAGCACCCCCAGCCGCTCCCACTTGGCTATCGTTACCTTCCGGACCCCGAGAATGTGCGACAGGAAACTGCTGTGAAAATAGGTCACGCCATCCCTAATGACGGGACGGCGCGTCCGACCCAACGGAGCCTTGGCGATCAGCTCCTGTCGTTTCTTGTTAAACTCGAGTCGCCGGTCCAGAAGCCTTCGCACGACGGATGGGGCTTTGTAATCCGGGTGATCCCTCCTGAACTCCACCCGTTTATCACGGCGTCTGTCCAGAAGGTCATCCCGGTTATTCTTATACCACTTCCGGTAGTATTTCTTCCTGTCGGCTACTGATTGCGGAACCAAACTAACCACCTCCTGATCAGTTATTCATTCACGCCCGGCGGCCTGAAAATCAACGTCTCGGCTCCCGCTCCCGCAGTCTCAATCTTCGGCTCCTCCGGAAGAACGACGTCGGGGAGATTCAGAAGAGAGGCCATCATGGAGATCGTCTTGTCGACGGCGACCTTCTGCTTTTCGATGTGCATGTTGAGCTCCTTAACCTGAGCCAGCATGCTCATCTGCCGAAACATCTCCCTGCGGGTCTCGAAGTCCACGCAGGCCATCCGAGCCTCTTCATACATCTGAAGGAGCGTCCGAACCTTCACCGCGACGGTGAACATCTTCTCGGGCATCCGAAACAGGATATTTTCGCCTGGGCTGTTCTCTGACATCTCTTCCTCCTATGGTTGGTTGTTTATTATAACGGTTCTCAACTTGATTGTCAAGAGGTCTTGGGATTTACCTTCTCGGGAGATGGAACGACCACCGCTTTGGGCGGCAGTTTCTTTTCGATCTCATCGAAAAGGGTAACCCACTGCTTCTGAATGTTCCCCCACTCGCAATGCTCCTGCGTCCAGCGGCGGAGCCTCTGGGCCCTGAGCGCGGCCTCCTTCGGATACCGCCAGACCTCCACGATCGTATCGGCGAGCTTGTCGATATCAATCAGGACGTCCTTGAAGTTAAGCGAGGAGTCCAGGGGATACCAGTCGGAGTAGTCCACAAGCCATCCCCGATCGTCCGCAAGGATTTCCGTCATCGAGGCGTAGTTCGTCCCTATCGACGCCCGACCTGCCATCGCCGCTTCGATCAACGGAAGCCCCCATCCCTCCCGGCCCGAGGTCAGGACGTGGACGTCCATCATCCCGTAGATTTTGTTGAGCTCCTCCTCCGTGGCCATCCTCTGCGTATCGGTAGGATTGGGAACCTTCGAGATAAAGAGCTCCGACTTCTTAAACCCCATGTAATCGGCGAGCTGGACTATATTCAGGCAGTCCCTCGCCACGTCCACGGGTTGGGTGTGAAGCAGGAGCATGGCGTTCGGGATCTGCTCCAAGACCTTCCGGAACGCCCGCATGAGACGCTCAGGGTGCTTACGTATGCAGTTCCGGAATACCGACCCCACGATATACCGGCCCTGAAATCCGTTAAGGGATTTGAACTCGAGCTTCTTGTCGTCGTCGACCACCTTCATCGGCTTGACCCCGTGGTAGATCGTCCGGAGCTTCGGTGCAGTCTCAGGAAACTCCCCTGCGATAATCTCCCTCGCCCAGTTCGTAAAGAACACAGGGTAGTCGATCTGATCGAGAACGTGCTTTACCTCGAGGGTATGATTCTCAGAATCAATGGCGAGATAGGCGGCCACAGGGAGTTCCCGGATCTTCGCCTCATGGAGAATGTTATGCCCGCGCTCGTTCATAAAGTGCGGATCGCCGTAGGTGAAGACCGCATCGGGACGTATCCTGTCCAAGTAACGGGGGATTAACTGCACTCCCCAGTAGTCGATCATCGAGAGGGGATAGCACTTATAGGGCGCCCCAATGATCGGGTCCGTCCCGTTGTAGCTCCACAGACAAGCATGTACCTCGTGTTTTTTTGAGAGAGCCTCTAAAATCTTCGACCCTTGTGCCGCAAAACCAGAGCCAATAAACGTGTTTTCACCCACATACATTATTTTCAACTTCCAGTCCTCCTTAAGGAATTCTCAAGGTATTTAACGAGCCTCTTCAAAACTTTTAAATCATCGCCAATATAACCTATGCTGAGGTTACACTTTCTACAGAGAAGACCACGAACCTTCCCGGTTTTATGGTCGTGATCTACATACAGCTTAATCTTTCTTTTACAAGAAGGACACCGACCCTTAAGCTTCTTAACCATCGCTCTATATTCTTCGAGCGATAAATTATACTTCCGCTTTAGGTGGTTTGCCCTCATCATCATCTTTCCGTGGCGTCCGCTTCTATACATGCGAATCCTTTCTAAAAGACGTTCTCTATTATTTATGTAATAATTCCTACTATAAGCGGCAACACTCTCAAAATTTTCGTGATAGTGCTTTTTCTGTTGAGCTAACCTCTGTTTACGATGCCTCCGAAGATATCTCTTGTATTTTAGAGTTCCCTTCTTATGATTACGGTAATACTCCCGAAAGTATTGTCTCGCTGGCAAACCAGCTATTATCTTCATATTTTCTCCCGAAACTGAAAGCCCCCTCATCCGGTCGCTCAGGAGAAGGGTTAACTTCCACCAGCTTCAACCTGCGGATTCGGGGGCTTATAACTCCCAATAGTAAAACCCTACTCTCCGAGCGACATAATAATTGTAACATATTTAAACTAAAGAAGTAAAGGGGACTTCGTGTTTCTTCGACAGGGCCTCCAGGATTTTAGACCCCTGAGCGGCGAACCCGCTTCCGATGAACGTATTCTCTCCGACAAACATAATCCTCATCTTGCCTCAAACCTCCCTCGTAGTTTAACTGGCTTGGCCGGAGATCCCAGATAGATCGTCCAGGGTTTAATCATTCCAGAGGCAACGGACCCAGCTCCGATGACAGCTCCCTCCCCGATAACGGTGCCGGGTAGAATGACGGCATTGGCCGCTACAAAGGAGTAGTCGTGCATTTGAACGAACAATCGCTCGTTATCATAGGGGTCTCCGGCTGGCGGCTTCTGCGGGAAGTGATCGGCGAACGGATGACCCCGCCCCGTGATGATCCGAGCGCCCTGGGCGATTCCTGCGTAGTTTCCGATCAACGTCCGACCGCCACCTAGGATGCTGGCAAACGAGGCGATGTGAACGTAGTTCCCGACCCTCAGTCCCGTCCCGCCCTCTATCTTCACCCAGTCGTCGATCCGGACACCGTCTCCGAGCTCGACCATCTCCGGCCTGAGAATCAAGACATTGTAAATCTTGCAGTCTTTCCCGATCTTGGCGAAGCCGTTCATATTAATACTCCAACAGGGTTTTCGTTTGCCCGAACCATTCCGGCCTCACTGGGATCTCCGGCTTGGCGAAGAAGGCGTTGTTGAACGAGAAGAAGTCGTATCGGTAACCCCTCGGGCACAGCATCTCCTGCAGGTAACCCAGCGTTACAAACGGATACTCGACACAGATAACGTCCGGCAGGAACTCCGACCCGGTCATGCCCTTAATGACCTGAAGCTCGTAGCCCTCAACGTCGAGCACGAACAGATCGACCTTGTGACCCACCAGGGACTGGTAGGTTATGATCTCAACGTCGATATCCACGAAGGCGTAGCCCGCCTCCGCACACTCCCGCTTCTGTCTCGGATGCCATGCGAACACTCCCCCGGCGTCGGCTCCCTTGACGGCCTTAGAAAACTTCGCCCAGTGATCCCTGTCTCCAAGGCCCATGTGAAGGTTGTGTGCCCGGGGACGGTTGGCGACCAGGCGCTGGAAATTAACGTCCGAGGCTTCGACGTTAATGCCGCTCCATCCCTGCTGTTCGAAGAAGAGGCAACAGCTATCTCCGATACCATCCCCCGCCCCGCATTCAATAAAGAAGCCATCCTTCTTGTCGCTGAAATAATTCCTGAACAGAACCTCATCTACGGGCGGGCTCCACTGTCCGTAAAACATTATGTCTCTACCGCCACCCTAAACATGCTCTCCCACAAACCATTCCTGAGATCGTCGCCCGCGAGCTCCTGCGCCGTCCGGGCCCCAGCCTCTCCGATCTTCCGGGCCAGCGATAAATCCCATATCAAATCCCGGGCCATAACCACAGCCTCATTGGTGTTCCGATAAACAAACCCGTTCTGGCCGCTCTTAATGACCAGATTATAATCCCTTTGATCGGGAACGATCGTGGGCTGTCCCATCATCAAGGCCTCGAAGAAGGCACAGGTATTTACCCGATTCGACATTTCGACGTAGCATCTCATCTTCTTCCGCTGGGCCAGATATTCTTTCCAAGACTGGAACGTATCGGGAACATAGAAGGGAACGTTCTTAACGAAGGATTCCCAGAGGGGGACATTCCATCCCGACCCGGCCCTATCATAAAAGGACTTCCGGTTGCAAAAATACGCCCTCGGGTCCTCCCCGGTCCAGTCCCCGAGAACGCTCCTGCTGAGGCAGAACGGAATAACCGTCCCGGGCGTTGAGCTCCTCTCCTGGGTAAGCCACGTATTGTAGACGACCCCATCGCAACCCGGAATAATCGGGTCCCCGGTGTTGAGAACTAAGGCTATCCGGGGAAGGGTCCATCTCCTTGCCCCGACCACCTGATAAATCTGCCACCAGAAGATGACCAGATCGTAGCGGCTCTCGTCGACCTCTTTCCAGGTCTCGTTCAGAAGGGTGATGTTCTTCGCTAATAAAAGCGGGGCGGGATAGTCCAGCTCGCGAATCTTCGCCAGATCAAACTGAACATCCGGAACACTCCCGGCGATCGAGTTCATCATCACGTCGTGGGTCGGGTAGAACGACAGAACCCTTCGCTTAGTCATGGGGGGCGGGAATCCACAAATCTTCCGGCTGGACAACCGGGATCCTCGGGTCGACCCAGATCGTCCGGCCTAACCTCTTAAATTGCCCGCAGAGCTCAACACAACCCTCGTTGAAGCATCTCACACCGGCACGGAGGTCCTGAGCGTAGAACATCCAGCACGACCCGACGCTATCGACCTCAAAGAGCTCGTTCGGCCTGTAGCAGGCGTGGTAGGGCGGATCGTTGATGAACTTCACGCCGTCCTTCCGGTAACTCCAAGTATCGTAAAAGATCGTTCGGCCTCCCGAAGTCAAAGTAGGCCATCCCCCGATCGGGCACTTCTGTGTAGCCAGAAACCGCTCCACAATATCGACATGGGTGATCAGATCGCTTTCGTGAATCATCCAGTATTCGTCCTCGGCCCGGACCGCCGCGAAACCAAAATTGGCCGAGACGCTTAACCGCTTCCTGTGGATGTGAACATCCTCCCCTTCGATCCCCGTATTCGCCTTAACGAACTGCACTTCCTTGTGCTGTTTCCAGCAGATATCGTGAAGCAGGTCGACAGTCCGATCCTGGCTGTCCCCGATGACCCAGACGTACCGCAGGTTAGGGTAGCTCTTCTCGAGGAGATGGTACGCCCTCTCTCTGATCTTCCGGCCTGCGTCGTTACGCCACAGGCTCATCATGGCGACGGCGGGATTACTCACGAACGATAGCCCTCAAATATCCGCAGACCAGATCGATGTCCTTCCGGGTGAGATTGGCATGAGTCGGAAGGCAAAGACCCTGCTGGGAGATAAACTTAGACATGGGATACAGCACCTCGCTGTGATACATCGGGAGATCGACCATCGGGGGGAACACGGGGCGAGTCTCTACCCCGCAGTCCAGCATCCTCTTGGCGATGTGATCCCTGTCGAAGCCCGAAGGAAATGTGACCACGACCATCCAGTAGCCATGCTCCGTGTTGGGAAGGCATGGTTGGAACTCTATCTCCCTGACTCCGACAAGGTTATCCCAGTAAGCCTTGAACACTCCCCTCCGCTTCCCGATGTGGAAGTCTGCCTGCTCTAACTGCGCCAGCCCGATAGCGGCCTGAAGGTCGGTCATCCGGTAGTTAAATCCGATCACGGTATGCCAGTAACGCCGTTCGGGATCCACGCCCTGCCCCCGGAGAATCCTCATCTCTCGGTCAAACTCATCGTTGTCCGTCGTGATCATTCCGCCCTCCCCGGTCGTGATCGTCTTGTTCCCGAAGAACGAGAACGTCCCGGCCACGCCGAGGCTCCCAGTCTTTTTCCCGTGATAGGTTGCCCCGAACGACTCCGCCGCATCCTCCACGACCAAAATTCTATTCTCGAGGGCAATCCTTTCGAGCTCATCCATGTTGGCGGGCTGTCCGTAGAGGTGGACGGGCAGGATGACTCTCGTCCTCCCGGTCACAGCCCTTCTGACTTTACCGGGATCCATGCACCATGTCTCGTCTACGTCGACAAAGACGGGCGTCGCTCCGCAGTAGGTCACGGCGTTGGCTGTGGCAACGTAGGTCAGGTTCGGAACGATCACTTCGTCTCCTGGACCGACCCTCAAGGCTTTTAAGATCAGATGCAGGGCAACCGTGCCGTTCATCGTCGCCACCGCATGCTTCGTTCCGATGAACTCCGCAAAGGCTTTCTCAAACCGGGCGACATACGGGCCGACCGTAATTTGATTCCGTATCTGCTTGAGACAATCCCAGACGTAGTCCTGCTCGTTCCCGGTCATGCACGGTTCCGCAACCCGAATCATGGCTACACCTGCCCATGCACGGGAGGTGGTCCGTGCCAGATGTTCGTCCCGTCCCTCCGGAAGACCCCGCACCGCTCGTTGGGAACGACCGTAGCGAAGCAGACCCGGGCCCAGTAGGGCATGTAAAGGGCTCCATCGGGGTTAATCTTACAGAGCATCCGGATCCCGGGGTACGCCTTCGGAGCCTCCATCTTAAGAAACTTGTAAACCGGCTCCGGAGCCGGGGAGAAAGGCTGGGCGATCGCAAGGACATGGGCGAGCTCGGTTGAATCGTCCATATTGATCTTGGCCACGAGATCGCCTTCCTTCACGAAGGCGTCGTCCACGATCCCGACCTTCACCATGCTCACGGGAAGAGCCCCACCATCATCGTCCGGGGGCCCCCACTCATCCTTCTCGAGGAAAAAGACCTCCGTGTCCTTAATCATCTGGGCGACGTGGCGTAACACCTCAATGGGCGTCCATGCCCCAGTCCCGTTCGCGACAACGGAGGAAGCCACGATCGCATCGATCTTCATGGCCCGTAGTCCTGTGCTTTTATTTCGGCATCCATCTCCACGGACATAGTTACCGAAAGGATCGGGGACGTCTTGAAGTGCTCTCCCGAAACAAGCCCTCCCCTGGCTGTCTCGACGGCCCTATCGAACCTTCCGGTAAGGTCTTTGGCGAGATTGGCGATCGCCTTCTTCCTCTTGCCGTATTTAATCTTTCCGGATACCTCGACCTTCATCTTCCCCTCCTCTTGGGACCCTTCATTCCGATCGACCTCAAAAGATAAATCGCCTGATGCCACATCCATCCGATGACGTGGACGATCAGCGATGCGGCCAGGACAGGCCAAAAGACATTCCAGAAGAAAGTCATGATTCACTCTCCTTCAAATAGGCGCCAAATTCTTCGTCAGGATACATCTTTCTCCAAGACGACGAAACGGTCATTCAGAATCTTCGATAGGACGGGCTTCACTTCTCTCTCCCAGTCGAGCCGCCCGTTACCGCACCCGGGGCGGGGCAGATAAATGACCGGGATCTCCTTCTCGCGGACATGGACGGATAATTGCCGGGCCGACGACTCTATGAGCTTGAGATCGGCCTTCTGCTCCCAGGAATACTTCACGGGGAAGGATGCGATTTTTCGATCATCGAAGAGGAATACAAGGTTACCGAACATCCGTATCCGATCCCCGAGCTCGAAGGGAAGCTTGGGATAGAGCTGAGCGGCCTGCAGGGCCACCCCTCTTCCCATGATGCAGGCTCCGTCACGGCGGGTCGCCCCGTTGGTCGTGACGACGACCCACTCCCCTGATCCGTGGCACCGCCAAATGTCTCCCTTAACTTCCAGCATGGCTTCCTACCACTGCCTTCATGCCCCGAGATAAGGCTCCTCCTAAAGCCTCATCAACGGCCACCAACGCCTTCCCTGGTCCCTGCCGAAGCCTCTCCGGAAGCCCAGGAATCCGGGAAACGTACCGGAAGCCCTGGAAGCCCCTCATCGGGACGGGGTGAGGCAACCACTGCCATTCGTGGTATCTGACCACCCAGTGGCCTCTCTTGCCCCAAATCCGGCCTGTTAAATCGCATTCCTCGCCCTCCTCTAGCTCCTCCACGTCGCAGAGGGCAGTCCCGAAGCCCCGGATGACCCCTCCGTCCACGAAGTAAACTTTATCTCCCCTCCTGACGTCCGGCCTTCTTGGGAAGACCCTGAACCAGAATCCGTTGCCATCAGCGAGCGCCTCCCCCTCCATCTTGGCGGTCTCGTGCTCGGCCTTCGGCGTCGTCACCAGGATATCCATTAGAACCTCACCTTACAGAGTCTGACCTCGTAGGTCTTGTCGTTGTTGAAATAAACGGGGAAGGCATTATACAGAGGGAGGAATGTCATGTTGCAAAGGATATGGTGAATCACGTGGAAGGGTGTTTCCCCGTCATACGGCCCCCAGAAGCTGTGCGGAAGAGAATATCGACCCCAGGCTTTATCTGGCCCCTTCAAAGCATGCAGGATAAGTTTCGCGACCGAGCAGTAGTTCTCGGCAACAAGGTCGGCGCGTTCCTTCATCCGCTCCTTCGTCCGATCCGGCTCAAGATGCCTTAGCCCTCCCAGGTCGGCAAGATAGTCGTAGTTTCTGAAGTCCGTGATCAGACATCCGGCCTCCGCAACCAGAGCCCGGACCCTGGCCTCAAATGACTTCGGCAGATGCTTCAAGAGATAGGGCGATCGCACAGACAGGCAGTAGCGGAATTTGACGCTCCGGAACTCCCTGGTCTCGGGATCCCCAAAGTCGGCGGGTACTTTGGAGAAGTCGCTGTCTCCGGAATCGAGCTCCGGAGGACAGCCGTAACGGGAGAACCAAAACCACTTCAGGCCCGCACGATACTTCCGCACGATCGGGGCGATGATTGCTCCGAACACCGTCTCGGCCCACAGGGTCTCAAAGCGTTTCGTTCGGGGAATCCAAATCCGAGTCTGCCTTATAGTCATCTCAGCCTGATCCCCTTGGCACAGCACCGCTTGAACCGCTTCCTACTCCCGCAGATGCACCGGCTGTTCCGGCTTATCCACTTCCGGGACTTTAGAATCCTCTCCCGCAACGCCTTCGGGAGAACGTCTAGGTTGACGGGTTTGTATTCCATTCCTCTCCTTCCCCATGACTAAGGTAAATATCCAGCAAACGATCCCTCTTGGTCGGCTCCTCATCCTTTGGAACTTGAACAAACTTATCACACCAGCGGCAGTTCCGGTCTATAAACTTCCCTCCCCCGTAACCCCACTCCGTCTTGCTCAACTCGTGTCCCGTCATCGCCCCGCACAGCCACTCGAGAAACAGCCTCGGTCTGGCCTTCCGTAAGATCACGCCCCGCTTGTTTCTCTTCCACCTCTTCGGGCCGCAATACCAGAGCTGGGGATACCGCCACCTGTCGGGCCGCCAGTTCTTGGGATGCAGACGTGCTACATGAGGCAGAAGCCGAAGGAGAAACATACTCATCTCAGCACCTCCAAAATCCTCCTTGCTGTGTGTTCCCAGGTAAAACGTTCTCGCATCCTCTGTGCGGCCTTCTTCCCCTTCTCACGAACCTCATCCCGATGCTTGTAGCAGTGCCACATGAGCTCCTTCAAATCTTCGATCTTGATCACGGCGAACCCGAACTGCTGTCCCCTGAGCTCCGGGCCGGACCCGATCAGGTTCCGGGTAGGCTCAAAGCGTATGGGGTATCCGATCTCATCGGTCATGTATTCGGCCATGCCGGAGTGCGCCGGGGCGATCGCAGGGAGACCCGTCGCCATCGCCTCGCACGGAGACATCCCCCAACCCTCCCCCTGCGATGGGTAGACGAATACGTCGCAGGACTTATACATCTCAGCCATCGCATCCTCGGCGTAGAGATCGTTCACGACCTTGACCTTGTCCGACGCGAAGCCATGAGCGAGATAAGGAGAGGACTTCACATACAGGTAGACGTCGTCTATGTCCTTGAACAGCTCGTGGAAGGCGATCACGACCATGTTGGGATTCTTCCGCTCCGAGAGCGTCCCGGCCATGACGAAGGTGAAGGTTTCCCGTGGCGGCCGCTCATAATACTGGTAGACCTCCACGTCCGCACCCAGGTGAACGACGTAGATGGGCTGAGTGCATCCGGCCTCAAGCCATAATTGCTTGTTCTGCTCGCAGGGAACGAAGTTCGCGGCTACCATGTTCGTCCCGGCGACCCAGGCTTGCGGGAAGGGAATGAACTCCCACATCGAAAACCCGATCTTAACGCTCCCCGGGCAGATGTTGAAGCTCGGGGGAGTCGACATGCGGATCCCGTAGGTCGTCTCCGCCCGAAGTCCCCGCTGGGCAATCTGCTGGACCCGGGGATGGACGCCGTCGAATCGGGTATGCCCCCAGCCCGTCGTAGCATACATGTCGACCCCGAGCCGATCCAACCACAAGACAATCTTCTCTGCGGCATGGCCATAGCCGTCATCGATTCCAAAAGGCGAGTCGATCCGCAGTTTGTTCTCGAAGGGGGGTCTGCCGGGAATCATGGCATGACGATTGCCGAGAGAGATTTATCCAGGAGACTCGGATGGTAGGAAGCAAGCTCCTCCACCATCTCCGGAATCGTCGGAATCTCTTCGTAGCCAGCGTTCCTCCATAATTCACGGTTGATATTCGCATACACTGTGGACAGCGATCGGTCCAAACCCATCTCATGTGGAGCCCTGCCTTGATTCGGGGCGATCTGGATATCCTCCCGATGATAGGCCGTGGCAAAACACTTCAAGAGTTCGAACTTATTGATCCGATCCCGGGGAACAACGTGCTGGACCTTCCGTAACTTCAATGTGCGGTCGTCCCACATTAGACCCCAGCAGATCTTGGCGAAGTGCAGGGACGTTATCCCATTCCAGATATGACCGACATAGCCGTTCACACTGGCTCCCCGCTCCTGGCTCCGGAACCAGTCGAGCAGGGATTGGTGGGTTCTGAGCTCCGGGCCGACAATAGAACACCGGAGATTAATAAAATAATCCGAGCCGACTTCCCCGAGACTTTTGGTTTTCCCGTAGACGTCAGTAGCATCATGAGGAGCGTTCTCTGAGTATAGTCCGGACTGCCCCGAGAACACGCAGTCCGTAGTGATCTGAATCACCCGAAATTCATTCCACTCGGCGGCTATCGCCAGCAGGTACGGGAACATCGCATTCACCCTGACCGCCCGCTCGACGCTCTCCCGGTCGTCCTCGTCGATCTTCTTGTTGATCACTCCCATGCAATTTACGACCCAGTCCACGTCCCGAAGGGCCTCTTCAATGTCCCCGGCCAGACATCGCTCGGCATCCAGGTGACGGAATTCAACCTCGGGATAGGTCTCCTTCAGCTTAACGTAAAGATCGGGGGCGGGATCCTCTTCCCGGATGGGGAAACGACCGACGGCCACCAGATGATCCTTCTCCTCCGTTTCCCGATAGAAGTAATCCAGAACCATCGACCCGAGCATTCCCGTAGGCCCTAAGACAGCTATGCTCTTCATCATAGCTCCTTGAAAAAGCGAAGGAGACAGCGGTCACCCCGGGTGTCCACCATCTCGCTTTTCTTGAACCCCGCCCGAATCGCCATCCGCACGATACAGGGGACCGTAAGCCCCCAGTAATTGGTGTCGTCGTTATTTAACTGCCCGGGGTTGTAGAAGTAACCGATCGGATCGTCGCCCTTGATAAAATGCCCCTCAAAGACCATGCACTGCTTCGTCAAGCGGGCGAGAACTTTCATGGCCATGTAGGGGTCTTCTAGGTGGTGGATCGTACCGAAGAAGAGGGATACGTCGAACTCCTCCTTGAGGGACGGTAGATCCCGGACGTCCATGTGCAGGTAACGGATCCCGTCCACCGGCCTCTTCACCTCGGCAAGGAGTTCCCGGGCGAGCTCGAAGCCCTTCATCCCGGCCTTGTTCTGGTAGGAGTCGATCGCCAGGATATCCGTAGCCCCCTTCTCCCGAAGGTAGAACGTAAACAGGCCATCCCAGGCGCCGACGTCCAGGCACTTCTTCCCGGTCACGTCGGGGATGGCCTTAATCTTCCATAGGGAGAACTCGGCAGGCTCCGTCCCGGGCGTCTGAAACCAATCGTTGCCTATCTTCTTGATCGAAATCTTGTGAAACCATCGGGGGACGACGTTACAGCGGGCCCTTAGTCGACCGAGCTCAGGGTTCATGTTTTCCTCCTGAGAAACTGGCCTACAAATCCCCGAGCGGGTTGCGCCACGTTAAGACCCCTGTTGATCTTCTGAAGAAACTTCTTCTTCTGGCACTTCCGGATGGGCGCCTCAGCGACCACACCCCGGAGACCCCTGGGAATGATCTCCTCCATAAAGTGCTTGCTGAGTTTCTCAAACTCATCGGACTTCATGAACGATAGGATCTTACTGGGATTATCCATCAGATTGGCTCCTTCACTTTGAATTCTCCGTCCGGGACGTAGGGAGCCGGAGCATAGGATGCCATCGCAAACCTCAGATTGAAAGCCCCTCCGTGCGCCCCGATAAACTTGTTGATATAACTAAACATCTCTTCTTGAGTTACATCCTCCAAGCCGAACAGAATCCTGCCCGTAGTGACCTCGACGATAAGAAAACCATCTTCATCCGGCGCCAATCTCTGGATAAAAAGCCGGAACTCCTCGAGACCAGGAACGGTTATCTCCTCCCCGATGACCCTCTTCCAGGCCACCTCCCCTTTTACGCCCGTAGTTATTGCGACGAGGAACTCCTTCTGCGATCCCTGCGGATCCAGAACTGCCTCCGGATTTACAATCTGATCATTCATGGTCGGGGAGGCCGGACTCGAACCGGCGACCTCCTGATCCCAAATCAGGAACTCTTGCCATCTGAGCTACTCCCCGATCTTGGTCGGGGTGAGAGGATTCGAACCTCCGACGTCCTGGTCCCGAACCAGGCGCTCTACCGGACTGAGCCACACCCCGATCTTTGG